ATTGTTGTCATAGTCTTTGATTGTTGTCATAGTCTTTGATTGTTGTCATAGTCTTTGATTGTTGTCATAGTCTTTGATTGTTGTCATAGTCTTTGATTGTTGTCATAGTCTTTGATTGTCTTTCAATGATCCTTGGGAATAGCCATTGTCTTCCGATAGAAACCCACTGTTTAACAGAATACCTCTTCTGATTACAGGAAGGTACTTTCCTTGCATTCTGATCCATTTGACGCTATTTTCATGTTCTTGAATAGCTCCGAGGACAAGGAAAGTACCTCGTCTTAATTCAACAACTTTGATGATAGTTTGAGAAATGGTCTTCCACAGTCAGTCATTGTCTTCCATTGTCCTTGATGATCATCAATAATCCTTCATTGTCCTTGGAAATAGTCAAAGTTCTTCATAATCATTGATGATCTCTCATTGTCTTTGATAGTCTTCCATCATTAATCATAATCTTTGATTGTCTTTCCATAATCCTTGGAAATAGTCGAAGGTTGTCTATTGTCTCCCGACAGAATCCCATAACCCCAGAGAATATGTCTCCTGATTACAGGAAGATACTTTCCTTGCACTCTGACCCACTTTCCGCTATTTTCATATTCTCGGGCTATTTCGAGGACAAGGAAAGTACATTCCTTTAATTCGACAATCCAGAACCATTTTCCAGCCAATTTTCAGATTATGACTGATATTGGTCAATATGGCTGTTTAAAGACGGATGTGGGGAGAAGTTTCGATCATCTTCTCCCCACATTCTTTCTGGTTTGTAGGTCTTTTCTTTTTAATGAATAGTTCTTCTTTTGAGGAAATTCTCGTTGATTTCTCTGAAAAGTGATCTTGACTTTTTATCAAGATTCAGAGGATCACGACAATCATCGATTATGAAGAACTTCGAAGGTGTCTTTACCATCTGCTTCGACATGATATAAGAATGGTAAATCTCATCGACTTCTTGATTTGTGACACGAATCTGTCGAATTGCGTATTTCCCAGTGATTAGTGCGACTTGTCCATCAATTTCTAAAATGGAAGATCTTTCTCTGTACAGAAGTTTCATCACCTTCTCCATTGGTTCAGTACGACTGAAGACACTCTTGAGAATCGTCGAATCTCCATCATTTACAGAGTAAACATTGAACCTCATAAAGTGATGTTCATTGTTGATTCCTATGACAACACAATAGAACTTTCTCTTTTGTAGGTCGATATCCAAAGATAACGAATGCTCACCGCTGACGACGATATTCTTTGTCGAAATTGAAATTGAGAATGGCTTTCCATCTACCTCGATCACTTTCGAGAGACTGTTGTCGAGAAGTTCTATCCAGAACATGAACGAAAGTCCCTGCTTTGAAGAAACTCTCTGAGAATATTTCAGAGCGACTTCACCTGCCTTCCCTATTGACATGTCGTAGATGAATTTCCCGAGTGAATTACCATTGTTGTCATAGTCACATCTTTCAGATTTCACAAGACTTGGATCAAACTCTGAGTGTACTAAATCATCAATCCCTACGTTGTCCAGATTTTGCTTCGTGTTCTGCATGTCTTCCATTTCGTCCAATTGTTCATCTGAATAATCGTCTATTTTCACGTGTTCTTTTAAGAACTCAAGATCCTCATCTCTCTTGTCGACATTCGTCATATCTTCATACTTCTTGATTGTACAGACATAGAAGCTTCCATGCTCACCTATCCCATGATTAAGATAAACGTCTTGGATGTAGTACATTCTATTGATTTCCGAGAAGTAAAGGTAGTCCATTTTTCTTGGTTCTTCCTTTATTCCAAACACCTCTTCGAAATAGGTCTTCTCAAAGTAAACTTCCAGTTTCTCAAACTCGATCCCCCATTGTGAGAATTCATGTTTAGGTTCTGGGATCTGGTTGTCCTTCAAGACAACTTTCAAGATCTTCATCGCCACAACATTATGCAACGAATATTCTCTTAAGAACTCATCTTTGGACTTCAAATCTGGGTTTGTGTGCCAATACTTCACACTTACCGCTGAATGTTGCTGAATGTAGTAGTTCATGTCGATCTCCAGTTTCTGAAGACCTATCGACATTTGAGAATAGTCAGCAAGTGAATCCACACCAGACAAGAGGAACGATTCTCCTTGATCAATGAAAGTGGTCTGTGGGGGTTTGTACTTGATAAGTGGTTTCTCAATCTCTATTTTTGATCCCAAGAAGTTTTCCACGAGGACATATCTGACTTTGATGTACTTTCCACGGATTCCAACAAGAGAATCTCTGTTATACGCTTTCCACGAATCCCAATTTTTCCCATCGGAAGATGTCGTAAAGTCTCGAAGAAGAAGGGAAGATGAATTCTCACCTTCCACTTTCTCCATGACATATTCGATCTCCATTGGTGATTTCTCTATGTCGAATATAGCAACAGAACCTACGGTCTCCAATTTTTTCATACTTTCTGCGAGAAATGTTTAGTTGTTTATCTGCTATAAGAGAGTACAAGGTAAATATAAACAATCTATAAACGAACAACTTTAAAAATGAAGATTCTCATAATTGGTGACGTTCACGAAAGCGACTTTTGGGCAGAACATGTTCAAAAAAACAAAGATCTCGTCGAGAAGATCGTTTTCATGGGAGACTACTTCGATTCATTTAAAAAGGTCTCTGCGCAGGTGGCTTTCGAGAACTTTAAAAAGATCCTCGCTCTTCGACAGACTTTAGGAGAAGAGAAAGTCATAATGCTTATTGGAAATCATGACTTCCATTACACAAAGTTCTGTATGGGAAGATACAGCGGATTTTCAACCACGACTTTTGTCCTTGCAGGAAGTTCGCTTGATGAGCTTGTAGATCGAGGAACTTTGGTTCTCTCACATGAGGTTGATGGTTATCTTTTCTCTCATGCTGGGGTCTCCGAGACTTGGTTTAAGGAGATGATTGGAGAAGATGCAAGTGTTGAAGATATCAACCCATTGTTCAAGCAATCTCCGAGGATTGTCGAGTTCCGAAAAGATGAACGTACAACATCACAATATGGCGACAACTTCCATCAGTCTCCGATCTGGATTCGACCAAATGCTCTCTCGGAGAATCCTTACGGAGATTATCATCAAGTCGTTGGTCACACCGCTTTCGATTTCTCAAACGTTGATTCTAATCGTGTGACAATGGAAAATGGTAAGAACCTCTATTTCACAGATTCTAACCAACACGAAGCATTCATCTTGGATACTGAGACTGGAGAATCAGAAATCCTAAGATAAGAATAACTCGAACACAGATTGGGCGTAACAACTTTTTCATTTTTGTTGTTACGCCCAATCTCTTGTTTTCAAGCTTAATCGATAAACTCGTAGTTGTCGGGATTGTTTACAATGTAGCAACCTACATCAATGTAGTAAAACTCACCACCACTTTTTATCACGTTTGATTCTCGGACATCATCTATCAGATAGTAACCATCAAAGTAGATGTTTCGAGAGTAACCAGTTTCTTTGTTTTTACATGGTCTAAAACCTCTCTTTCGAAGATCTCTTCTTATTTCTTCTTCTGTAGCATCAACACCTTCGATGAACTTCTGGGTTGTCATAAAGTAACTACTGTCGTTCTCGATGATGCAGAAAGCGATTGGTGTTATCTTACTCTCTGGGAAAACTTGGTTATAAGTTTTAAGAGATCTGCACCAGAAGTCAGCGTTGACTTCGTAGTCACAAGATACACCAAGAAGTCTTGTGGATGTGCTTTTGACAACCTTGTCTCCGTCGATATGCTTCCAAACGAAACTTTCACCACCTGTGTTCAATGGTTGCATAATGTCACCATCAATAACACTTGCTAGTATTTCGTCATAGATATCAACATCGTAGCCACAATCAATAACCCTTGTGAAATCTGATCTCCAACTTTCAAAGATTGGTTTTATTAGGTGGTTCATGATGATTTTTCCGTTTCTTTATGTAAAATAAAGAAACGTTTCCGTCGGGCAAATATACCACCTTAAATAAGCAAAATATCTAAAAGAAAGACGAATTAAAATATGAGTAACAATACAAGAGATTATCACTTCTCCAAGAGTAGAGTGAATAATTCGCTGGATGAACCATTGTTCCTTACGAAGTTCTCTGCAAACATCATACTTCCAGACATTCTCAAAGAAAAGTACGGTACTGCAGAGCTTCTCCACGAACAGATGCTGAAAATTGGTGGTCTTGATCTCGATAAGGTACCAGGTACTGTCACACAGAAGTTCCGTTATAACGATAGATCGTTCATTGGTACTATTCTTGATACTAAGGTAGAACTATCGTTTGACTTTGAAGTAAACGTCGATTCCGAAACGAACGTTCCTTATCCTTACAACCTCCTACAGGATTGGCTTCGTCTCTGTTATGATCCTAACACTGGCTTCCAATCTCTCAAGAAAGACTATGCAGGGAAATGTACGATAGATGTCACTGACAAAATCGGAAGACTTATCAGACATGTCGACGTGGGGATCATGTTCCCAAAGTCGAATCTACCTGCATGGGAACTGAACAACACACAGGAAGCGATCTATAAGATCACTGGTTTTAAGTTCCAATGTGAAAATGTAAAATCTTACAGAGCAGAAGACATATAAAAGGTCTTCTCAACTTTCATAATCACCTTTCTTATACAGATTGGGCTGTCGGGGAGAAATCTCGACAGCCCAATCTGTATAAGAAAGGTGATAATCAAAACCAACTCTCCCAAATGAAAGTCTTAGAACTCTTGAAGAATCTGAATCACGAGGTCATTAATCTCTTCCACGATTCTATAAGCTCATCAATGACACGTGAAGGCATCTCTTATGATGATCTTCGTGTGTCAGTGTCTCTACACGAAGGTAAATCTGTCCACGTCGACTGTAACATCTCTCAAGGAGGTTCAGAAAAGACGTACACGATCTGTGTCGTGACAGATGACATTCTCTATTCTCTTTGCGACACATCAATCTATGGGAAATACCACGATGAAAATCAAAGTGTCATGGAAATCGTCGATGAATCTACAACTGTTGATGATATAGCCCAGAGATTTATGAAGTATCTCACTCACAGATAGCTAACTGCTGTTTTCCTGATAAGCTTTAACGTGCCGTGTTGATGGGTTCTTCGTGCCACATCAACACGGCACGGCATATAAGAACTATGGAAATTCGATAAAAGAATGGAGAATATAACAACAAATCTGACAACAATAGACACCACCAGATTAAAAAGGTATCTTCTACTGATTGGCGACTTACACTTTGGTCGTGCTTCTAATGATCAATCCGAACTCGATGAAAGTGTGAGATATTTTCACGAGTTCTTGTTCCCACTTCTCGATAGAATGAACGAGAAATGCGATGGGAATGTGTCGATCATTCAGATGGGTGATGTCTTTGATAATAAGTCATCAGTTGGGACACTTACAGGCAACAACGTCATCGACATCTTCTTAAAACTTGCATCAAAGAACGACGTTTATGTTCTTGTTGGAAATCACGACACTGTTTATAAGGACATCCGCCACATCAACAATAACAAATCGATCTCTCTCATTCCAAGGGTAAATGTCATCCCGAACATTACAAAGATCCTCACAGAATCTGGAACACCTGCTTTCCTCTTACCTAACTATGGGAACAAGGAATTGTTCAAGAAGGCGATCGATCTTTGTGATGATTCTTCTTACATCTTTGGTCATGACGAAATCTCTGGCTTCCATTATGAAGGCAAGGAGGTCTCCGAGATTCACTCTTTACCAATGTCAGAGTTTCAGAGATTCAAGCATGTCTTCATGGGACACATCCACAAACCTCAAGAGAGTGCAAACATCACCTACGTTGGAAGTGCTTATCACACAAGAGTTAACGAATGGAGAAATGTTCCACAGATCGTGATTCTTGACACAGAAACTGGAAAGATTCAGAAGATAGAGAACAAGGTATCTTCAAGATACGTGAAAATAGACCTCTTCAAGTTCCTCGATATGAGGAGATCAGAAGCCTTGGGATTCGTCAAAGGAAACAATGTCGTTATCCAATGTCCTAACGACACCATTATGAGATTCCAAACACCAAAGATCACCCAGTCCATTGAAGGTTATAAGAAGATCGACTACAAACAGGTGTTCGATAAAAATCAAAGGATTGGTGATGGTGGTAGTATGGTGGAAGATGATGAAAATCTCCAAGATATCTCGAACGTGGAACTATCGTCCGATATCTTTAGCTATATCAACGACTATCTTCAAAGCATCGATTCAGTTGTCATCCAAGGAACGCTGATTCCCTTGTCTGAAAAATCGAAGTTGAAGATTTCGGAATCACTCAAGAAGATCTACGATTCAGTCTCTGAAAAGTCAAAGCCCGAAGATCAAGAATAAGCAATGAAAATTAAAAAGATAGAGTTTCAGAACATCTTCTCGTTTGGTAACAAGAAGATGGTCGTCGATTATGACAATCTTGGTGATGGTTCTCTCAACATGATCCTTGGGAAGAATGGTTGTGGGAAATCATCATTCATCAAGCTCCATAAGTTAGCCCTTTATTTCGATGCCGATGGTGTCACAATGGACAGCATCGCAAACGACATAAACGGTAACGGATTCCTCTCGATCGATATCGAATCGAAAGGAAATGACTGGAGGATCGAATCGGAATACACTCGTACAAAGCTGTCCACGATCCGTGTCTACAAAAACGGAATAGAGCAAGACTGGGGGAAGATTCCAGACACCAAAAAGATGATCAAGGCGGAGGTTGTTGATATTCCTTATCATATCTTCTCCAACATCCTTAGTCTCTCGGTCAATGATTTCAAGTCATTCCTGTCAATGTCTCCCAAAGATACGAGGAACATTCGTGATAGAATCTTTGGTTTCTATGTCTTGAATGACATGATGGAAAGTTTAAAACTTTCTCTGAAGTCTCAATCGGAAATCCATAAGACTAATCTTCTCTCGCTTCAATCTCTTGAAGAAACTCGTGATGATCTACGTGCAGAGATTGAAGAACTCGAAGCAAGTAGCGATTCTCGAGAGAAGATCGATGAACTTGAAGGAAAAATCGAGGAGAAGAAAGCGGAAATCAAGGAAACCGACGAGATCATTTCTGACCTCGAGAACAAGCGTCATCGTCATCTCTCGTATGAGAATAAGAGGAAGAACGAGAAGCTCAAGGAAGATATACGACGATTATCGGAAGATATATCGAAAATAACCGAGGATAAAGATTCGCTCGAAGAGGAATCTGAAGAATCAAAGAAGAAGCTTTCGGAGGTATCTTCAAAGATCGCTTTACATTCTAAGCATAGAGAATATGCAAGGAAAGTGAAAGCGATGGAGGAAGCAGAAAAGTTACAGGCGGAGATCGATGCTTTGAAGTCGGAGATTTCCGAGCACGAGGAAAGACTTTCCGAACTGATCTCCGAGAGATCTGTCTATCACGTAAAGCAGGATATTCGATCAAAGATTAATGAATCTGATCATCTTCGTGAAACCATAACTTCTCTTGTAAAGGAAAAGGAAGATCTTGAGAAAGATAAAGATGATGCTGTGCAGAAGCGTGATGATGCTCAAAAGACTGTCGACGATCTTTCTACGAAAATTGCAGATCTTCACGTTTCGTACAAATCTATAAAGAGAAAGAAGGAGACTTATGAATCTGGTCATTGCGATCAATGTGGATCAGAATTCAAAGATCCTCAGTCTCTGTCGAAGATCAGTGAATTCGAGGATGAACTTGAGAATATCGAATCTCACATCTCAGAACTTGAAGAGAGCAAGAAAGAATACAGATCGATCGTTTCTGAGTATAACGAGAAAATCACTAATCTGACCTCGAGAATAAGAAACATCTGCACGGACATTGAAGATTCGAAGATCGGTGTTGAAGACATTGATAAGGAAATCTCCACACTTCTTCTCCAGAACAATCTTTCCCAAGATGACGTTCTTGGATCTGAAGTCGAAGTTGACTATGACACACCGATCGATGAGTTGAAATCAAAGATCTCTGAAAAGAAGTCTTTGAGAGATTCTCAGATTTCTAAGATGAACTACATCATTGACCAAGTCTCCTCCGTTGAGGATTCTGATGCGGAAATCCCCGAAGAATCTGAAGAAGAACTCATGGGTGAGAAGTCCCATCTTGAATCTATGAGAGAGAAGTACAACGAGGGCATTCGTCAGAAGATCGAGGAAATCTCTCATAAAACGCTCGCTGTGGAGAATGCGAAGATGAGACTGATCGATGGAGACTTCGAAGATTTCACAGAATCTGACCTTCTCTCAGATTCCGAGTTCTCCGAGATTGATCAGAAGATCAGGGATTCTTCCAAGAAAATCGACACCTTGAAGTCAGAGATTTCCGAGATTAAGATGAAGATCTCTGAGATCAATGTTGCAGAAGAATCACAGATCGAAGCGAAGAAGTCTGTAATAAAGAAGTATGACGACAAACTTGAGGAAACTCGAGAGAATATCAAGCGTTGCTACAAATCGATCAGATTTTACAACGTTATGGAGAACATCATCTCTGACGATGGTGTGAAGTCCTACATCATCCGCAACGTAGTCCCCTACATCAACAAGTCAGTCAACGACATCCTCTCCAATCTTGAGATACCTCTCGTTGTCAGATTTGACGATAACTTCAAGCCTTCGATTTACAGATTTGGAAAGCAGGTCTCGACATCATCAATCTCCACTGGGCAGACAAAGATGATCGATTCTGCTATCATCTTCACAATTACGAAGTTCTTGATTTCGAAGTGTGGTGGTATCAACATCGTGTTCTATGATGAGATCTTCTCGTCGCTTCACACATCTGCAGTTTCCCAGATGATGGAAATCATACACCGAGAACTCAAGGCGGAGATGAAACTACACGTGTTCCTTGTCAATCACTCTTTCATTTCATCGTCCTTCTTCGATAACATCTTTGAACTTGAGATGGTTGACCATTTCTCACGTCTTCAGATTCGATCTATTGATGAATACAACAGAAAGTAGAAGCTTTATTGTCCCAGATTCCTTTGATGATCTCGAAGATGAATCTGGGACAATAAAACTAAAAGTTAACTTCGATCTCGAGACTGGGGTTATAGAATCGAAGTCGATCGATAAAGAAATGGCTATCGACTTCGAGAAAAGTGTGAAACAAGCGGAGAATGCTGAGAGTGTTATAAGAATAATAGAAGTAAAGAAGAATAGCAGTCCACTTTGGTAAACGGCTTGACAGCAAAATGGAGAAAGAAATAAACCTTGAAGAATTCTCACATTCCGTAAGATATCTTCTTACAAACGGTATACTTCAAGACACCTCGGAAATCTACGAGTATTCTTGTGGTAGAAAGGCGAAGGATGTCTCATCCATATCGAACGCTATATCGTCATTCTCCAAGTCGATGGTTTCCATTGGTGATCTTTCGAAGATAAGCAACAAGTTCTACAATTATAGACAAAAGCTCATCACAAGAAAGCAACTTATCCTTGACGATCAATCTTTCATTGTTGCAGAAATGGCAAAAATGAAAAAGAAGGAGATGATCTCGTATAAGGTGGGTAGCAATGAAGACGGAATTCGCCCTTCAAATGATACAGAGCGAAGGATGATTCTTGATGGGAATTTGTCTGATATGCAACTCGTTGTGGACACACTTGACAACCACATCCAGTTCATTGCCGATTCAGTAAAGAACATCACTGATATGATCTACGGTTTCACCTATGTCATCCAGTTTGAAGAATATCGAAAGAACTACTAACCGATCAATCAATAAGCAACCTTTAACAACAAACGAACAAATGAAGAAGTCTGGGTACAAATCCGCACGTAACAATTTCTACACGTGGTATGGGAAAATGTTCTTCGATCTCCTATGTCTCGTCGTCATTCTCTACCTCGTGTTCTATGCAGTCGATCGTGATCCTTCGTCTACTTACAGACTGAGATCCATTATCTCGGTGAGTGTCGTCGCAATGTTCTATGTTCACGCTATCACTTACAAGAACTTCCTCGACGCAAAGACGAAGTATGATTTCTATAAGTCTGTGATGAATGCCTACAAGTTCAATCTCGAGAACTATGAGGATGTGATCGAGTGTATAAATCGATATGAATACAAGTCCGAGGAATACAAGGCAGACGTTGAAAGTCTGATGAATGCTCGGGATGAAGAAACGTTCTTCACTGTTGGTGAAAAGATCTACAAGAACATCTCAGAAGGTGTTTATGTCGATGAGATCCAGTTCATCTACGAACTTCTCGAATCCACCTCTTATATCGTCAAGTACGTCGATGAAGACTTCTTAAAGAAGACTTTCTTGAAGGACAAACAACCTAAATAAACAGGTTCATAAATAACTGTTTATAGATCGTTGCGTATCTACAAAATATAAGAAAGTAGGTACGCAACGATCTGTTTGAAGACAATGAAAGCAATACTTTCACAAGACAAGATGTGGATCGACCTTCATTACGAAAATGAGGGCGAAATGCTACAGACAAACGATTACTTCCATAGGAAAGTAAAAAACTACCATTTCATGAAGAAGAAGTTCAAAGGATGGAATGGTATCGTGGCGTACATCTACAAAGGGAAACGTATAAGATCAACGATGTGGTCGAAGCTCATCGAAATGTGTGAGAAATATCACTTTCCGCTTGAGTTTGAGAACTTTGATGGTTTCATCCGTGAAGAGATCACCTACGAATTTGTAGAGAAGTTCTGTAAGAAGCTCCTCTCTTGTCATCCAAAGATAAAACCATACGACTATCAGATTGACACTGTTTATAAAGCAGTAAGATCTCGGTTCAGTTGTGTGGAAGTCGCAACGAGTGGTGGTAAAACTTTGATCATGTACATGTACATGATGCTTTTGAGATATTTGAAGATCTCGAAGAACATCCTCATCATCGAACCCGACCCAGGTCTTGTTATCCAGTCTTATGACGAGTGGCGAGATTATGCTTGTGGGAAATACAACCTCAAAGTTGCAATGATCCACGGAGGTTCTAAGGACAAGCTCTCTGCAAACGATTTCCCACACGCAATTGGAAACTTTGCATCACTTATAAACCTCCCCGATGAGTTCTTTGAAAAGTTCGACACTGTAATCTGTGACGAAGCGCACCGATCAGTTGCCACAACTATCAAGCAGATTCTTGCAAGATGTGGTGCAACAGAGAACCTTCTTGGATGTTCTGGTTCATTCTACAAAGGAAAAGGTGATGCCGATGAGTTCACTGTAGAAGAGAACTTCGGACCAGTTGTGAGAGTTATCAAGAAGACTGATCTGATCAACAGAGGTGCAGCGACTAACATAACAATCAGAATGATAAACGTCAAGTTCTGTAGTAGACCAGAACTGATCGCATTATCATCAGAAAAGGACTACATCGAAGATGGTGAGAAGTCGCTGAGATATGAACAACAGTTTATCCGAAATCATAAACGCCTTCTTGAATGGAAGTGTCAGTTCATCTGTTCCTTGAAGGGTAACACCCTTGTCTACTTCAATGACAAGAAAGGTGGCTATGGTAGAAAGATCTATGAAAGACTTCAAGAGATCTCTTTCCAAAGAGGACTTTCCAAGAAAGTGTTCTACATTGATGGTGACATTTCTGCCACGGAGAGAGAAGTGATTAAAGATTACATGAGAAACGACACCACTGGGCAATCTATCCTCGTGGCGAATTATTCAGTTTTCTCTACTGGTCAATCGATTAAAAACCTCGTAAATGTCGTCACTGGTGAAGCAATCAAGAGTGACATTCTTCTTAACCAGTCATCTGGTCGACTTTTGAGACTTTCTGATGGTAAGGAGATGTCATACTTTTACGATATAACAGAAGATACTACTGTAGTAAGGTCAAATCCGATGACTGGACAAAAGGAAACCAAGAAGTGTTTCATGGCGAACTGGTCAAAGTCGAGACTTGAATATTACAGATCTGAAGATTTGATAGTAGAATCCTACAACGTTGACATAACAAAGGAGGGTTCTATGGAAATCAAGGAATCAGAGACTATCTTTTAATTAATACGACTAATGAAACAGAAAAAAACAATCTATCTCGTAGGTGCTGTAATACTTTTGTTTGTGATTACAGTCATCTGTGTAAAAAGCTGTAATGGTAGTTCTGATAAATCTATCACTGACACTACCGCTCTTGAATCGACTGTTGTGGACTCGATCTCACAGGATTCATTAGAATCCGTGATTACTATTGAACAAGAGATCGAAGCTCCCTTGAAGGTCGATTCTTCGAAGTTCCCCGACTACGTTTATTCTTATGAATATATCGAAGTCTATGAGAAGTTCAAGCCACTTCTTTCGGCAATAGCTCATGTTGAATCTCGTGGGATTCCAAACATGGTATCCAAAAGTGGAAAGTATAAAGGTCTTCTTCAACAGTCTCGTATCAATGTCGATGACTGTAACCTGTCGACAGATTCTGCTTTCAAGTACGAAGATCGACTTGATCCCAAGAAGGCAGTGCAGATGTTCCTCATAACTCAGAAGAAGTACAACAAGAAGATGTCTTATGAAATGGCTTGTAGAATCTGGTCACGTCACGACATCAAGGGAACAGATCCAGAAGCTGGGAAATATTGGGAACGTGTAAAGAAAGAACTCGACAAGCACGACTATTCCCCACTTTGGGAGAAATAACAACCAAGAAGATAAACTAAAATGTGTCGGAGGTGTCCAAAAGGCATCTCCGACACTCATTTTTGAAAATATAAAGAAAAACAAGAGATATGGCGAAGAAAGTTGTAGAGAACATGATGTGGTCTACAGAACGTGTAGAGAAGCTCATACAAGAGTTTAACGACAAGGGCGTACTTCCCAAGAAGAATCCGTTCTATAGTGGTGATGTTCGCCTAAGGAAACCACGTATCAACTTCTCATACACAGAGGATGAACTTCTTGAACTTGCTAAAGTTCAAGATTCTGTCTTGTATTTCTCTGAAAATCTGGCCAAAGTAAAAACTGATGATGGTATCAAACATATCAAACTGAGACCATATCAGACAAGAATCATCCAACAGCTTCAGTATTACAGACACAACGTCATCCTTGCTTCACGTCAGATTGGGAAAAGTAAAGGTTGGGGATCTGTTATAAATGGACTCGAAGGTGACTTCAAGATTTCTGACCTATTCCCCAAGACATTCATCAATAGACTAAGAACGAAGCTATATTCTGCGATCTATGGATAAACGACTTCAAGGAAGGCACTTTCCTTGCGCTCGAGAGTCTTCGGTGTTGTTCTCATAGCTTGAAGGTACTCAGAGCGCAAGGAAAGTACCTCGTCTTTATCAAGAAGCCTATCTGAAACTGATTGGGGTCGTCTGATGTTGTTTCAGATGACCCCAATCAGTTTTTTGTGTTTCTCTTCCCCTTTTAAGGAGAAACTTTACAAGTCGCACTAAGCACAGATTGTTCCATAGATTGCACAAGCGTTGATGCACTTGGATCGATTGGAAGTTTAGTGCCTATTATCTGTGCAAGACCTTTCAAGAGAATCATCAATGGCTCACCATTTACCATTTTGTAGGAAGGATTCGCACCTGCCATGTACTCAGAGCCGTTGTCGTGTATCTTCTGAGAGTTTACCGTAACGCTATTTTCCGAAGAGATGTTGATCTGATTCTTGGAGACAATGTCGATATCGTCACCTCTGAGTTCTATAACTGCAGAACCTCCACGATGCGTGATTGTTATCGACCCATCGGGCTTGATGTTGATGTTTGATTCATTATAATCAATCATCATACCTTTCTTTTTACTGTAGAAGATCTTCATCTTCTCATCAGTATCGAACAGAAGTGAATGGAAGTTCTCGGGATCATTCTTGATCTCGTTCCTCAGTTCCTCATCTAACCATTCAATAGAGAAGTAACGAGGATGATAAATGTCGTCTTTGAATACTACCCTTACAATGCTTCCCACTTTTGGTGCAGAATAAGCGCCTGCACCACTTTTGCTCCCAAACGAAAGTGAATCTATTGGATAAGCGTATGGAAGATCTTCATCTGGTATGCTTCCGAGGTCTTTGGAATCGAACACACCAAAGACTCTAATCTTCACCCTTCCTGGGTCTTTATCTGTTCCCTCAAGAGAGACGATTTCTCCAAGATGACTGCACGACATCATCTCCTTGAGTTCACCAAAAAGGTCTCTGTGGATTATTTCACTTCTATTAGACATTTTCCAGTTTGTATTGTATTTCTCTGATGTCTTGAGGTCTTACAACATCAAGACCGTAGTAGACCGCTTTCCTTTTGAATTCGTCTACTTCTTTTCTCACCTTTATATTTGTCGATATCACAACTACAACGTTGTCTTGGAATCTACAGAACTCGTTCGTCTCTGTCATCGATCCATAATTCATCGATCGGATACCATAGTTGAAGATTCTCGGGATTTCATCGATTGCTCTTTTTGGAAGGTACATGTAGAAAATCGTCTCCGCACCTTCATCTTCATAGTTTGGATTCTTCTCGATCTTGTAACCATTGGTGATAATCGTCTGATTTCCATTATCACCCCTGACTATTGCGGATGTTGATTTTTCGAAAATGTGATCAAGAGAAATCTTCCCTTGGTAGTATCTCTCGACGATGTTCTTCACATCATAGTACTTCTTCTGTGGAACATCTTGAAGTCTCATTCCACCTTTAATCACTTTCAAGCACAATGCGAAAAGTTCACGCTGTTTTGAGCTTGTGGTGAACTGTCGCCCATCTATTCTTGCTGAAGACATAAAGAATCGTTGTTATGAGTTGTTTTTACTCGAATACTTCCTTTATGATTCTTATCGTATAACGAATGACAGTTTTTTAGTGTAGTTTATAACGATATCGATTATGCAAGTATCACGTTCCTCGGTCTCCATGAAGCTGACTTCAACCTCGGTATGGAACATGTCGTAATAAGTAGAATATTCTCTTATCTTCGTCATTATCTCACGTTCCAACGCTTTGTTGTCAATGTTCGTTTCATAAACCAGTCTTTCAAGATCAAGTGGCATTCCAAAAGACCCCATAACTTCATGAGGTGAAGTGTTAAGGATCATGACAATTTCTTGGATATACTTGTTGATGTTGTCATTGATATCCATTTTTGTTGCACTTGGATCAATGTTGATATCTTTCATCTTTTTGTTTTTATCTACAGCCTTTATTTAAAGATATACGTCGGGAAAAGATATCGTAAATAACGAAATCGCTGACGGAAGATGCTTTCTAACCCAGTTTTTAACAGATTTCACTTATACTTTTCGAGGCAATTTCTCATCCCTTCTGTGAGGAAGAAGTTTCAGAGATGGTTTGATAGACAGACACCAGTCTTTGATTCTATGATTGCGTATGTCAACGATTCGATTTATGGTGTTGATATTCCTCAGATGTCTACGCAAATAGTCGACCAAACATCCAGAGACGGATCAAAGAGACATTACGCAGGTTCTCTGTCTGCTACATCTTCAATTAAAAAGTCGATAACTGTTAGTTTTAAGATAAGGAACAATTTCTTCACTTACTTTCTCATGAGATCGATGTTTGTCGAGTTCATAGATCGTCGTGACAAGAACACTGACTTCATACTCCCCCATATCACGCTCGACATTATCGACAACTACGGCTATGTGATCTTCACTCAGAATTATCACGGTGTTGTCTTTGAGAGTATATCTTCGATTTCCTTGAAGAAAAATGAGAATGGCTTCAGTTACAGAGAGTTCACCTGTACTTTCAGATACAACTCAATCGAAGAAGTCTCACCTCTGGAAGAAATGACCCCATTAAAACTCTCGTCTGAAAATGTCTATTAAAATCGCCAATAAGCCTTATTATGTGACATGTTCACAATCTTACACACTTGGTAAAAATCAACCTTATCAAGTGAACAAGTTTATAGATGGGAAGAAATCGACAAAGATAGTCGAAAAGTTTAAAAGCAAGAAGGAAGCCGATAAGTATCGTGAAAAGTTCAACGACAAGTGGATCGTGACTTTCTGCACGACAGATGGTGAAGAACTTGAAGATATCGAAATATTCTCGACAAAGCAAGATGCAGAGAAGTTCTTCGGTGACAACATTCTCTCCAACAAGGAACATATCAAGAATGAAGAGGATGAGGAAGATGATCGTCTGATCCACATGCTTGAAACATCCCTCATGGACGGCTATCTTCCGTCGACCATTCTTGGAGATGATGCTTCTGATGAGGAACGTGAAAGACTTCAAAGACTTCAAGAAGCAGAACTGGCAGATGGTGAGTATGATGAAAACACGACGATGGCACTTTCCAGAGCCAACGATCTATTGAGATCTGTCGCTGAACTCTACCTTGATAAGGGAACGATCGAGAAGCATAAGTTCATCCTCAACAAACTCGCTTTTGAACAGCAATCGATCTCATCGATCACTCTCCAGATTGTCATCTCTAACAGACTTCTCAAGAAGATCTACAAAGAGATAGTGAAGAATCCTTCACCGAAGAATATCGATTCACTGGTAAAACTCCAGAAGATGATCCTTGACCTTTCGAAGTATCAACGTGAATACATCGATTCTGTACAATCATCGTTCAAGAATCTGAAAAAAGATAGTGAAGAGGAGATCTTCGCACAGGATGACGTTATGGATGTTGACGTGGTCGATGTTACCCATGACGATGGATCACTTTCGACGAACTCAAGAGCGGAACTTATCAAGAAGCTTGCTGAATTCCGATCTGCTTCGTCTGATATGAAGATTCCAAAATCACCGAATACGAAACTCGTGACAGATGATCCACTCGTGGAAGACGAAGCTCGGATCTACGTTCCAAACTCTGATCCTGCAGATGGTGCGGATTCACTTACAGAAGCCGAAGATGATGGACTTTCCTCGTCCCTCAATTATTGATAGTCATCACTGGTTGATATGAAGAAAAAACAAGTTAGAAAAACAACAAAGAATTCCCCTGCAAAATCTGTGAAAGATGGGAAGTCTATAATAAAGACTGGTGTTAATCCAAATGTGAAAAATGGGGAGAAGTCATCAGATAGTGAAGCTATAAACTCTGCCGATCCAGATGCTCATATGATCGATGAAGTCACGGTATCTGCACCAGCAGGTCTTGAGAGAAATAGTCAGCTTGTCTATGCAGAGCACGATTCTGATGATGACAATGCCGAAGCTGATGAATATTTCACTGGTGGTGTCCAATCCAAAGGTGTTCCGTCAATCTTCAATGATTACTCGATTATGATTCATCCTCTTGCTTCTGGTGCACGTGACTTCCTCGATCGGAAAGGTGATCGAGGAATCTTTGGTCATAAGAAGAATGCTGGTGAACCTACAATTGAACAACTTCTCGTAGATTTCAAGGTCAACAACAAGGAGGAAATCACTCAGATGCCTTACTATGCTAACGACTTCCTTTATTGTAAGTGGTATCGAATGCTCCCATTGAACAGACTTATAACGCTTCGTCGTTATCCTTATCCGACTTATGATAACCTTGAGTTCTCAGAAAGAAAGAACATAAGACCAGTTGCACAGGCAGTGACTTACTTTGGAGAACCGACAGATAACAACCTCTCGGATATCTTGAAGATCAATGGTAAGATCAATTGGAAGGCAGTTTCTTCTCAGATATGGGATGCTCAAGCCCAATCACAGCCAGGTCTTGAAGAATCGGCAAAGGTCAACAGGATCGGTCAACTTGGAAGACTTTCTGGGACTGGTCGTGTTGCAGGTGCTCTCAATGCGACATCAAAGACTACTAACAATCTCACGTCAACGGTGAATAACAACTACGTCGGTATTGGGAAGTACCTCTCTGCGATAACTGGTAAAGGTGACATCACAGGTCGTCAAAATGCAAGTATAAGTGCAGCTCGTGCATCGATGGACTTTAGTTACACGCACAAGGTCTACGGACCAGTCAACGTTGTCAAGGACACTATGACACGTGACACTGGGATTGGTGGTGAGTTCAAGTTCACTCTTGTCTTTGATTATCAATTGAAATCTTACTCGAACATGAATCCAAAGCTCGTCATGTTAGACCTTATTAACAACCTTCTTGCCTTAACATTCTTCCACGCTAAATGGTGGGGTGGTGCGAACCGATTTATGCCAGCTACTCAGAAGCAATTCGGATTCCTCGGTGATGCCAGCAAGTTCTACAGTGGTGATTATGGTGGTTACTTTGGTAGCATTATGGATCAGTTCAAGAGCGCATTTAGCGTTGTGGGTGATGCTTTCAAACAGCTCATGGGTGGTATACTTTCGGGAGACCTCAACGCAATCAAAGGTGTCCTCGGTAAGGGTTTCGGAACGATAATGGACATGCGAAGTGCACAATCTCGCCCACAATCGGTCGCTGTCCATTCATTGGTAAGTGGTGCACCAGTGGGAGAATATCACATGGTCATCGGTAATCCTTACAATCCGATAGCTTCCGTGGGTAATCTCATAATGGAATCGTTTGATATAACGTTCCCCGATGGAACTCTTGGATTCGATGACTTCCCCGACACTCTCCGTCTACGTGTGAATATGAAGAAAGCTCGTGCGCTTGATTCTGGAGACTGGCAGTCTATGCTCGCTCTTGGTTATGGTCGTACTTACGTTCCCGAAAAAGGAATCATCAATAAAGATGGTAGTAAGCCAGTCATTGACATGTCAAAGAGAAAGAAGACAAGAGCAAAGACAGCTCAAGAAGCAGGTATCGAATACTAACAGTCATCGACTTTACGATATCACTAACAAGAGAGCCACATCTGGGACACTTCCAGATGTGGCTCTCTTGCTTTTTCTTATGCTTTCCGCTATGAAACTATTCTTCGGTATATCAGAGCGCAAGGAAAGTACCTCTCTTTAAGTCGTAATGTTCAAGACATCGATCACATTTTCGACATCATTCTCTATTATGACGAAATAGAGCTTTCGATTTGCATTTTTGAGAATTGTCACCGACGTGTTTTCTTCCATTATGAACATGTACTCACGAGCCGAAAGCTCTTCACTGACCACGTTTTTCATGTAGTGCTTCTGTCCATAGTCATCAACATAGACGAGGAACGCACGATGATTGTTATTCTGTGATTCTATGCCTTTCAGATTTATCCTGTAGGTCGATCTAAATGGTGTAACGTGGATGTCCTTCTTATCGGTTGTGATATCGGTGACGTTGACGTACTTCGTGATATACTTCGTCTTTATGACATCGTTTGATATTTCACGTATGTTCTTATCGGAAGATCTCGCAATTTTCTGCACAACTCTGATATTCTGAATTGGTGCTTGAAGTTTCACCAGCTTTCCTTGGAAACTTTGTATGTCTCTTGTGCTTATTGATGCTTCAACACTCATGCCGTTTGCATTGTAAGCATTCATCAAAGTCATTCTATAATCAATGCTTACCGAGATCACACCCTTGTTCTCTATCACTGGTCTGAACTTGAAGATCTTGTCAAAGTCTGTGTTCTGTACAGTTACCCACGTGTCTTGTTCCACGAAAGAGTTACCAACCTGTTCAACAACTCTTATCTCGTGCTGTACGAAGTAAGAGTTCTTTGACATCGAGTTTAGTCTGTACATGAAGTCCTCGAAACTCATACCTTCAAAAGATCCCGAGAACTCGACACAAGTCTTGTCTTCTGAAAATCTCAGTTCTGCGCTTAACGATTTGTATTCGTTCCCAATAGGAAAAGATGACCTGTGTTTGTTGTATGTTTGGAATACCTTGAATCCGTTCTCTACGTGAAGATTTCGGATTTCATAAGTCTCGACATGAAGAACACTGTCAATGACCATATCCTGACCAAACACTCTCTTTACCATTTCTTCATCTGTTCGAGAGTATTCGAGAATATCGTCGATGCTTATTATGTCGAACTCGATGTATCTGTCAAAGACTGATTCCGTGATTCTCTTTGGTGATCTTGCGTATGTCACATCTCCGATACGTGGCGAGAAGATAACAATATCTGCCAAGTTGAAAACTTTCTCGGTATCTCTAATGAAAAGGTTTATCCCAAGCCCTTCTATGTTCTGCAAGTTATATCCACAAAGAAGATGAAGACGAACCTTGTTGTACTTCATCTTGTCATAGAAACGAAGGTCACATTTTTCATCTTTGAAAAGTGTGTTGGAATCTGAAAGTTTCCCACCTTCTTCACCAACTGCCATTGTGTCATACCTGTCCGTGATGAGGTGCACTTTGTCGATACTGTTCCCAGTTCCTTTCTCGTTATAAAGAGTGCATGTGCCGTCATATTCCGAAGTTATTCTACGAAGTCGAACGTCGGTATCGTGCTTTTCTGACGCACTTGCAACGAATTCAAGTAGAAGTTCTGTACTTATTCGTATGTATCGTGAATTCATTATTGTTCTTTGAGATTTCGTTATTTACCATATTCACGAAAATCAAAAGCCCCGACGAGAACGATCTCGTCGGGGCTTTCTACTTAACCCGTAAACATTTATGAATTCTAATCCACGTAGATCTCGAACCCATGTTTCTTATAAAAGTCGAAGTGTCTGGTTTTCCCACATTGGGGGACAATGTTAAACGTTCGCTCAAGACTTCTCTTGTTATCTGGGAAAATCCGATGGTAGTCGTTATATGTCATCTTGAACGCATATGAGACATCTTCGAAGATATCTCGAATGTCCTCATTGTCTCGGATCTTCTCTGTAAACTCTTCGTACGTGCAAACCTGCCCAAGTGGGTTCATAACACCACTTTCCGTGAATCTTATATTACCTTGTAAAACAAACTCTTCTTCCATTTCTTACGCAAATTATCGATGCTCTCATCTTTTTTATATCTTCTGCCATATCTTCAGCACTTCCGTAGATTCCACTCAATGAGTAAACCCAAATTCCCTCATCAGTTTTCTTGAAATCAACATCTGCAGTTCCACATCCACCAGAATAGTAGTCTTCTATTGTCTTACAAAGCTTTCTATTCCCTGCAGTCATCGTTTTCCCTGCAGAAAAATAGAACGAACAAATCTCACGTGCAGATTCCAAGAGTTCAATACTGTCCGCAACGTACAAAGATGCTGTCTGTTTCTTGAAACCGATATGTTTAAGTTCATCGATGAATGGTTGGATTGGCTCATCAACAGTCACTTTCACATGACCATTCTCAACTTCTACTTTTGTTAAAGCTCCAAAAACTTCCATATTATAAGAATAATAAAAGTATGATCTACGTCTCGATAGACTTTTCTCTTAATAGCACTGGTGTGACGTTCTACAAAGATGGAGAATACCACTTCATGAGCTATATCAACTTCGATAAATCATCGAAGAAAACCAAGGAAATCATAGACAAACTTTCTGAATCGTCTAACTTTTCCTATCATTCTTATTATCGTTCCCCAGTTACGTCTCCAAACCTCCGAGAAGACGGTCTCTACGGTTGGGAACGTGAACACGTCGAAAACTGCATCTACTACGGAGAAGATCTCTGTCAGAAGATTTCAAGAACTCTCCTCGAGCTTTATGGTGAGTATAATAAGGAATCCGTGGTTTGTATCATAGAAAATTACTCATACTCGTCACAATCTTCTACATTGATCCAAATGGTGGAAAACACGTTCTCCCTCAAAAGATCACTTATCGAGCGTGTTTGTAATCTTGAGAACTTTTACATAATCCCTGCACCAAAGGTAAAAGCGTTCGTTGGTAAAGGTTCATTTGACAAATACGACATGTTCAAAGCGTTTATCTCAAGTGGATCAGTGAATGCGTTCCATAAGTGTGTTTCTGAGAATGAAAATGAGTTCATAAAGAAACGTATAAAGAAAGGGAAGGAATTCAACGAGGTCTTATGCCCTGTACAGGACATCATTGATTCATACTGGATGTTAGAATACTTTTTAAAACAAGAAAATATCAATAATTAATCAGTAAATCAGTAAATGAGTACTAAGGTAATCAGCGTAGATGTTGTCGAGATATCGAGCATCATCTCAGAACTTGAGTTCGTACAGAAGATCCCATCAATCCATCTTGCTGTGTTCTCAAACAAGAATCTTCAGAAGCTACAAGAGATAATCTCCAATATCCGAAAGGGCTACAATGAAGCGATGCAGAACGTCGAGAAGCACGAAGAATATAGACAGAAGTTAAGAGAGCTTGGTATCAAGTACGGTGTTCTCGATGAAAATGGAAAATCGAAAGTTGTGGATGGAAAGCTGGACATTTCCGACGAAGACACCAAGAAATTCGAGGAAGAACAGAAGAAGGTCGACGAAGAGTTCTCGGAAACCATAAAGAAGATCAACGAGATCAATAAGGAATATGAGGAAATCATCTCGTCAAAGATGAACGTTGAGGTAGATGTTGCAAGTATTCAGCATTTCCCCAAAGAGATCACTGGCGAAAGCATTAAGAACATAGTAATGTTTGGTCTTATTGAATAGTCATCTTGTCGTTTCGTAAACTGTGATTTGGGGGATGTCTCGGTATTCGGGACATCCCCAAACCTTTTTTAAATAAACGAAATTGACCACAAATGGATATTCAAATACTCAGAACATTAGTCCAAGAGTTTGGTTTGTCGATCGCCATTTCCGTTATATTCGTCACTATTGCTGTTAAATTCATAAAGAATACGATCGATCAGAATAACAAACTCATGAAAATGATACTCGAAGATCATCGCAAGAAAGATCAGATCGAAGTATCAGAAAAACACAAAGAATCCATAAATCTAAGACTTGAGATTAATAAGCGCATATCAAGACTGATTGATGATTTCCGTCGTGACCATGAAGCCGATCGTGTTTATATCTTCGAATATCACAATGGTGAATCAAACTTAAATGGTCTTGCTTTCGCAAAAATGTCTGAGACTTATGAAACATCAAAGCCTGGGTTCACATCTCACAAGACTGCAATGCAGGGTATTCCAACTGGGATGATGATTAATCTCAATCAAGAGGTTCTGATCAATGAGCAGGTTTGTGTAAGATCCGTTGCAGATTTCCGTCGTGACAATCAAGACCAATCTCTCTTGAACATCACAAAGTATGATACGAAGTCGCTGTATATTAAGCTCATAAAGAACTCTAAAGATTATCCAATTGGCTTTATTGGTGTTGACTTTGTAAAGGAGGAAATGAGTGAAGAGAAAGAGTTTGATCTTATGGATGAACTTGAAGCACTCTCTTACAAGATTTCATCACTTCTTGAAATTGAAGATTCTAAGAAATTAAACGAATAAATCAATGAACAACAACAAGGAAAAGATCGCCTATTACAGAAATCTGGCCATAGCACTTAGAACTATTGGTTTGCAGGTAACGCAAGAAGACGCTGTTCTCATTTCGAACATTGTAAAGCTCATAAACGAGAACAAAGATGCAAAGGTCTCCGATCTCTATGATGTGGCGGAACAATCAAAGAAAGAGATAGAAGAAATACAAAAGATCGGCTAACAAAAGAACTGATCGACACTAATTGGGCGATATCTTCCTAAAATCAAGGTCGATATCGCCCAATAAGTATTAGTGCTATTCGTCTATCGATCGGTTAATCAAAGAAGTCCATAAAGTCACCAGTTCTCTTTTCTTGTAATTCTTGTAGGACATCCTTTACCAGTTCCTTTCCTTCATTCTTTATTGATGCGTGGTCGATCTTATAACCAGCGATCAGTTTCTGGTCTGTAAATCCAAAGATCGATGCAATCGATACCTTACATTGACCACAAACGTATCTGAAGAAAAGTTCGTGGTCAAACATTGCTTCATCGGGGACTTTCACTGAAACGTGAGCTACACAACTCGCTTTTGGATCTACACCAATGACAGTGAGCATGTTTGATATTGATGAATAGTCGTATTGAACGTCACTTATGCAGAACTTTTCGATCTGTTGATAAAAGTAAGATGATGCGATTGCCGTGAGATATGCTTCAGAATCGCCATTTATCGCCATTCTTAAGTTATAATTCGTTCCTCTGAAATCTCCTCCCATCAGATAAGAATTCCCCATAAAGCTGTTCTGACGAGTTTGACGGAATCTCATCACGGCATGAACATTCTTTGGGAAAGCAATCTGTCTCTTTAATCTGAACAAATCAGTGTTGAATGCACTGGGGGAAACTACCAAGTACTGATATTCATGAGAATCATCATCGTGGTCATAGAAATAGGCGAGCGATTTGTCTATAATCTGATTGATTCTCGTTATGCTCGGACTTGCTGGGATAACACCACCCTCTGTGAGTTCGTCAGTCACGTGCTTTATAAACGCTTCTCTTGTCATCGCTTTTTTCGTTTATGTACCTTCTGGAACATATGGCAGAATATGACACGAGTGACATGACAAGGTATGACAGCGTATATGACAAGAATGACAGAATATGACAACTTTGTCATGACAGTGATAATTTGGCACGATTTTTGTTATAACTGTTATGAAAGATCACTCGGATCAATCAACTTCAACCCAACATAAACAACAATTCCGATCATGGCAACTCAGATCCTCAACCTCAAGTACAGCTCTTTGCTTAACGTCTATAACTCATGCACTAAGCGTGGACAAATCCACTCAATCTACCACAATGGGGTCAAATTCCTCGTAGATGAGAACACAAACTGCACCGACAAAGACGCATACGAACAGTTCATAGCTTGGTCAGACGACTTCATCTCGTTCAAGCCACGTCAGACGAACGATATCTACAACGGTCATCAATCCGTAATGACGGTAGAACAGATGGAATTCATCTGCAAGATCCTCAACTCCATCGATGATGAAGGCATAGAATGCACAGATGTCATTGAGATATCGATCAACTTCGACGATGCTTCCAACATGAAGGGGTATGTCCTTTATCTTCTTGATGGCGAAAAACACGAGCTTAGTTTCACCAGCACAGATGATAACGAAGATGCTCAAGACCAACAGCAAGAAAAGATAACTCTTGCCAACGAGAAGGTATCTCGTAGTCGTCGTCAGAAGATGCTCAAGACCAACAGCATCAAGTATGGTCTTGCAAGCTATGAGTTCGTGGAAGAACTCACCGAATCCAACGAACCTTGTCTCCAGTTCCTCACCGAGAATGAATGGATCGTCTATAAGGCAATAGTCAGAGCAATGGAACAGCAAATGCGTGATATCATCCGTGCATCTGACGTTGTGGATGGTGATCACGCTATCGCTGGGACTATTTCCACCCTAAATATGAAGGGGTTCGTTCGTTGTCGTGTTGGTGGTAAGGGCGGATTCATCTCTGCAGTGACAACGAAGAACTATAACGATTTTAGTCTTAATCGATGAGGAAATTTTTAGCATCTCTACTTCTCTACATTTTAGAATCCTCAGAAAGGGTTCTGAAGTTCAGAAATGTCTCCAAAGATGAAACTTTGGAGACATTTCTCGTTTCTTCCAACTTCCGTGTTCTCTCATACGAATGTAAAAATGACAAATCGGGATGTATAAACAGTAGACTTCATCCACATAACACAAGACAGCTTCAGAAAGTTCATAGATGTCAAATGGAGCATCTTTATGAACTCTGGTTTGAAGACGGTAAAAAGACTGTAGTCTCGAAAGATCACCCATTAATCACAGAGACTTACGGTATATTCACTCTTGAGAAGTTTGGGATATCTTCGTGTCTGTCTTTCCTCAGAAGGAAGATTGATGTTTCTCACATACACATTTACATCATAAACTTAGAAGGTGGTGTCTCAAAGCTCATAAGTGTGGAACGTTCTTTCTTCCCACAGATGACTTATGATGTCTCAGTATCGTGTGACAGGCTTTATTTCTCTGATGGACTTCTGAATCACAATTGTGTGACATCTGATACAAAGGTGGAAGTAAAGATCAAAGATGAAGACGAGCATGGGTCAGTGTCAATCTTTGAACTTTTCTATAGAAATAAGAGGACGAAGACATTCCTCGATCGTTTGATATACTTTCTGTTCCGTCAGAAACAGAAGTTTAAATAACGAAATATTCTCGAGAACATGTCTTATACACCTCTTCTTCCACTTCTGAAAAGGGGAACATTTATAACTTTCAAATCGTCTGGTGAAGATGTAAAGACGATTTCATCTGGGAATGATGCGAACGGATTTAAGTTTTCAAAGTTTGCACTTCTCAATCTTCCTCCTATCGTTGCGTCTAAAACAAACACCTCTCAGAGAAATACGCTTGATGCACGAAGAATAGAAGGTTTCTACACCTCGGATTATAGTCAGAAGACGCTCCTTATCCATGACCGTGCAAGGAAGATCCTCTCGGAATCTTTCCAGAACTACATCCTCAACATGGAGAGCATTCTCCTTGAATCAGACACTTATGACCGTGCCACTCTTCGAAATGCATCAGAGAGAATCTTCTTCAAGTGGCTCAAGGAAACTGGGGCGATTCGCTTTGAGGAACAGCCCGAGGTGTCACAGTTCAAAGCGGATAAAGACAAACGCTTCATCGAGGAAAAATCTGAGATATACGACAAAGTTGTTCAATATATCGGTGATATTGACATTTCTGTAAGAGAGAACATCGTCGACGGAGATTCTTATTCAGAAGCTTACATCAACATCCCCTCTGATCACGGTTCTACCCCAGAGGTCATGTTCAGATCAATATCCGACAAGAACTATAACGAACAGACTGTAGTAAGACATCGTGCACAATCTGAACTGATAAATGGTAGAAGTTCGAGAGATATAACTGATATGGGACTTTCTGTGGAAGCGGTTTATGATTGTGACACACAACCAGGCACTCTCACATATTCCCAACAGTGGATGCAAGAGAAATCGACGTTGTATCCAAATGGTTATTATACCGATAAGGAATTCGGAAATGCTACAAATGTAGAAATCACGAGATCATACGCAGATGGCTCTGATCCAGTCACTTTCAAAAGATCATCGCTTGACGGTATCTCGATCGACTTTGATACGTCATCTTACAAACAGATCGAAGAATACAACAAGACGCATTCTGACAGAATATCCACGCTCGGTGATTTTAATACAAAGTCTGGGGCACGAAGTTTCGATTTCAACTGCATCCTCGTCTATTACGATGTTGAAGATTCATCTGGAGAAACGGTGACTAATCTTTATGGTGTTCTGTTCCTTGGTGATGTAGTCCCATACAACACGGAATCTGCTGTTCTATCGACAGTAAGAAAAATAAGACATGATAACGTCACATATCAGCAGGGCAATTCACTGTCATATAAACTGAACTTTAAGACCGATTTCCACTATGGTGATGCAGTTTCTCATCACTCTGTAAATGATGATTCTTCACGCATAATGGCGACAATGATGCAAATCATCGACAGATACAACGCACTCTCGTCCAAGTTTGATGAATCACTCGTTCTGAATAGGAAGCTCATAGAATATATTAAAAAAACCGATAGAAAACTCGAAGATGGAAGAAAAATCAATGATTAATCCAGTACCAGTAGAACATGCCTCGTTCGATGCAAAGATTCTGAATGTCACCTTGCAAAAGATCTACTCTTGTATTCAAGATATGAACGTGGAGGATGAGTTGACTGTCGACGCATATGAACTTGAACAACTTGAAAAGTCTCATCGACTTCTGTGGAATCTGGCACAGGTCATGTCACAATTCTCAAATGAGGATAAGGTAAATGAGCTTATAAAGGTTTGTGAAAATCACATCCTCGATCTCGATAACATGCTCGAAACGGAACAATCCGTTGACGTTATCGAAACTATAAAGAAGAATAAGAAGTCTTGGGAAAGACAGAAATCTCACGTAGAAGCAGTGAAATCGTTGTTCAAGTACTAACCATAATCACAATCTTTAATCTATGATGACCTCAAGAGAACCTCTCTCTTGAGGTCATCGCTTATTTGTGTTATTTTCACCCCAAAAGATGGATCAGAGCGCAAGGAAAGTACCTTCCTGTGATAAGGAAAGTACTCTTCTGTGATAAGAATCATACAAACACTAAAAAGATCACTTAAGATATGAACATTGACGACATCTGCTCCTTAGACCTCGATCTTTTGAGAGAATGGTTACGTGAGAGAAACGATGAATATCGCTCTGGATTTCCAATTGTCTCCGATGAAGACTATGACAAGGCGTATAATCACTATTCTCTGGTCACGTGTACGAGACTTTTTGATGGTCGTGTTTCTCACGCTCGTGTAGAAAACTCAATCCCAATGTATGGTCTCGAGAAGATCAAGACAATCGAAGAATTCCAAGAGTGGGTCTCGAAAAATAACCTCCAGTCCCAGAAATTCATCGTCACACCAAAGTATGATGGTGTGTCTTGTGGGGTGAAAATTGCAGAAGATGGAAGTGTTACGGCACTCGTGAAAGGTCGTGAGAACATGAGCTTTTCTATTTCTCACCATTTCTCACTCATAGAACCACTTTTCAAAGATGATGAAGAAATAGTCGGTGAACTTATCATTCCACAGAGCGTATTCTCGGAAAAGTACTCATCAGAATACAAGAATGTGAGGAATATGGTCGCAGGAAAGCTCAATCCACGATCAAGGTCTTCGGAGGAACTTCGAGACTTTGTCTTTATGAAATACACCAGTTATGCTGGTTCTTATAAGACAAAGCAGGAGATGATTGACAGGTTGAACACCTTGAACAAGATACCAGTTCGGTACATTCTTGTCGATTTTCAAGACATAACTGAAGAATTCCTATCAAAGACATACCAAGAGTTCATCCAAGAGTTTGAAATTGACGGTCTTGTTATTGATGTCAATGATCTCTCTGTTGCAGATTCTCTTGGTCGCAATTCGATCGGAAATCCAAAGTTCTCCATTGCTTACAAGGGATCGTTTGGTGATACAAAGAAAGTAATTATCAGATCCTTGAATTGGTTCATCGGGAAAGATGGGACTTTCAACCCAACTATCACCACCGATAAAGTCCTCATTGATGGTGCTTTGTGTGGTAACAACATCTACGTCGATAATGCGAGTTATGTCCGTGATAATGGACTAAGATGCGGTGAAGAGATTGTGATCAAGAGATCAGGGAAGGTGATCCCCAGAATCCACTCTATACCAAAAATAGAGAAGTGGAAGTCATATGAAGAAATGGTCACAGAAGGTCATCTCTTCCGAGAATGTCCACATTGCTCATCTTCGATTGTCCTTGATGATTCTCTTGTTGATGTCTATTGTCCAAATGAGAGATGCTCTGGGAGAAATCTCCAAGAGTTCATCTTCTTCTTCAAAGTGCTCGGTGTTGAAGGAATGTCAGATGTGACATATGAGAAGATCTTCGACAAGAACTCTTTGTACACTGACGAAATAGTTCGAGTTATCAGAGATCGTGGGGAGGTGTTCTCAGAGTTTGGAGATAAGCGTTCTTCCAACATTGTCCGTTCGCTTGAGAAGTGCATATCCGAAGTCACTATTTCTCGTCTTATGCATGCGTCGAACATGTTCCAAAGTCTTGGATCGGTTAAACTTCAATGGATCGTGGACGAGTATTCACTGACGTGGGAAAACTTGGAAGATTTCTGCCCCTCATGTTCTGACATTCTCAAAATCAACGGATTCGGGGATATCCAAGCAGGTATCTTTGTAGAAAACTATAAGAAGTTTATCGATTTCTATAAGTCCTTGTCAGAAATACTCACCTTCAAGACAAAGGTGGAAACCACAGAATCTGACATTTACCAAGGGAGAGTTTTCTGTTTCACTGGTTTCAGAAACAAGGCGATGGAAGACACTATTCATAAAAATGGCGGTAAAGTGTCTGCAACATATACGAAGGCAGTTACTGATCTTGTCGTTAAGGAGAAAGGTAGTGGATCATCGAAAGAGCAGAAAGCCGTGAGTGCAGGGATTAGAATCTACAGCGAATCAGAGTTTAGAGAACTGTTGGGAATGGAGACGATAATCGAAGAACAACAGAAGTCGCTGATAGATCCTTCAAAAGCACTCTTCTAATCACCCTCCACCAAAATACGAGAGAGCCGACAGATCTTTTTCTGTCGGCTCTCTCGGCATATTTGTAAATAACGAAACTTTGTCCGAAATATGTCTAAAAGATCATCAGCAATTGTTAGAACAAACCCATTATTGACTGGCAATATCAAGTTTGTAGTGAAGTCAGATGGAGATTTCCAGATTTCTACAATACCAGTTAATGATACATTGTCGAGCATAGCTTATACGAAACCACTTAGTGTATCATCAGCACCTTTTGATGATATCTCGAAAGTTTTCGCTGATGTTCCAAAGAACATATTCTACGAATCCCCCACGAAACCCGATGGTTATGTCTATGAGAAATATGCGGACATGGTTGATCAGACCTATCTTTACAAGGTTCAGAGATGTACGTCGATGCTATATGATGAGGAATTTTCGATTTTTGCTCCACTTTACATTGGTGAAAAACTTCCGAAGTACTTCATCATCTACAAGTCAGATGGAAAGAAGGACAGACTTCGTGATTGCGAGATTTTGAAGATAATCGATCTTCATAAGTCTCCAATAGGTAAGTACTTCCAAAAACTCACCGATTTCCCACTTTTCGAAAATTCCCACGTGCAATGTGACTTCATACAAAAGCATGTGACTTACACTGGGATATCGGTGGATAAATCATCAATTGTTCAAGTATCAGAATCTATCGAAGACTTCGTCGGTGGTTCTCAAAGTGTCTATGAGTTTGACAAATGGATCACTGAAGGTTACAAGAGACACGGACTTGTATCACACAAACTTTTCAACTTTGAGTTCTTGTTTGATGATCCTTCGACGGAACTCAAATATGAGAATTACTTCGGTCTTTATGCTGATGACATAAATCTCACGACTTATCTTTATTCAGACATAAATGATGTCGTAATATCGAAAATACAAGACAACTTCAAAGATGTCGACCTTTGTCTTATGAAGACTGATGACGCAGTTGTCGATATCAAGAACTTTCGAAAGAAGGATTTCCCACAATACATCACAACGAATATCTTCAACATTCGCCTTCAAGGGGATGGAGAGCAAGAACCTGCTTACAATGAGATCATCTACGATGCTTCACGTAAGCCGATGATCAACACGTCGATAAAGATCTTCATTGATGGGAAAGAATCAGAAACGATACTCTCCAATACCTTGGCGAATCTTGAACAGGGTGATTATGGTTATGAAAAATGGTCTCGTGATGGATGGTTCTTGACATATTACAACCCATTCGGATCTAAAGAACAAGTCCTTCGAAGAATTGCGTCGTGTCTTGAATGGGTCGTTGATGCTCTCCGTTTGTATGGTGTGAAAGTCTTCGTTTATAATGACCACGATAGAATAATCGTCGAAAACTCAACAAGACCTTCTATTGAGTTCGAGATAACCTCTGCCGATGGAACACTTTCGCTCTTGTATGAGAAATTCTCAAGAAGTGATAACAACTTCATGATGTCCCATTCTAATGCTCTCAACTGTGTAGGCAAGTACGTAAAGAATGGTAGTCACTTCGAACGTATCAAGCATGTCAAGAAGAGACGACACGTTGATATGTTCGACATAATCTCGGACACACCGATCTATCAGACAAAGAACGTCATACAGGTTTATGATCAGACCGAGTTCACCTTGTCTGTCGTGAACTTCATCGACATTTGTGACTTCGACTTTATGCTCAAGACGAAGACCAAGAGAAACGACATACTCTTAGAACTTGGTCAATACACTCCCGAAGAACAGAAGACTGATCCCGATTTGTCAAAGTTCCTCGGTTATGATGTCGTATCGATCGATGAGAAGAGACCTCTCGTTTCTCTGCAATCTGTCTGTAAGTGGGTTTCTGAGTTCAAAGATGTTCGTCTTGATGAGTATCGTCTGAACGTATCGGAAGAGTTTGGTACTGACAACTTCTCACCATCATTCAACATCTCTTATCCTAATCCAAAGTATTACACCCACGAGTTCTTCCCAATCTCGAGACACCCACTCGTGGAGGAAGATGGGAAAATGTCGTCATACTTCTCTGAACCATTCAACGAATTGAAGTATTGCTTCTCAAGTTATGACTACTTCCAAGAGTACTTCACTGTCTTCGGTTATGGCTTTAGAAATGGTGCATATTCAAAGACTGATCCTCAAGAAAACTGGTCGATCATTTCTCGGAACAATGTCGGTGACTTTGTTACTTTCTTCAGAGGTGTGCTTATAAGTATCTCATCCAAGAACGACATCGATGGCTATAGATTCTCCTCGATCCTCAACGTCAATCCAAATGGTCAGTCTTCCATACGCATTGTAAGAAATAGACGATTCAAGAGCATTGTTATGATCTGCACCATTTCTTACAATGACTACAAGATATCGAAGAACAACCTCTCATATCTTAATCTTTACACAATGGGGTCTCAATCCACAAAGTCTAAAGATGGGAAGATAATCGATGGCGGTAGAATCGACTTCGAAGGTGTTAGTGGTCTCTTGAAGATCGGTATTGGCTCTGATGGGAATAGCTCGGTGAAAATGCAGGAATATGACCAGATGTTTGGTATAGAACTCGATATGCGATTCGTATCTTACACTGATAGTTCCATTGAAATCGACGCTATGATTAATGGTAGTCCACGTAAACTTCATGAATGGTACTCTCTGAAAGATGACAAAACGTTCATGGAGATAATCGGTATTGAAGAAGACGTGGAAACTAATAGAAAGAATCTCGTAATGTTCAGATCCTTGAAGTGTGATTCTCTTGGGATTTATCTCAAACACGGATCTCTGACAATCAAAGACTATAACCACAATTCGATCGTTATCGGAAAGTCGGTCAAGAAATGGGACAATGCACACGAATTCTTCACGATTGATGACGGTGTTGTTTACATTGAAGCAAACAAACCATCGATGGAAGCCATTACAACACTTACGCCGAAATCTCTCGTACAACATATCCAATCGTTAGATCCTAAGAAGAAGTCCTTGAAGTGGTATCTTGTGGGTGGTGGTAAGAACTTCCACAATTTCCAGCACGAGTTTGTCAACTTCTCTCTTCTTCGTGAGATTGTAGAAAATAACAACTTCTCATACACAGAAGATAGACGACAAGATGACCTCCAGTTCAAGTTCCACAGACCTATTGATCTTGGGACTATGAAGAGATATGGTGGAAAGTATGATCCAAAGATCAGCAAACTATCGACTGCTATCAATCCGAAGGTGTCTTCAATGATCGACCATTATCGAATGTCTTACAATGACTCTAAGGACACCTTTGATAAGACAATCAACTATGATATTCGAAAGGAGAATACTGCATTTGTACTCGGAGATATCCGAATTCCAGAGTTCGTATACAACGACCATAAGTCATTAAAGGTCACAAATCTTCCACTTTTTGCGGACACGTCTATTCCCTATGACAAATCCAAGCACTTTGCAGATTTCACGAGCATGTTCTCATCGAAGATCCTCAACCTTCCCAATTCGTTCGAGATCACTGTCACCGATTGGAATGTTGATGATCAAGGGAACTATTCATCTGAGATCAATCTCATCGATTCGTTCTTGGAAAAGTTCAAACAAGACATGATCGATGCCGTTGATCATCTTGGTACAATCGACGATCCTCGGGTGTATGTGGAAGAATACTGTCAGAAGAATATCGGAATGCTCTACAAGATAGTCGATTCGAAGATGCTCGCAAATGGTGAAGTCGTCAAAGATTTCTCAATTTCTCTTGAGGATAACATAATAAAGATTGATCACCATACGATAGAAAATGTTCACCTCGAGATGACCATTTCCGTGGGTCTTATATAACCGTTCTGGAAAGGTAAATAAGCAAATATCCTCCGAAGAAGCATGGGAAAATATAGCGGAACTGACATCCAAGATATGACACTATTCAGCATAGAACAAGATGATTCTGTGCTGAATCTTGTAGAAAAACTGAACCACAACTTTGATCAGATACTTCGACATGAAAGAACTGATCTTGTGGACTTCATGACTACTCTGATCCTTAGAAACATAGCAGATGGGAAATATTCCGAAATTCTCGGTGCTGAAGGATCACGAATAAAGATGATCGGTAAACCTGGGCGTGATGGTAGCGATGGGCGTGATGGTAACACTGTGGTACAAGCTTCACAGTCCGTCAAGTTCCTACAGATGAACACCAGTGACCTTCGTGAAATACAGTACAACTCTTATTCGATTTCTATTCCCAACACACCAGAAAAGGAAAATGAAAGAATCGAACTTCTGAAGTATCGTGTCGGTGATGTCATATTCACGAAAAATGGTGACCTGCTTACTGTCGAATCGGTGACTGATTCTGAGATATTTGTTACAAGAAAGATTAACTACTCAGCGATAAGTGGTGGAGGAGGTGGTGGAGGAACATCACCAGGCACTGGCGGAGGTGGATCAACTGGTGGAGGTGGTGGATCTGCTTTCCACATAAACACCGACATTGAAAACTCTACAGTTCGTGACCACATTCTACAAACTGCCGATCGTATACTTCTTGGTCAGTTCATTCCTTCATCTGGGGAATCGAATAACAGCACGAGATATTACAGATTCGGTCTTGGCATTGGTAAACATGCTTATGGAGATCCAACTCTTGCCATTGCAAACATACCACAGACTTTAACTGCAGATGCCAATGCTGTTGATTCCGATATAAAGGATCAAGTAAGACTGTACTTCCGTAAGAATTCTCAGCAGTCATTCGACTTTGTAAGTCCACGTCATTGGGCTTCCGCCAGATACGTCGATCTATATGAGAATGATAAATCGAAGGGATTAGTAACTGGTCAACGCTTGAGACTATCGCTTGAGAATAGTGATGGTGAGGATACTAACCAACCATTCATAGAACTTCTCACTAACAAGAGAACAAGCGATTCCCATTCTACGATTTCCACTCATACTCTATCCGTGATAGATCGTCACAATAAGAGAGCGGTTGTTATTGATAATCGTCAGCGGTTCATTATAAAGTCGATGATTGCCGATTTCTCAAAGTCTATCCTTTACACGAATGAGAGAAATGATGTCTTGGCGACCGAATATGAAACGTTCTCTGCACCTTCGATAAAGACCAACACGATCTCCCCCAACAGTGGAACTATGGTTTCCATTGGATCTGGGAATGGACTCTCGGCAGATATCTTGAAGACGAAGAAACTTCAAGGTGTCAGTGGTGCAATGTCACTTTCTGATAACACTGTCCTTACTGTGGATGCAGGAAGTGATATCCGAATCGGTGATACTTATATTCGTCAGTGGATCTCCGACACCAATTCAAAAGTTGGAGAACTTGATAGAAAGAGTATAAAATCGAACACTCTCTTCTCAGACATTTTCGTCGATGTTCGAGAGCAGAAGTTAGATCTCCGTACTCTTGGGTTTGGTCTGTTCTCTCCTTCTGATGGTAAGAACATGACAATTTCTACCAACACTCTCTCGAAAACTGGTACAGGGACTTCATCGAACATCTACGTTTCGACATTCATCAAGGGAGATGATGGTGTGTTCCATAACAAGTACTCTCCGATTCATAGATTGTTCGGTGTGTTTGCTATTGGTGATACTGATGTTCTCGCAGATACTCATTACGACACTTCTGAAAGTGATAAGAACACTCTCATTGGCATGGGTGCTTGGGGTCATGGAAAACATCTCTCCGCTCCAACTGCAAATGTCGAATCAGTCAAATCCAAGAAGATCTCGGATTATGAAGATTACGTAAAAATCCCCGCTTTCAATCTTAGTGGTGGTAGTATTGATTATTCAACGATCACGTTCCCTTCTCAGACGAAAGACGAAGGTTGGAAGAAAGCAGGTAACGTCATCGTGATGAAGCCATCGACGAACCTCATCAGTCAATCCGAGAAGTACGTTTTCGAATCTGAGAAGAAGGTGAAGACGTACTACGTAAAGTTGCATAACGAGATCTATGATGATACACGAGACAAGTTCAAACCAGTAGGTTTCAAAGTTCAAGACGGTTGGTCATGCTTTGAATATGACGTTAATGATGTAGCAACCTATCAGAAGACGATCTTCGATAAGGTAAGAGTAGATGTCAGTGATCAAACGAAGAATCATATCGCAGGAAATCGTCGAGGTGCTGGCGTTCCCTATGGTGAAGGTAACATTTTCTCGACAATAGTCAACTACGACGCAGAAGGTAGACCAATAAAGAGAAAACCTGGTGGTAATTCGACGAACAACTTCATGCTCAATGCGACATCATTCATGGCGTTCATTGGTCATTATGACATGCAAAATAATCGTGGACTGTTGGAATATGAAGACACACAACCAGCAGTTTATCAAGACTTTGTCCACGAAGTTCAGAGAAACTTCTACTACATGAACGCTATGGACTTGATAGCAGAAGGTATGAATTCAAACGCAAATCCGATAACCTTCGAAAAATTCCAGAGAGTGCTGATGAATGGTGGTACTAAGTGTGAAACGTTTGATTCATATATCGAATCAAAACAGAATGGAAGATCGAGGAAGACAGCGTTTGTGTTCTCTCCTATCAAGACGAGATCGATTGTAAAACTATCACCATTCTCTGATAGATCGCTCAATCACGTTCCATGTGTGATGACGACATTTATAAAAGATCACAGTGTGACTGATGAATCACAGGAACTCTTGTCAAACGACATGTTCTCTCTCAAAGTTGTTGGTGATGTTGTTCATATGGACATTTATGTTGAATGTTCAATGTTGCAGGTGAAGAAACCGAATATAGACAACTTCTACGCATATCAAAGACATGTTTACTCTTCGAGTGCATATGAATCTGGTACTGATTCATCAACAGCTTTGAAAAGCATACTCTCAAATACAAGGCTCACGGAATGTTTAACTGATGACATTTCATCAAGTCCTATGAGTTTATGGGCAGGGCGCATTCTGTCTAATGCAGAAGGTCATAATGCGGTGTATAAGAAGTCACATGTGCATAATGTAAAACTGTCAGATCAAACTCCTCTACAAGAATCGTATGGGTTCTCGATGTCTATGTTGATTCCTTCTGTCTTCATGCCAGTGACCGATATCATGTTCTCTGATAACACAACTCTCTACACGGATGGTATGTGCAAAGTGTCTGTAACACCGTTCAGAGCAGGAAGAAAATCTCTTCAGGGTTCTTTCCTCAAAGACGTTATCACAAATAGAAAAGCGAATATTGATTCAAATCGTCGATTTAACAACGTGGTGTTTGATGATAGACTTCTTGAGTTCAGCGGTTATACATCACTTTACAAGAAAGGTGTTGGCTATACTCAAGGTTACTCTGCCGATTGTGGTTTCGCTCCAAATAAGCAATCTTACACGTCTATCGTTGTAGAATTCGAAAATCCAAACTCGATCGACAAATACTCTCTCACGTCGAATCTTGTAGAGCCACAGAGCGGTGTGAAGTTCAAGAAGATCTCACTGATGTGGGTAAAACCTGGTATTTCAGAAATGCTCGAAAGACTACAAATGTCAGATAGAACAAGAACTGGTGGATTCTCGCTTGATAACGAGATCTCGGTAGAAGCTCAGAAGATTTATGGCGATGAGATGTACAAGCAGATGGAGAAGTATCTCGATAATGAGTAAAGATATAAGAAAGGTGGAATATAACATTTTTGTATAATGAGTAGCTACGACGAATTAGAAGAAAAAGCAAAAGAAAATCTCCTCCGAGAGACAGAAGGAACACCTTTTGGTGGATTCAAACCTATGGATAGAGAACAGCTCGAATCAGAGTTTGTGACGAAGCATAACTTCGTGCCTATTCCTGCCGATGAACTACCGTCAAGGTCTTTCTTCTATGATAAGGGCACTCAAGTTCTTGTGAAATCTGCAAGCGTTCAAGAAGTCAAGCATTTCTCATCGATCAACGATGAAGATTTCTTCGACATTCAAGACAAGATGTCCACGCTCTTCAACGTTTGTGTGAAAATCTCCAAGAACGGAAATCCTGTAAGTTACAGAGATCTTTCCGAATTCGACAAGATTTACGTCTTCTTCGCTGTCCGTGAGAGAACGTTCCTTGCTGATGGTCGACAATCCACTATTTCTCACAAATCTCCATGCCCAAGCTGTGGTGAGGAAATCTCGGTAGAAATCGAAAAGGGAAATCTGGGTTATTACAGCATTCCAGATTCTATAATGAAGTTCTATGACGATGAACGTAGATCATTCGTTATTAACCACTCAAAGTTCGAATCTCCGCTTGAAATCTTTGTTCCTACTGTTGGCGTAACGGAGAAGATTTTCCAGTACATCAAGGAATCAGAGATCAAGAAGCAGAGAGGTGAAGGTGGTTATTACGACCTTTCCGATCTTACGATCATCATGTACATTACCAAGGATTGGAGAGAAATCGACGACAGTGGTAAGTACATCAAGCGCAAACTCGAAGAAATCAAGCGTTGGTCAGTCGATAAGTACAAGGTCGCTACTCACGTCACAAAGACACTCAAAGTTGGTGTTGATCCTATGATGGAAGTACACTGCTCGAAGTGTGGAAAGGAGAACAGGGTACCAGTCCGATTTCCAGAGTGGTCAACTCTACTCTCTGATGAAAGTATCATTGGAGAACTTTTCGGAGATAGTTCACAGATTGATCTTTGATAAGATACTGTCGTGGTCAGAGATTCATCAGATGCCATATGTTGAACTTCAATCTCTAATACTGGCCTATAAGAAGAGACTTGAGGAAGAAGAGGAAGAAAGACTAAGGCGAGAAGCTCAACAACAACAAGAGTATGAGCAACAGATGCCGAAGTTCGAATCATTCACACCGAAGTCTCTTGGTGAACAATAAGAATCGAGAAGAGGGTGACATCCGAGAAGGTGTCACCCTCTTCCTGTTTAAAGGGAGGTACTTTCCTTGCACTCGAACTGTCTTGATGGGGTAAAACTATCATCTTCTACCTTCGAGCACAAGGAAGATACATTTCTTAAATAAGACAAAGCATTTTTAAACCCATGAACAAGGTCGAGAAATCTGAGATATTAAGATCGATTTTCGAGAACATAGATTCTGAACGTATTCGTCGTCGCATTGATGAATACGCATCTCACTTTACAACCCAGCAATATGAGAAGATGGCTTTCATGTCCAATCTTCTATCAGAGAATCCAAGTTACATTAGCCATCTTTCTGAAAAGGACATCACTCTTCTTGATAGTGTTGTGGGAGATATTGAAGAAGCCGATATCATCACTGAAGATGAATTCCTCGCTCTCACTGATTCCGTGCTTCAACCTATTGAGATTTCATCGATCAACTATTACATCATCGATGAACACATCCTTACGAAGATATCAGAAGCTCTGTTCTCGACCTTTGGAACTGTAAGCTATCAAGATCTTCTTGAAGTAGAATACGCAAACCCAGGGTTTGTTGCATCTGTGATCATTGATGTCCTTCAAGAACTCGGTGTTTATTCCCAATCGATTAACGAAGCTGCATTTGCGTCATATAAAAGATCGATCTATGAAAATGGGACACTTTCAAGAGAAGAAATCATCTATTGGGCAAAATCTCTCTCCAAAGATGAAGCCGACCACATTTATAGAACGCTTTATGGCGCAGAACCACCAAGAAACTCTCGAGAGGTGATACTCAGAGATGTCCTTGAAAATCCAGATGGTGAAGTTTGCTCCATTTTCAAGAATACTTATTCATCAGATAAAGAGTTTAGCATAAAAGGGGTAAACGAATCACTTGAATCTCTCCGATCAGTTGTGAAGATTGAAGATTTTCGAAGCCTTGTTTATTCCGCATCCCCAGTTATGATCGTCGAAGGCATTGACGGCTCTCGCTACAAGGTCTGGGGATCTATTTGTGAGAATTACGAAAGGCTGTAATTCAGATTTGTTGTTGAACATTTTTTTGTTGTTGTAGAGTGGGGAACGGTCAATTTCGGGATCGTTCCCCACGTCTTTGTAAATAAGCAAACGTTTTAATAAATATTAATCTGGATTAAGAAAATGTTTAAAGAAAAAATACAAAAGATCTTCGAACATTGCAGAAAAGAGAATCTACCACATGTTGAAAAAGAACTCAACGAAGTGGTAGGAGACATGCTCACAGGCGTTGTCAATGAATCTGTGATCGCTCGTCGTGTTCAAGACATACTCGATAAAAACGGCATCATGTCGAATGCCCTCCAAATCATAAACGAGAAGAAGTATATCGGGAAGCCCGAAGACATCAAGACCTATCTTCGCAGATACAGAAAGATTTCTTCAAAGATCTACGAATCATTCCGACAGATCGTAGAAGATAACACCCTCGTCGTTGGTAACACAAGACTTTTCGACAAGACATCAATGGGGAAGATCAACAGTGGTATTGCCTTCATTGAAGAATCCTATAAAGCAAAGATCAATGAATCACTTGAAAACTCATCTGTTAACATTGAAGAAGGTACTTATGTTTTTTCTGATTACATCGATTTCGAGTTCTACTTCACCTACGAGTACGTCGAACGAAACAAGAGCGCATTCGAACCTGTCGTAGATTTCCTCTCGAGTGGTGACAACTTCATCACGTTTGTTGTATCTTCGGGAGATACTGAAACTGGCTTCGAAGTTCATATAGACATTCATGAAAATGAATCAAAGCTTGAAAACAAGGCAGAAGTTGAAGAACTCATCAAGACGTATCACGAAACGTTCACTGATGTGCTGATCACCGAAGAAGAAGGAGAAGATGACGAACTGATTGGGGATATTCGCCTAAGTGACGTGAAACCTGGGAAATTCATTGTTGTTGATTCTGATTCAAAGTATCTCTCAGAGTTCGACGAAATCGTCGTTTATGAAGTCACCGAAGATCACGTTCTCTGTAAACTGAGCAACAGCAAGTCGATCAAGCTCCATATTGATGAAGCACGTAAGGTTCTTGTTATCAATGATGAGGATCTTGAGGAAGTCTTCGAATGTAACGACATCGTGCAGTGTGCAAAGGATGAAGGTCTCGTCACCGATATTCTTTCCTCTGAATATGATCACGAGTTCATCGAAGCACACATTCAAGACATGATCCAACTCGGGAAAGAGTACACCCTCGCAAACGGATCAATCTTGAAGTGGGAAGATGGAAAGTTCATCCTTGAGTATATCGATGAACTTGGAGATACTGCCAAACAGGTAAAAGATCGTGACTTCGTGATACTGATCACGATTCTCTACTTCAGATCACTTTCGACTTGTGCATCCGATGATAAAAGTCCATACGGAATCTCTGAAATCCGTGACTTCAAGTACAACGAGAACATAATCATTGATTCAGAAGAGTTCCGTCGACTTGCATCGGAGCATCTCGATCCTACGCTTTACACAGAGTTCCTTGCAGATCTTGACAGAATCTACCGAGAAGCAAGAATTGCACCGAACTACGAAGAGTATCTCCAAGAAAAGCTCATCGACCTGTCATTCCTCTACGGCATAAATCAGCTCCTTGTTGATTCAACGATTAGTCTTGATGCAAGTAAGGTGGAAGAAGTTAATAGGCAGGAACTACGAACGAGTGTTATCTACAACATCTGTCAGATCATCCCCGATGTTTACGACCAGCTTTGTGTAAGTCTCACCGACGAGGATGTTGATGCGTTCTGTTCATTTACCACATCGGAATGGTTCATCGAACAGGATGTTGATAATTACATCAACTTCGTGATATCTTTCCTTGAAGAGAGAGGTTACGACATTTCAATGTACAAGTAGAAACCTCGACGCTCACAAGATTTATAAGATCTATGAGAGAAACGAGGAAATAAGCTTTCAGAAACTGACATCTTCTCCCCCATTATAAAAAGATGGATGAACGAAGTGTCAGATAAAACTGATTCTTAAAGGAGGTGAGGGAGATTCTTCCCGAGAGTTTTCTCACCTCCCCGAACGCCCTAGTAGTTCAATGGATAGAACATCGGTCTTCTAAACCGACAATCCAAGTTCGATTCTTGGCTGGGGTACGATTTGTTGATTACTTTTATAAGGGTTGTTGGGCTACGGATCTCTCTCGAGGTTTGTAGCCCAATTCGTATCAATCAGCTACATAAAGAAATAATAACCACGGAATAATGAATAAACTGAAGATATTCGAACACCAAGAAGATGACTGGATGTACGTCGGTGATCTTCTTGAACAGAAGTTCGGCATGGGTAAAGAGACAAGACCGCTCGTCTATGAGTATCTCCTATTCTATGAAGAGAACTTTGTGGAAGATAACACTATTGTAGATGGGATAGACAAAAGTACAGAATACTTCAGAAATCTCATCGATGAGGTTAATCAAGCTTATGAATGGACATACAACAGCTATGATGATCTCGTCTATGTCATCTCATCTGGTCGCTATATCAGCTACATCTTGGAAATAGACCCTTCTATCGACAAGCAGGCAATGGTGAACTACTTCATCAACCACTACGTTGATATCCTTAGTTACACTCATGAAAATGGTCGTGAAACGAAGGACATCTTCGTTAATGTCTATCGAAAGTACCCAGGTCTCGGTATTAAGGACATCTGTCGTGAAATCATTAAAGAATACTACAAAGGATAATGAAGAAACTGAGAATTTTTGAATCAGAAGCAGAACTTCTTGGAGAGTTCTTGTCTATGCGTGGTGACTTCACCAAATTCAGAAGAAGTGCATTCTACACGTGGGTTTCCGTGAGATATGGTCTCGAAGCTGGAGAAGGGTCTGAAGTTGTAGATGACAAGATTGATGGTTATGATGTGAGAGAACTCATGGAGAAGTTCAACCAGTCATTCATGGGTGTTGCTGGAAGTACCGAGATGGATATGAAAAATCCCGATGAAATCTTCTATCGTATACTTGAAAAGATGCCGATCTTCAGAATGATGGTGGATGAATCAAACTACTCTCGTGAAAACATCGGAGAATACTTCTACAAGAACCTCTTTGACTTTGTAGAAGATAAGTCTGAAGAAGGAATGATCTGGATTTTCTGTAAGATAGATTTCTCAAAGAACATGAAGGAACTGTTTGATGAGATAACTTCCGCAATGGAAGGAAAATATCCTCAACAGAGCCAGAAGGGTTCTTGGAGATATCGATAATAACAACTCTTCGAGGGCTTTGTATTGGAGGTAAAAATCTGTACAAAGCCCTCGACGTATTTTAAACATTAATGTTGCTTATGAACAAGGTAGAAAAATTCGTGGATAGAGTTGTTAAAAGTTGCAACTCTATCATACAAAGCAAAGGTGTAAGACTTGAAGATTTCTTAAGAGCGAAGTTTAACCCTTCAGATAGAGGTGTTGATATCATCTGCTCATACATTAACAAGTATTACCGACAAATTAACAAATCCACACTCATAAACGGAGATATTGAAGAAAGATACGTGTTTGAGTTGTACAGAGAAACACGGAAGTCTGTGGTTTTCTATTCACGTGATAAAGAACTCGAACCCGAAGATGTTATGTTCCATCTTGATTTCTTCAAGGAAATCCAAGAGTTTGTGGAAGAGGACAAATGCCGTGAACTTGCGTCTTTTATCCTCAAGAACTATGTCGAAAAGGTAAAACCATCGGATAAAGATGACTACGTTTATGTCTTCTTCACTGGGTTTGTGAAGCATCCTTGGAAGACTGATTGGCAAGTTGCAGAGTTGATAGCTCTCGAATTCATCGAGATCATGTCAGTTGTGGTAGATGAGAAGGTAGAAGAAGAAAATGAAGAGACGGAAGAAGTTATAAACACTGTGGATGAATAACTTTCCTACAGAAAGATGTTGACAATTTTAAGATTTATCGTTCTCTTTTTCATCGTTCTCCCGATAGTCTTCATGAGAAAGATCTCTACAAGACGAAAATGAAGACGAGGTACTTTCCTTGCGCTCTGTGAAGTTCTTGGGTGTGAACATATTCAAGGAAAAAGAGAGCGCAAGGAAAGTACCTTCCTTGAGTTCGGAGAATAAAAGAAAGCCCCGATCATCCACATGCGAGGATGATCGGGGCTTAATGTCTATTTTAGACAACCTTTGTTATTCTGGCTTGATATCTTCCACAGAGTTCAGATCTTCCACTGTCAGAAGCGTATAGGAGAATGCCTTCTGTCCTGCCTTCTTGGCTTGGTTTGCCCACCCCATGAACTTTGAGAAATCGTTAATGTTTCTCACAACTTGACAACCTGCAGAATAGAGACCAACAACTGGTACCAGTCTGTTCTGTGATGCTCGATGGAAGTTTATACCAAACATCCCGAAATCATCCCCTACGAGGTCATGCTTCGCATCTCTATTGTTGTCTCGGTGGACATGAGTAGGTGAAGCTTGTCTGAGTGCTTCATACTTTCCTTGATGCAGACCGATCTGCCACAGGTCTTTGTGATATCCACGCTTCAAGATTGCACAACCTTGTGGATTTAGTGGCTTTTGGAGATTATCAATACCTGGGTCTGTCGTGAACTCAAGAATCTCACGGATTTCTATTTCACCCTTCTCGTTAAATCTGAAATAAACACAGGTATCGTTCCATGTGTTTGGATTCGATAAATCACGGATGCCGACAATGTTCAAGAAAGAGGGTGTTCGGTCTATTTCACCACCTACTTTCTCCACGGCACGGATTATCTTCATCATATCGTACTTCATAGCGGTTCTTTATGTTTTTCTTCTTGTTTCCGTTTATATAGGTCGGTAAATAAGCAAATATCCTCCAAAATATGTCTCTGAATCGATTAAAGAACATAACGCTATTCCAAAAAAACGGAGAAATCATAGATCTTGAATACAATGAAGAACTTGATCTTCTTCAAGGTGATCTCGTATTTTCAAAGACAAGTACAGGACTGATTGAAACACAAAGCTTGTACTTCATGGAGAAAGTCAAGATCTATGATGAGATCGAATACGATGATGTTCGTTCGTTTAGACATGTAAAGTGCAAAATGCACGAAGGAAAGTTCAAGTTCTTCGATGTTGGATCACCTTATGAATCAGAACCAGAGATAAGAGTGTTCGACACCTTTGAGGAAGATTTTAAGGAGGATAAAACAGCAACTTTCCGAGACGACATTGTTGAGATTCGTGACATTTTTGCAACGCCAAAGTGCTTGCAGATAATGGCAACATCCTCCGAAGGTGGATTTATCGAGGACATTCTTGTTATCGAACTTGACGGAGAAATAGCGATTGAACTCACCGCACAAATCTTCGTTGAAGAGGAAGATGAAAGATTCATCGACAGACTTGCTGATTTCGGAGAATACCTCTCTAAAGATGACGCATTTCTCTTCAGAACACATCCCACAGACGGTGATGTGGCGGATGTTTCTATTCTTAATCGCAAGCGTAAGGAATTCTTGATAGAAATGCACAATATCAAGCCTTATTTCTCCTCGCATAAAGGGGTCAGAGGTATCTTGAATCTGTTCGATTTCCAAGACCTCAAGATTAAGGAATATTGGTTAAATCCTAAAACTGGGAAATTCGTCTATGAAGATCTCTCCGAGAAATCGATGGATTACTCTCGTCTTCAGAAGACCTCGAAGTTTGGTCTGTTCTTTGAGTATAACTCAGTCGTTGATGATCTTTATGATGATCAAGGACTACCAGTAGTTAAAGACAACTTCTTGTTTACCGTAGATGAAATCGTCATAAAGCTGTTCGGTATCAAGAAGTGGATCGAAGACAGAGAAATCGGTGGTATTTCAGATATCGTCGATATCATAGGAGAATTCGTATTTTTTGGTAAGTACAAGATCACCACTTCTTGGTCAGAGCATGAGCATACGCAAAATGTAAAATCAAGATCGCACATAATAACCACAGATCGACGTGTTTACTATCTCCAAGATACACGTAACGATTCCTTGTATGTTGCAGATACAGACCTGCAAGGAAATCCAAAACTTTCGTCGATCGGAAGTAGAAAGCTTTCATCAATAGGGTCGTCTATCATCGGTGCATCGATTGGTTATAAAGGATTCCACGACACTTTTGTAACTGGGAGCAGTAAATCAAAGATAGCCACCGAAGTAACACTTCGAAACGACAGTTTCAATCGCAGATATGAAGATGTTCCCACAAACTGGGAGAACTTCAAAGATGTAGGTGCAACATGGGGAGATGTTGATCATTATCAGTATTACAGAGCGACATACGAACTCACAGATGGTGATTTCCAGATGACTGGCGAGTTTTCACCTTCCACGAGTGAAATCAAGATCCTCGTCAATCGTAAAGGTGTCTATGATGTGAAGATCGTCTATGAGTACTATGGTGGTGAAGAAATCTTCAAAAAGAAGAAGATGTTCGAAGTGAGACAGAAAATACCAAACTTCCTCGCTTTCTTCAAGTCTCATCCAAGCAAGGTTATCCACAAACACCAAAGAATGAGTGACGCTCGTCTGAGATTCTTGTCGTCGAAGATTCACGAGTATGAAAGACTTCACATGCTCAAAGATCCCTCACTTGGATTCCGAAGAATGAACTATCGAAAATCAGAGTTCAAGATATCGGACTTCGGTATCCGTTCTTGGGATGACTTGAATCTGTCTGGTGTAAGATATCCTTCGATCATTATCCATTCATTCACTCAAGGAAGATACTCATTGCAATCAAAACTCTTCACTCTCAGTGGTGAAATGCGAGAAAGACAAACGATGCGTGACCTGTATGAAGACATTCGTCATCAGATCGATCTCCGAGAGTTCAACGTGATCTACCGAGAGTGGGAAACCTCGTTTATTGAGATCGTCTCCCATAGAATGGTCTACGAGGACATTGATCTTCGTGCGGAAGGCATTCGTGTAGAATACAAAGAAAGTGTTGATTATCCATTTAAATGGAACAACACGAACATATACGAGCAATCATTCTTCGTTGCACCATTTCACCCGATATTCTTCAGTGTTGATGAATCTTACATTGATGGGATAGTAAACGCAAATTGGAAGATAAAGCAAGGAGATACCGAAGTCCTCAATCTCACCAACTCTCTCGTCATGTGTTACACATTCCAAAAGATAGGAAACTACACAGTAGAATGTGAGATATTCGACAATGCGGGCAATAGTTCTCTTTGTGTGAAATACAACTTTGTAAATGTGATATCGGGCGATGATTATGACAGATACGTAAAACACGTACAATAAAAGGCAAGTCCCACCATTGGCAAAGTCCGCTGGTGGGACTTTCCGTATCCGCCCATATCGGTAAATAACGAAATCTTTGAAGAATGGCAACTCAATCCATAAAGAAAGTATCTGTAGACAACTCTCTTGAGGAATCAAGAAAGATAATAAACGAGAATTTTGGCGTAGTAGATCTTATGATTCAGAAGATAAACCAATACACTGGTTTATTTCTTGAAAATCTGAAACTGCCACAAGATCCACTCGGAAACGTAAAGTACGTTTTGAGATATGACGTTCAAAACGGAAGATATATCGTTGAGCCAGATTCTGTTGTTGGATCTACTGGTATTCTTGATATTGTTCAACAATGGTCTGGTGAACAAGGAAAGAACGTGACGTTTATGATACTCCAGAACATCTCGGAATATGAAGACCTTGATGTTGAAGTTCGTCGTACATCGATCATTTACGTCAAGGAAACTCGAGATGTCATAATCTGTGATAGAAACCTTACAAACTTCACGAAGGAAGGGATCATTCAAGACATACAGAACTTCTTCACAGAGAAAAATAACGAGTTCGCAAAGTCGATAAAGGACTTTGAAGGAAAGCTCAAATCTTACAAGATGGGGATTCTCAGAACATTCTCCACCCTTGAAGATATGAAGTCAACCACCAATCCTGTAAGTGAAAAGGGAGAACCTCTTGAAGATGGTAATCTTGTCGCTATCTATAACAAGGCGAACTCTGGGTACGAACATAACGGAAAACTTTTCTCTTATAATCCAACAGCCACAGATTCTGATGACCGATGGATAGAGGTTGGGAAACTTTCACAGACGCTTGGGAACAGATTCACCGACGAGGAAAAACTTAAGGTTTCTATCATAAAGAACGACGGTGAACCCGACATGTTCCTTAGTGCAAATGGTTCTTATAGAAGAATTATTGTTCCGACAGCACCCATTCAAAAGATCGTTGTAAATGGCAACGAACTTACACCTTCGGAAGATGGTACTGTAAGAATTGATGCAGGTAAAGGTAGTGTCAAATCGGTACAGATTGGCACTGATCCCGAAATCTTACCAAATGAGGATGGTGTGGTGAAAATCCCAGTCGATGTTGAACTCGATGAAAACTCACAATCTCCAATCTCCAATGCTATAGTTGCACAAGAAATCGGGAAGCTGAAGAGACATTCGGTATCCTCACTCGATGCAGAACTCTCTGAAGATGGTCAATCCGTTGTTCTTTCTCTCTACGACGAGGTTCGTGGTGAGAAGTTTGGATCTGTGACTATACCTGCAGGTGGTGGCGGAGGTGGCGGTGGCCAGATACAGAAGTCAAAGCTTATACTTCAATCTGAACTCACAAAGAAGCACATTCGCCTTGGTGATACCTCCTCGTTCTCTTACACCTACGACTACAAGAATGCAGATAATGAATCGACGGGTATACGTGCAAAGATCGAAGTCACGATCAAGAATGGTGCACTGACGCTGTTCTCAAAGACTTACGAAGATGTCTCCGCAGGGACTTATGGCGTGGACATCAACGACTATCTCCGAGAAGGTACTATCGACATTTACGTAAAGTGTACAATTCGAGACGAAGAAGGAGAGACGAAGACGAAACAGACTTATCAATCTCTCCGAGTTTACGACATTCGTCTTGAGACTTCGTACAAGCTCTCGACAAATGGACAAGGATATGAATCCACAGACACGATAACCATTCCTTTCCGTGTAACTGGTGCAGGTGATAAAAATGTGAAACTTCTCATGGATGGGACACAGTTTCAATCACAATCCGTCACAAAGAGTGGTGTCACAAATGGATCATTCTCGATCCATGCAGGTTCAATTGCATCTGGTATTCACACGATGACCTTGACCACTGATGTGTCAGTCCCAGGTACGACGATTCATTCAAACTCGATCATCTTCCACCTCCGCAGAGGTGTTGATATCTACAAGCCATTTGCGCTGTTTATGTTCGATGACAAGGTCGGTAGAACGTACGACGCAGGGGAACAGATCAAGATGGTCGTTGCACAGTTTGAGGAATTCTCATTCAACTATTACGTTTATGATCCTTCCAAGGCAAAGGCGAACATAAACCTCACTGTTGGAAGTCAAGAGTCATCAATCGTCGTCGACCGTATCGATCAAACGTACACGAACAGATTCATCGACAGGTCTCCAAAGACGATCTCTATTAAAACATCCTCCGACACCTTCTCCCTTCCAGTCGTTATTGAAAGATCTTCAATGGACATTGGCAAGGTTGTCGACAGTATGTCCTTGGAGCTTATGTCGGGAGGTCGCTCAAACACTGAATCGAACCCTGCCGTTTGGACTTATAAGGGAATCACGACGGCATTCCATAACGTCAACTTCTCATCCTCGGGTTGGAAGAATGGTTCACTTTCTCTTGTCAATGGTGCAAGCATAGAAATAAACCACAAGCCATTCGAAACTGACCCCACGATCACTGGGAAGACCTTCGAATTCGAATTCTCTACCAACACGATCTCTGATAAAACGTCGCCAATCATCCATTCTCTTGACAATGGCGTTGGGATTTCGATTACACCAATCTCCGCCAGAATCCAGACTTCAAGCGGTGTCCGTGTAGAAACGAAGTTCTCGACTGGTAGATTCTACAAGATCACTTTTGTACTTTCCAAGAAGACAGAGACGAGAATCCTTGAAATCTACGTTGATGGTGTCCGTTGTGGTGCAGTACAGTACCCTTCCACCGATTCAATCCTCCATCAAACACCTCGAAACATTGTCATCGATTCTTCGTCTGCAAATGTCGATCTTCGAACTGTTAGAATCTACGACCGTGCTCTCCAAGATGATGAAATCCTGATGAACTACATCATCGACAGACCAGATCCACGTGACATTGTCAGACTTTACAGAGATAACGATGTTCTTGATGATTCTGGTGCGGTTTCTATGCAGAAACTTCTCGCAAAGGGAAAATCTGTGATGAAGATGAAAGCGGATATCGCTCTCGTAGACAAGACCAATAACAAGAAGTTCGAAGTACCTCTTGATGTCGACTTCTTCTCCAAGTTTGGGAAAGAGTTCTCATTTGAACTTCGTCATGGTCGAGTGCGTATACAGGGGACATCATCGACTACTTATCCACGTAAAAATTATCGTCTCTACTTCGATGTCAAGAAGAAAGATGCCGAGAATACGCTTACCGTGGGTGGTGTCCTCAAGGAAAAGAGAAAGTATGCTTTCAAGCCGAATTCTCCCGAGGTGGGCTTGTTCACAATGAAAGCCGACTTTGCGGAATCATCATCTACTCATAACTCTGGTGTTGCAATCATCATCAATGATGTCTTCAAGCAATGTGGATTCCTTGTTCCACCTCAGAAGCAGGATATCAACGTTCGTATAGGTGTTGATGGTCAGCCTTGTGATATGTTCGTTGATAATCTCGATGGAAACGTCAAGTACATCGGCAAGTATAACTTCAACAATGACAAGGCGAAATCTGATCATGTCTACGGCTTCAGTGGTGATAGTTGTACGTGTTTGGAATTCCTCAACAACTCGAATGCTGTTGGACTTTTCCAAACTGACGACATGAACACCCACTTCAAGAATGGTCTCGAGTTCCGATATCCCGAAGATATGACTTGGGAACAGGCAGGTGATAGACAAAGACACGTTCGAAGATTGTGGAGCTGGATCAAGTCTTGTGTAGGTCGTCCCGATAAGTTCAAGCGTGAAGTAAGAGATTACTTCGATATCAACTTCCTCTGTGGTTGGTACGTGATGACGGAATACTTCATGATGGTCGACCAGAGAGTGAAGAACATGATGTTCGCCACGTGGGATGGTAACATTTGGTATTTCATACCTTACGATAACGATACTATCCTTGGTGTTCGTAATGATGGTAAGCTCATCTACGATTATGATATCGACCAAGACACGTACGACGCATCGATTCAGAACTTTGCTTACGCAGGTCACGATTCCGAACTTTGGAAACTCGTAAGACAGGCACTTCAGAACGAACTTCAAGAAACAGCACAGAAGATCAGATCAGTGATGTCGAAAGAATATGTCTTGAATGTTCTGAATGAAGAGTTTATGAACAACTGGTCGAAGAGAATCTATAACAAGGACTCTGAGCACAAGTACATCAAGCCACTTCTCGAGAACAATCTCGACTACCTTTACTCTTTACAAGGGAATCGAGAATCACATCGTCAGTATATCATCAATAACCGATTTGACCTTCTCGATGCGAAGTATCTCGCAGGTACTTACAGATCGGATAACATAAGACTATACTTCTCTCATAACTTCTCTCAAGATAACAAGGAGATTCACATCAAGGCATCAGAGCAATACAACTTTGGTTATGGATTTACCAGTGGTGCTCCAAAACAGAGTGGTATTCTTGCAAATGACAAGAATGGTTACAAGGTTTCGTTGAGATTCTTTATGGATCTTATCGTCAATGACCCTCAGTTCATATACGGTGCATCGAGAATGCAAGAAATCGACTTCCGTGAGGTTTCGAAGTACATCCTCAACAACATCGACTTCTCAAGTTGTAAGACCTTGAAGAAGCTTGATCTTTCATGTGCCGACACCAATACGACACTTCAATCTCTCACGCTTACTGGGTGTCAGAATCTTGAAGAACTGAACGTACAAGGTTTGCAATCTGACGGCTTCACATCACTTGATCTGTCGGGAAATATTCGCCTACGCAAGTTTGATGGTCGTCGAACGAAACTTCAGAGTATCTCATTCGCATCGGGATCACTCATCGAAGAGCTTTATCTTCCAAGAACGTTCACATTCCTACAACTTCGTGGATTGAGAAATCTTCGTTGGGAAAATATTCATTTCGAAGATAAATCAAAGATCACAAAACTCTGGATAGAAAACTGTGACAACATTCGTTGGGAAGACATTATTCAAGAATTCCCAAATCTTCAGAATATCAGAATCTACGGTGTTTCCAAGAAGGGTCGTATTGACTTCCTTGAAAAATACAAGCTGATGGGAGGGATCACGATCGATGGATCACTTCGTCGTGAATCTGGATTTGTTGGCAAGTATGAACTTGAGAACTTCCTCGAAGAATCAGAACTTGAGAAGTGGCAACGTCAGTACCCCGAACTTTCTATCTTACAACCCGAGTATTCTGTAATTGCGGTCACTGAATCGATCGTGGATTCTCGTGGACTAAAACAGAACGTACTCGATCCACAGAGACTTTCTAATCTTGACAACGAGACTGGTTATCTTTATAACAAGCCTTATGTGATGAGTGGTCACGTCAAGAAGATCGTCGAGAATCGTAGAAAGTATAGAGGAAAGGAACAAGAAAGAGGAAAGATGGTCGTGTTCCCACTTCACGACAAACATTCTGGGAAATATGACACAAATGAAAATCCTGATCTTTGTGAAGTTGCCGATATCGACGTTGCAGAATCTGGTGGTATTTGGGTTCATGAACCACAATCTTGGAGAAAGGGTGTTTATGACTATGAAACAGATACTGATTACTTCATCTGGTCATCAAACCTTGAAGAACCACGGAGACCAGAAGGGAAGAAGTTCGACTTTGTATGGTTCAGACAGAATGCTGTGAAACAGATCTACGTACAACCAAGAAATGGTTGTGTCGGTAAGAACATAAGTCAGTACCTCTACAAGTACAGACGATCAATATCTGACGGAAGCGAAGGTGCAGACTATATTGGTCATATAAAGGTTGATGTTGGTGGATTCAAGCGAGTGAAGTTCCCGATGATGAATAGAGGTTATCACAATGAAGACAACGGATCAATAGGTGTAACAAGCCCTGGTTCTAAGAGACAACCTGGTGGTGAGTATTGGCACGAAAGAACTTGGAATATTGGCGCTTGTTTCACTGATGCAGACGGAAAGATTATAAAGTTCTTGCTTCTGAACAACATAGATTTCTCTGCAATGAACCTCGATTTCGGATGTGCAGTACCTGCTGGTGCAAAATATCTCTACACGTCGATACTCTCCGATTTTCTACCGCACGAAGTTTATGAAGTATGGTTGACCAACAGTGATTCAATTGCAGATTGGGAGCCAGATTGGACAAAGCAGGAATCGATGTGGGTGGCGCACAATCCTCTTGTGTATAGCACCAATGACAAGAGACGGCAGTCATACCCAGGCATAGTGAACGCCAAAGATCACGACGGTCATTTAGATTCGAGATACAGCAAAAACCAATGGGTGTTCAAACAGGGAACATCTCTGTGTTATCATCACAATCCCAACACTGTAGCGAACTTCATGAGAGGACATGCGTCGTACAGATCGATCGACAGAATAGAAGCTGGTTACTTCTGGCATCTTGTGATATCGGCATACGGCAGATTTGACTACGCTAACATAACTGGTTGTTCTTCGTCGAATATAGACAGCGGTCGTGAGAAATTCTTCACAGATCCAAGAATTGGTATAAACGATTCAAGATGTATCGGAACTGATGGTGTGTATAACAGATCAAGATTACAATATGTGTGGAACGATGAGTTCGGACAGAAACAGTTCAATCCATATAACCAATCGCAGATCCTGTGCTATGGATGGATGCAATCTGTAGTGTTCATGACACAAGCAAGAAACAAGAACGGTGTTGATTATTCTGGTGGTAGCAATATGAATCATCTCACGTATTTCAACAACCATTTCTATACACAGCGAATCGGTGTAATCTCTGTGCAGAAATCAACGACATATTCACCAGTTGGATCAAAAGATACTTTTGTAGTAGATTGGCAGTCTACTAATAATGGTGAGAATGCTTTTGTGAGAACTGTAAACAGTGGTAAAAAGTTGTCTATCGTTCCAAGATCATACACTGGTGCGAACGAATACAACGGTTGTTGTCTGTACTTCCACAATCAAAGCAGTTACGATCGTATCGGTAATGACGAATACAACTACGTGAAATGGAAAACGTTTGGTTGGGAGACGTACGTTCCGATCTTCCTTGGAAATGTTGTGATATCAAATAACTTAGAAGAGTTTAAATCACTGAAACACTACAAATTCCTATATGATGAACGATTCGTACCAGATGATAACTAATAGACAAAGTGGAAACCCAGAGGTGGATGGCAAGCTCATCCACCTCGTTGATCCACTTCATGAGAAATACACAGTCGCTTACGACATCAAAGGTCAAGGTAACGGAATGACTTATAGCGTACAAGAATACGATCATCGACCAACTACAAAGGAAATCGTTGATTTGTTATCATCAGTCTTCAACGAGGAATGTGACGAGGAAATTCTCACTGGGTCTTCTTACACGACACTTGAAGATGAACCAGTTACCAAACCTTTGTATCTCTCTCAAGAGAATCAGTTCAACTGGTCGACTGGTTTCCTACTCACTAACGCTCTTGGAGGTGCAAATCTCCCAGAGTTCATCAAGATAGGTGACGATGACGACTTCTACATTTACAAGATAGAAACGCTTGATCAATATAAGCACTTCGTTTTACATGTTCTCACACACATAAAAACGTGTTTGAACAAGTGTTGGCAAAAGAAAGCAAATATTGATCTTTCGAAATACACTCTTGACGACGAAAACGAAGAAGAATAATAATGGAGATTGATCTTCAAGAAATAGACAAGACAAAGACGAATGGTTGTGGTGCTATGGGAGGAATATTCAAGTTCCTAAAGCCACCACACCATGAATTTTTCCGTGGAGAGTGTGAAGTCCACGACATGCTTTACGAAATAGGAGGAACTCGAGAAGACAGATTGAAAGCCGATATCGAACTTTTTCAATCAATGATCAGAAGATCAACCTCTTATTTCAGAGATAGAAGCGTAGGTTCACAGATGTGGTTCTTCATTCTTTCTTACATCTACTATATCGCAGTAAGAGCATTCGCTGGTCGTAGATTCACATACAAAGAAATAAAAACAAAAACGAATAAATCAAAAGATGGACAGCTTTAAGAAACTAAGTAAAAGCGAATTCGTATCAGAACTTCCACAGTTCATAAACAACTTCTTATCGATTATAGAATCAAAGTTTAACTCATATGACTCTATCATCGACACTGCTCGAGGTATCATAAACCTCACAGGGAATAGTACAATGTCCCTCAAGAAGGTAGTTCTCAATGCCGATATTGATGACGTACTTTCTATTCTCGATAAGAGCAATTCACAGATCGCCAGCATTGACAACCTTGGTAATGCAAGATTTGCAAAGCTCGTGGCAGGGAAGGGAACTACAAGTGTTGCAGATGGTGAATCTTACATCGATAGACTGTTTTGTGATTCATTCAAAACGAGATCATTCTCCTCTGCATCTTTTGATATTGAACAGACTTTGGTCACCCAGTACGAGGTACTGAATGTCACACAGAATAGTGGTACTGACATTCACAATAAAAAGTCCGTACTTCTGTTGAACTACAATTCGATGATCTCGTCTGGGGAAAAGAAACTGCTGATCAATCCGGCCACACTGAAAAAAGGAATGCACTTCACGATGCACCTTTTCCAATGTGGTGAATCGGATATCTGCCAGATAGCTTCATCTGATCCCTTGAGACCAATACGACTTATGAATGGGAAATCAACAGACATTTCGATTGTGTTTAAAGGACAGAGATCTGATGAACCACAATTTGTCGAACTGATTTATGTTGATGAGAAAAACTATCAAGGTCTTGTGGTTTACAGACATAGTGGTGTAACGTTTAGAAACAACGCATAAACACATCGAGTAAACATAAAAAATACCTTCGAAAGCACAGAGAGGTATCTTCGTTGAACTCGGAGATACCTCTCGCTGTTTTCATATTAGAAAGAGGAAGAGAAGCCAAGGAAAGTACCTCTCTTTAATCAATACTGACGAAGATGACAGATGTGTGACAAAGATGTCATGACATATGACATCTTTGTCATGACACGAGATAACTTGACACGATCTTTGTTATAATTATCGTGAAAGATCACTCGGATCAATCAGTTATCATCATCACCACACCGAAAGGTGAAAACGAAAGAACAGAACTCATGGAAATGACAGGTCACAACACGTACTACTTCAATTCACAAGAAGGTGTTACCCCAGCAGATCATAACGTTCAGTACGACTACGACAAGGCAGTATCAGACACCTTCTACGGTGATTACGATATGGCTGAAGCTCGCCTTGAAATCGAGAATCCTAAACCATTAAACGAGTACCTCGAGGACATCACAGGGCACTATGTTGAAGGTGTAAACAACTGGCAGGAAGCGCACAAATATCTCGTCGACCTTGTGCAGGGGATACTTGTGGAACTCGTGAAAATCACCCCATCATTCAACAACGTCAGAGAATATTCTGCTGTTATCAATGAGAGCTACGCTGATGGCTCTTTTGTTGACTATTCCGTGTCATATTGGCCAGAAAATGAGGAAGTCAACATCTACCTTGAAGCAAGTAACAATCTCAAGGGGATTGCACTAAGCAGAAGTGAACTCAACGAGATGCTGATGATCGAAGCTGTCGATCTCGAATAACAACTGTGAGAAGATAAAGATGAAAGTCCACCTCGACGCTCATATGTCGAGGTGGGCTTTTGTTTGTCATATGACACGAGATATGACAATGATGACATGACAGACGTATGACACGTGTCATATGACATTTGTGTCATGAAATGTTAAAAGATGTTATGAAATATGATACGAGGTAATACAAGATATGACAAAGTGTTAAAGAAGACATGACAGAATATATGACAACTGACAAATCTGTCATATTCTTGAAACTCTGGCACGATTTTTGTTATAGTTATTATGTGAAGATTTTCACACAACAGCTAAAAATCAGTTCAACAAATCAATCAGATCCAAAGATCATGGCTAATCGCAAGTTCAATGATTTCTTCAACATCGCAATGGAAATCATCATCAAGGCAGTCAAGAAGGTAGCTTCTACAACGAACGAATTCTTCAAGACAAAGAAGACCATCAGAAAGTGGATGTCAATCACGTTCATCTCCATGCTCATCCTCGAAACGTTCTTCCCACTCGGCAAAATCGTTAAGGGTCTCGTAGGTAACTTCGTCGGTGGAGCATCTGGCGTGATGATCTTCATCCTCGGCTTCCTCGCCACGTGTTACATCGTAGTGGAAGCCACAGATCCTGCAAACGGCAAGAACAACAAAAAGTAATAACAACCTCCCCGACAACATAAACTAACCCCTAATCAAAAGATCAACGAATCATGGCAACTTACATCACCCCCGAAGGACTTCGCAAGGAAATCAATAGAGCTTTCATCATCAAAGTTCGTCGTCACATCGTAGAGGACATGGAACGCAAACTCTACAACGCCCTCTCTCCTGCATACCGCAAGAAGTTCACTATGCAAAAGTGGGTACGTGAACAGTCCGTGGGGAGACTGTTCATGACTGGGGACAAGGACAACTGCATCTTCTCAGAGTTCTTCTCAATCTTCTACCCACAGGCGATGGAACAATCCTTGCTGATCCTCCACGATGAGGATGAATCTCACAATGTCGTCATCGACATGTTCGAGATGTTCAGAACTCGTCGAAAGTACGTCAGAAACAAGGAAGTCGCAGACATCCAAAAGAAGATCCGTGAGATCGAAAGACTGATCGAAAACCGTGAGCAGAAGGTGACAATGTCCGACTTCAAGGCAACGAAGTCATTCTCGAAGGAACTCGCAGAGATCGAGGAATTCAAGGCAGAAATCTCGACGCTCCAAGCAGGGATCAAGGAACTCGAAACGAAGGATGCTGAAGATTATGCTCGTCGTCTCGAATCATATGACGGTCTTACATATCAAGAGATCTACGACCGTGAAAGCCGTGATTTCTCGAAGTCAGAAGACAACGAATGGTTCTCTGATGACAAGCCCATCAGTGGTTATATTGCAGTCTCTGCAAAGAATCTCTCTCTGATGAGATTCAACAGAATGCAGACCAACATCGTTATTCCTATGTCAAAGCTCACGTCAAACACGGATACTGATGATGAGGAAATGATCGACATTGCTCACAAGCGTAACACAGTCAAGGAAGATGATGAGGAAATCGAAATCGTCAGCGCAGAAGACATCTTCAACCCCGATGAAGATCCAGAGGATGCAAAGAACAAGCGAATGATAAAGCGTTGCCGTGAACTCTTCGAAAAGTGTCCCAACTCTGAAGTCCTCATCGACTTTATCTTCAATGATCTCACCCACGAACAGATTCGTGACAAGTACGGATTCGAAACAAGTGGTGCAGTCAAGTCTCGTGTCTTCAGAATGCGAAACAGAGTGAAGGAGATCATCAAGCGTGAACTTGAATCCGAAGCAATCCTTGAACGTCAGATTCCCTCGGGGGTCGTCACGAGATACTACGAAAATGGTGAACTCGACACAATCAAGTCGGAATCATTCTTCGAAAACTACCAGATGGTGAAGCGTATCGAATACTTCGAAAGTGGCAAGGTAAAGCGTGTCTCGAACTATGTCGATGGCTCTCTCTGTGGTGAATACACCGAATACTACGAAAACGGAAAGGTCTACAAGAGTGGATCTTACACGAATGGTAAGAAGTTGGGAGAATGGACAACCTACCACGAGAATGGGAAGAAGGATGAATGGATCAGCTATCTCAGCGACACCGAGAAGATCTTCGAAGTCTACAACGAACAAGGCAAGCTCGAACAGTATGGTCATATCGTGGAAGGTGTGGCAGTCGAGTTCTTCATCGATAATGTCCACACAGAACGCTACATGAGTGGGAAGCTCAAGGTACGTGGCAACACTGACAAGAAGAACAATCCTATCGGCATCTGGGAAATGTACGACGAAGAAGGTCGTGTTATCAAGTCAAAGAAGCACGGCAAGAATGGTAACGTTGTAGAACTCTCAGAATATGACTACGCAAGCATGGAACGCAAGACTTCTGAATACAACAATGATGGTGATCTACTGAGATCGAGAACTTATCGTATCGAACCATCAGAAGGTAACGCCCACGAAGACAACAAGTAGTACTCATTCACAAGCAACAAGCATCATTGAGGGGGTTATCTGAACAAGTAAGAAAGACGGATAACCCCCTCAATCATTAACAAGAATTCGACATATGGAAGCAAACATTAAGATTTTCGCATCTGTTATTGACGAAACTACAAAGAAGCAGATCGATTCAATAGTTTCCACACCTCCATATTCCGCAGAAAGGGTGAGGATCATGCCAGATGTTCATGCAGGTCAAGGATGTGTTATTGGCTTCACATTAACAACATCTCAAGGAAAGGTAAATCCTCATCTTGTCGGCAGTGACATAGGCTGTGGGATGACAATAGTTAAGCTTGGTAAGATCGATATTGATTACAAGAAACTGAACGACTTTGTTGATTTGGTCGCAAAGAAGGGTGTACAATCTAACACCCCATTTGGCGGATTCCTATACGATTTCATGAAAATGTGTAGGATAACAGTATTATCGCTACAATGTGGTGTAGATCAAGATGAGTTTCAGAAGATCTTTAACACTTTCGGCACTCTTGGAGGTGGTAATCACTTCATAGAGATCGGCAAGTCGGAAGCAGGTGATCTTTATCTCGTCATCCATAGCGGATCTCGTCGTCTTGGTAGTCATGTCTACAAGTACTACGTGTCCAAGAACTCTGAAGTGATCAAGAAGTCGAAGTCAGAGAAGATCAAGGAGATGATTGAGGACATGAAAAAGAATGGTCTTCACTCACAAATCGAGGAACGTGTAAAGGAGATGCGAGCAAGCCAGCAATCAACTGATATTCTCGATGAATCATTGCTTTATGACTATCTTCACGACGTGGGAATTGCTGTCGAGTTCGCTATTCTCAGTCGCATGTATATCGCAATGTCTATCGGTGAACACCTCGGTCTGAAGATTGACAACTCTCAAATCGAGCATTGCGTTCATAACTACATCGATGACCACGGAATTATCCGTAAGGGTGCATGTTCCGCCTACAAGGATCAACGTGTTGTTATTCCTATCAATATGCGTGACGGAATAATCATCGGTCGTGGGATTGGAAATCCAGATTGGAACTATTCTGCACCTCATGGAGCAGGTCGTGTGATGTCAAGGACAGAAGCAAAGAAAAAGCTGACTCTCGAAGAGCTTCGAAAGTCAATGGAAGGTGTTCAGACATGGTCACTTTCCGAAGATGTGATAGACGAATCACCTTCTGCTTATAAGAAACTTGAAGATATTCTTCCATGGCTCTCAGAAACTGTAGAAGTGGAAGATATCTTAAAGCCAGTTTATAACTACAAAATAACGGAATAATGCAGATAGTTTTTGATATGAACTACATTGCGAATAGGACAGCGTTCGCAATATCCCCTTCCGAGATTTTCTTGTCCACACAAGAGGACAGAGACGATCTCCGTCAAGCTGTCCTCCAATCGATAAACTTCGTCATCAAGAAGTACAGCAGGGTTACAAACTTTGTATTCTGCTTTGATTCTACGGAGAAGTCGTGGCGATATGGGCTTGATCGTGGTGATGATTATAAGGCAAATCGAAAGACATCAACATCCAGGTTTGATCGTCAAGGTTTTGGAAAGTTCATCTCAGAATTCAAACGATTCCTCACGGACAACGGTTATTGTGTTCTCTCCTATCCTCATGCAGAAGGTGATGATCTCATCTATGTTTCATCGAATCTGATCTACAAGTCCGATGAATCAGTGATCATCTGTACAGCGGATTCCGATATGAAACAACTAGTGAAGTTTAATGGAACGAACTTCATCGCAATGTTCAATATGGACTCGTCGAAGATGATGCACTACATTGATCAGAGGACAAAGAAGAAGGAAATCTCCACGCTTGATGACTTCTTGAGTATTTCTGAAAATGTCACCGAAGACAGCAACAGAACGATCATCGAACAGAGATCCGAAAAGATTATCCCAGAGAAGGCACTGTTTGTAAAGGTCTTGTCGGGGGATAAATCTGACAACATCCCTTCCGTTTACAAATATCCAAAGGGAAAATCTGAAGTGTCCTTCACTGATCTCCGTGCATCGAAGGTCTTCGAAAAGTACTATGAGGAGAAAGTTGTAAATGGTGAGATGACGGTTGAAGATGTCTTTGAAGATGTCGATCTTCCAAAGCACATAATCGACGAGGTTCAAAAGTCTCCAGACTATGCCGATTCGGAGAAGATTTCGGAGAACATTGGTATCAATCGCAGATATGTCGAACTCTCCTATAAGAGTTATGACGACGCTTACTATGATGCACTTGAGTTGTACGTTATAGGAGAACTGACGAAGACACAGAACAGTAGAACGTTTGACCAGTTTATAGAACAAGAAGACGTATGGCAGTAAAGCTCTTCGATCTCATCGATTCGATGTGGGATGATACAAAATGGGAGAAGATCTCTGAATCTGACAAGAGAACGCACTACTTCATGATTCAGAGATTCATGTCGATCATGTACATTGATGAAACTTCACGTATGAATCTCGAGCAGATCAACTATGCTCGAGTTGTCGATTTTTGGAGAGAGGTCATGAAGAGACGCTATAAGTCCAAGCCACAATTCCTCTTTACAAAGACAAAGAAACTCGAAAAAGAGAAAGAGAAGAAGATCGCAGTTGATGAGCAAGTTATCAGTTTTTATATGAAGCATAACGAACTCGACAGACGTGACTTTGATATGCTCTTCAAAATGTTCCCAGATGCGCTCAACGATGAGTTGAAAATGTACGAGAGGAACATGTAAAAATCACTCCGAATAGCCCCTCGGATCGGTAAATAAGCAGAATAACTACCGATCCGAGGGGCTATTTTGTATATGGATATTGAACAATTTAACATACTCTACGATGTATTTGGTGAATCGTTAGATTTGCAGAGGAACTCATCATCGAAAATTGAAGGCATTTTTGATGGTGTCCAAAGCATATCGACGAATCTTGAAGAAGTCGCAAAACTCTATAAGGAAAAACTCGAAGAAGAGAAGAAGCTTTCTGAATCTGTACCTCAGATGGCTTCTATCACTTCTCCTACGTCAATGTCCGACATGGCAACCGTCTCGTTCTATATCGAACAGCAAGCTATCCTCATGGACAAAGTGTTCGGTTTGAATGGGCATTTGTTCATGGATACGATGTTCTCGATAGACAAGGGAATACAACTGATAGCAAAGCAGAAAGCAGAGATATCGGCAACACAACCAGTAGGAAGTGCATCGCTCGGTGCAGATATGAGAACGCTCGATCAGATCAGCCAATCAATCAACCTTTTCGTATCTTCTATTAACACGAGTGTAAACAAGAGATACGTCAAGAACATAGCGACATTCAACAAGTCGATCAATGTTCTCATGAAGGGGATCAAAGATGCAGTTGAAAAACTCGACCAGAAGTCTTTGGACACTTTCTCGAAAGCATCAATGTTTGTCGTGGATTACACTAAAGGTGTTGCGGAGATAGATTCAAGGAACATAACCGATAGAAAGATAAAAGCTATCAAGAAAGCGATATCGATCTTCAACATGCAAGACCTTAAGGATGTTTCGATTGAAAATACGAAAGCCGTTGCAGAATCAATGTCCGTGTTCTCTGTTCATCTTAAGCCCTTCATGGATTCTCTATCGAAGTCGAAGATGCCTTCACAGAGAAGAATCCAAAGAATAATGAACTCGCTTGGAGAATTCATCAAGAGTTTCTCTGAAGTAATGAAGAATGGTGACGCTTCGAAGATGAAGGCAACTGGGGACATGCTCTCGAGCATTGGTACTGGGATCCGTAAGTTTGCATGGAGAATCTTTATCGCATCACCACTTCTTGTTCTCGCTGTCCCAGGTATGACAATCTTCAAGTTTGTTGTCAAATTCTTGAAGAAAGAACTACAATTCATAGCGGATAATGCAGAAGGACTAAATCGAGGTGCAATGGGGATTGCAAAGATGGGACTTGCTGTTCTCGCATTTGCAGGATCTATCGCACTTACGACGCTCATAATGCGACAGATCGATGTTCGACAGCTTGTATGGGGTCTTGCAATAACCAGTGCCACAATGTACGGAATGTCGAGACTGTTCATGTACTTTGGTAATTCTCGAAACTCTCGAAGAATTGTCTCTGGTGCAAAGGCAATCGCCTTCATGTCAGCTTCTCTTGTCATTGGCGCACTTTCTCTTTATGGTGTGTCACAGGTGGGGATTGACTTTGTAAATGTTGGTGTTCTTGCATTGTCACTTTCGGCACTTGCTGTGGTTTATCATTTCATCGGTAAGTCTTGGGTGACGATATCGAAAGGTGCTCTTGCAATGTCTGTCATGTCCTTGTCGATTTATCTTGTTAGTGCATCTATTGCATTCTCATCTATGGTTGCTATGAAGAGTTGGAAGGGTGCACTGATCTTCATGGGACTTGCATCGGGTATCGCCACAATTTGGGGTGTTGCAGGTATGTTCTTCGGCTATATCGCTCTTGGTGCAGGTGCTATGGCGCTCGTAGGGCTTTCCTTGCTCACATTTGCCCTTCCGTTGAAGATGGTCGGTGAAGCAATGGAGAAGAGCGGTGATGCACTGATCAAACACCTCCCAGAATTCATAAAGGAATTGGTTATTCCAATGTCAATGATGGGACTCGCTTCACCTCTTATTCTTCTTGGATCTGTTGCGCTTGGTGCAGTTGGTGCATCGCTTCTTCCATTTACGAAGGTCTTCGAAGGGATAAGCAAATCTAAAGTTCAAGTCGATGATGTTTCGAACTTCTCAAAATCGATGACTATCCTTGCGAAGGGCGCATCGGACTCACTTTCTGAACTTTCCTTCCTCGACACTTTCCGTCTTGGATCTTTGAGAGATGTGGCAAGTATTGTCGACACATTCTCGTCGTCAATGGTCAAGTTCTCCACGCTTGGTGATACTTCGAAGCTCATCGACATTTCTCGCAACATTGGGGAGATGTTCAAGAACATCATGCACTCCGTCATTATTGCAACTTCCCCCGATGCAATCAAGAAGATGTACGACATCGACACGAACTGGCTGAAGATTCAAGGCTCGATCACCTCGGCAAGTAGAATGTCTTCGGCAATGATCGATCTTGCAGATGGTGTACGAAAGTGGACAGAGATGAAGATCGACGAGGGAGATGGTCAGAAGATTGCAGACAACATAAAGTCGATTCTCGGGATCATCCCTGCATCGATCGCTCCAATGGGGAGATTCTTTGATGACGATGACGACATGTGGAATCTTTGGGGTATTCTCAGAAAGTCTGATAAAGATGTAGAAGAGAAGAGAAAGTTCGAATATCTCAATGGCCAGACTTTCTCACTTCGTGAAGTTCGTAATGGTCTAAGATTTACCGCCAAACTCGGGGATTCTCTTGGTGATCTTGCAGATGGTGTGAAGAAGTGGGCAGAAATGAAGCTCTCTTCTTCTGATGTGGAACAGATCGACACGAACATAAGAACAATTCTGGGTGTTCTTCCTCGAAAGATTGCAGACTTCGGGGCAATTGATAAGGATGAGGTTATAAACGCAGGTTTCCTTGGATTGTTCCAAAAGTCATCCGTAGAACGAGGACTTGAATATACAGGCGACCTTGGGAATGCTATAAACAGTCTCGCAGATGGTGTCCGAAAATGGAGAGATGCGAAGCTCACTTCGGGGGATGTTGAAAGAATAACTTCAAATCTCCAAACAATCATGGGTGTTCTCCCTGCTCTTGTTTCACAGTTCGGTGAACAGGACAATGATGTGATTCCTACTGGTTTCATGGGGATGATCCTCAAGACCACAGTCCAAAGAGGTATTGATTACGTCAAGGGGATAGGCGAAGCACTCATTCCTCTTTATGATGGTGTCGTGAAGTGGAAGACAACGAAGATCTCGGATGAAGAGAGAACGGCAATACAGAAGAACATCGAAGGAATACTCACCACGATTCCTCAAGTGTTCATGTCTCTTGCAGAAGATGCCGATAAGGGAACTGGGATCTTTGGAATAGCCGATAGTGATCTTCAAAAGGGTGTTGATGCAGTGAAGATGTTCAATGAACCTCTGAATATGCTAGTCAACACGATTAAAAACTACTCATCGATTAAGGATGCCGATATTTCGTCTCTGAGAATGGGTGCTACCCTCAAGAAGACTTTGCAGATGATCAACGAAGGATTCTCGTTCCTTACACCTCATAAGGTGGACACATTCTCCAAGTTCATAAAGCCATTCTCTGAGTTCACGAAGATCCTCACGAAGTTCGGGAAAGATATGAAGGATGTCTCGGCAGATTGGAAGTCGATAGAATCCGTGATCGACAAGGCGAACTCGTTCGAACAGAACAGATCGAGATCTTCGTACTCATTCCCCTCACTTTCAAAGCCCTCTGGAGGATCTTTTGCAAGCTATCAATCCACTGGTTTCAAGATAGAAAAATCGAACAAGGAAACCATGAAAGTGGATAGAAAAGCAGGAGAAACCCCAGAACAACTTCGAACTCGACAGATTGACAAGATTATCCAATCGATGGGTATGATACTTGATGCGCTCGGTTATAGAAACTCGGATGGTGCTGTCCAACAGAACGCAGTTGCATCGATACTTTCTGACCTCAAGGATCTGTTTATGGATGGTAATGCTAAGGTAAGAGTAAATGGTAAGATCGGTTAAGGTACTCTCTTAATACAAGAAGCATACTTTCCTTGAACTTGAAGATATTCAAAGGTATGAAAACAACAGACAACGTCACAGAGTTCAAGGAAAATACCACGGAAAAGTTCACAAAAGTACATAAATCAAAAACACGAAAGAATAATGATAGGGAATCGTTGGTTTAGGCAGATAGTTATCAATGCAACAATGTTCGTGATGTGCAGTTGCTTTATAACGTTTATGATAGTTTCAGTGATGTCATTCTTATCTTCCAAATCCATAACTTTTTATGATAGTAGAAGCGGACAAGATACGATAACTCTGGTTGATACGATATACGTTCAAAGTCCAGACACAACAATGACGATGGACACTATTGTGAGAAACATGGAAATAGATGGTAACAATGTTGTAAACGATTGAAAAATTGAAAACACAAAGCAGGTGAGAGCCGATGATCTTGATTGATAGAAAGATCATCGGCTCTTCCGTTTTTCCGCCTACACGAGTGGTTAAATAACGAAATATAAATAGAAACGATAATTAAAAACATATGGCAAGAGCAACTGTTAGTCTTTCTGATTTGAAGACAAAGTTCAAAGGTGCTGGTGTCTTTACCATGATTTCTGATGAATCGGTAACGTCATATAACGCACCTGGTAGAATCTCTGTCCTTGTCCCAGGTTTTTCAAAAGTGGGGTGGTTTAACAGACCATTCCTTATCGAAGCAGGTGATGTGGAGACTTTGAGAAATCTGTATGGCGCACGTGATAAGTCGCTTGAAAGGAAAGGATCATTCTTCCACAAATCAATAGAAGTACTTCTCAAGAATACACCAGTCATTGCGCTTAATCTCGTGAAGTTCAATGATACGCTAAAGGAAGATGGTACTCCTGCAGAAGATGCAGACAAGGTCGATTTCCTCTCGCTGTCCACTGAACCACAGGTCAAGAACATCGGCAAGACGACGAAGTTGTATTCTTCGTTCTTCAAGAAGGATGACTGGTTTATTCCTTCTGCAGAGAACGTTCTCGCAAATAGACGTGATAAGTCAATTTTTAATCTTGTAAACCTATCACAGCAGAAACTTTCATTCATCATCAAGAAGTCAGAACTTCGAGGTTATGACATGAAGCTCAAGGAATGGTATGACGGCAATGTTCCAGCTTACCTTGATCCCGAGACTTCAGTCAACGACTACATCATCGAAGTTATCGCTATTGTTGGTGATTATTCTCAGATCTCTGATTTTGATGTTAGATTCAAGGGACTGTTTGAAGGAGGTCTTCTAAAGGAGGACAAGCTTGAAGATTTCCTGCGTCGTCAAGATATCGCTCTGAAGTTCAGAACTGTTGGATCATTGATCCCAGACTTCAGAACGAAGAATGGCGAAAATCTCTACATCGAACAGATGATCAATTCGTCGACGATTTCTCATGGTGTCGTTTGTGCAATTGATAGAGAACAGATCGAAGATAAGCAGTACAACATGCACGAACGACAGATTGATGTTGTTTGCTCCTCAATCATCCAGAACCCCGCAGATTCTCTCGAGATGCTCTCTCACGTGTCGAAGTCGTTCGGTCAGAGAACAGTCATCGAACCACGTGTATTCTCGGAAGAGATGGTGATTGATGAAATCTCGCTGTCCAAGTTTGAAAAGGTAAATGATAAGACTTTCCTCTTCACCGACAAGTCTGACGATGCGTACACGAAGCTTCTGAAGATCGTCAAGATGGGTACTCACCCACACGTGAAGGTCAAGAAGAAGTACACTGTACCAGAGCATGATTCCACGCATTCTGAAGATCGTAAGCGTGTGGACGGTATCCTCCACAAGCACACGAACGACATCGCAGTTGGATCAAAGCTTGAGATCACTGAAAACGGTGATATTCGTCTCGTATTCGATGAAATCGTCTCGTTCCCTCTTGGTAAGGCAACTTTCAAGGTTGTAGAAAACGAGAACGCAGTGTTCATCGACGGATCTCCTGCAAAGAATGCTGATGATGTTGTGACATATGCCAAGAAGATCGGTTTCAATGCTGTCAAGACAGATGGCGGTAAGGTTGAAATCATCCCCACTACCAAGAATCTCGCAGAAATCAACGTTGAAGTTCTGACGACGGCACGCCACGACGAGTTCGACACCTATGACAAGACGACTGGTGATATCATCAAGAACGTTGCAGGTAACACCAATGTTGCTACTCTCACGAGAGAACAGTCTGACGTGAAAGATACTGACCTTCGTGCAACGATTTCGGTCTATGGTGATGGTAACATTTACGTTGAAGATGACACCGATAAGAACAAATGGCTGTTCCTTGAAGATGTTCATATCGGATCTCTCGAGAACGGCACTGCTCGTGTATGGGCAGAAGGTTCGAGCATTGATGGAACTATGGTCGCTGTTCAGTATGATCAGAAGTCACGTGAGATTTCTGACAGCGTGAATGTTTCATGTTACGAGTTCTATCTGACCTCTGTTGGAAGCGAAGAACCACTCTTCCTCAATTCCGCACCGAAGGTAACGATTGGTGAACTCGACTATGGTAACAAGATCGAAAACGTTCTTGATGTTGTTGCAGATAAGTCCAACAAGCTCTCCTATCAAGATGTTGAACTGATCAAGACATTCTACAAGACCGCAACGTTCAACATGGAGAACATCCAGAAGATCTCGCTTGACATAAGTTCTATTCGCACTCAGAAGACGTTCGTTGTAGAGCAGAAGGTGTTCGAAAAGAACCCTATCGAAGTCGGTGACAAGATAAAGACTACGATGGATATGCAGAACGTAGTCTCGGTCAAGCAGGAACTGATCAACGGCAAGAAGTTCTTCATCATTGAGCTTGATGGTTCTATTGGTGATGGTCGTTTCTACAGAGAGGTCTCGGTTCACGAACTTACCAAGTTCTACAAGGTGTTCTCTCTTGATGGATTCCAGATTAATCCGAAGTCTATCCCAGATGGATCGAATAAGTCCATTCGTGAGATTTACTCAGTGATTTCTGAAACCAACATCGGCAAGGCACTTTCTGATCCCGAAGCGATCTCGTTCAGATACATCGTTGACACTTTCAATGGTGGTATCGAACCAAAGTGCAAGAGCTACATCTCCGAGATTGCCAAGAAGCGTGATATCTGCATGGCGATCATCAACACACCTCGTGTCGATGAGTTCAAGAAGCACAAGAATCCAAGATTCACGGCATCACCAACTTCCACGAATCCTTCTCCTTCAGTAGAAGTTCGTTATATCGTCGAAGGTGGTAACAAGGCAGAATCACCTGAATGGTTGTTCTCTCTCCCCGAAGAAGAACAGGGTGCATCACACTCAGCATTCTTCTTCCCGAACATTTCGGTTACGGAGAGCGATGGTTCTACGTCATCTATCCCACCTGCAAGCTATGTTGCATCTTGCTTCATGCGTAAGTTTGGGACGACCGATGAATACAAGCCTTCTGCAGGTATCATCCGTGGTGCAATAACTGGTGAAGGTGTTACTGGTGTTGACTTCCGTCTTGGATCTGATGATTACCGTTCTCTTATCGAGTTTGGTATTAATCCGATCATTATCAAGAACGGCTCTCCGATTATCTACGGTAACGAAACTGGTTATCAGAGATTCACGTCTGCACTCAACAACATTCACGCTCGTGACCTTCTCATAACCATAACTGAGGAAACGAAGAGACTCATCGATCCTTACGTTTATGATTATAACGATGACACGATGAGAGCAACGATCAGAACCATCCTCAACGGTTATTATGGTTCTCTTCGTGATGCTTATCGTGCAATCGAAAGCTTTAAGATAACCATTGATAGAACCAACAACCCTGGGTGGCTGGTAGACAATGATGGTGTTCTTATTGATGTTGAAGTCACGATAACTGGTGTTGCCAAGAAGTTCATCAACAGAATCACCCTTAAGGGAAGATCGGTGAATCAGACAGGCTTTACCATAATATAAGAATCGTGGAACTGAAATCATAGTTGCTGTTACTGAACTTTGATGATTGGGCTGTTGGGAGAAATCTCGACAGCCCAATCTCTTCGTAAACCATCCTATTTTCGCAACTTATAAGAACTTTGGAAAATGTAAACATAGCTGTTGTTAAGTTGTTATGTCGGGGTTATCGTCGGGAGATGATAGCCCCGACTGAGTTTTTGGTAGATATTGAAGAAAACAACCACTTTCACAAGAATATAAGATCGTTGATCTGATTTTAGTAACAAGAAGGAATTAGCTTAAATGGATGTGATGGCTGTCGTCGGGAGATGATAGCCATCACGGTTTTTCTTGACGACGGACAGATAGGTTTTTTAAATAACGAAATATTCTCTTATGCAAAGAAGAAAAAGCAATGGATTCGTTGCTGGTCTCATTTCAAAGTATGCGAAATCGATATCAGATATCGGAATTGATTATTCTATAATAGCGAGAACGAAGTCAATCGCAAAAGATGGTGATGACGATGACATCTATGATGACAAACAAAGAGAAAGTCATGATCCTTACGAGGATATGTCCTACGAAAGTAAGCGAGAAATCTATCGTAAGTTCGCATCATATAACGAAATAGAGTATATTCTCGATAGCGTATGTGACGATTCAATAATCTCCGATGAGTTTGGGATGGCTTGCTCGATAAACATAAGAGAAGAGAAGCTACTCGCCTATCACGTAGCGGTTATCAAGAAGAACTTCGAGCAGGTTTACAGCATGTTCAAGTTCGACCAATCCAACAACCTTTGGAAAAAGTTCAGATCTTATCTCGTAGATGGTGCTATTGCCTATGAGATCGTGTACGAATATGAGAAGAAATCAGAGATCATATCAAAGATCGAATCCATAAAGGGGAAAATTCGATCAGTGAATGAATCGATCTCTCATATGAAGAACGATGTAAAAAGGTCAACACTCGTCGCAGAGAGAAAGAGAGAGGAAAGAGCTTTAAGAAAGTATGAAGAAATCTACAACCTATCGTCTTCAATGTCTATGCAGAACGGAGAAGATGGTGAAGATGTTGTACCAGTGAAAATCATCGGTTTTGTTGAGTTAGATCCTGCAAAACTGGAGAAAATAGTAGATGGCGAATCTGGGAAGGTTTATTGGTTCTATTCAGAAAACGGTAGTTATCTGTCCGACAATCAAGTCATCAGAATCTCTTATTATGATGAATCAACCTCTGGGAATGTTTCCTATGTTGAAAGACTTATAAGAAACTTCAACTTGAAGCGAAAACTTGAAGATTCTACTGTTGGATGGTTTATCATGAACTCACAGTACAAGCTCAAGATGGTAATACCGATCGCCAACAAGACGAGAGATAAGGCAAAGGAAGCACTTCGAAAGGTAACAAACAACTATCAAGAAGATCTGTTTGTAAATGCGATGACTGGGGAAGTCACTATTAACGGAGAACCAAGAATTAACTATTCACGTAACATTGTCTTCCCAAATCGAAACGGTCAATCTCCTCAAGTTGATGTTCTACAGAGCAGTGGACCAGATCTTTCTTCGATGAAGGTCGTAGATTACTTCAATAGAGCACTTCGAAAAGACTCTCGTATTCCACTGAACAGATATGACAGAGATCAATCAAACTCGAGAGCGATAATCTTCAAGGCAGATTCTGTGACTTATGAGGACATGTCCTATGCAAACTTCATCAACAGAATAAGAGCATCGTTCGCAGAAGTCCTCAAGAAGCCGATTTACATTCAGTCTCTTCTTGATTGTAAGGATCTCGTAGCTTTCCAATCCTTGAAGTCGAGCATCGGTTTTACTTTCAACACGAACTTCCTCTTTGAAGAATCTCGACAGGCAGAGATAATGCGTGCAAGATATGAACTCGTCAAGAACTATGAAAACATAAAGGGCGAAGATGGTGGAATGCTGTTCTCACAGAAGTTCCTCTACGTGACAAAGTTCAAGGTCTTCACCGAAGAAGAATGGGAAGAGAACGAAAGAATCAAGGAAGCAAAGAGAAGCAAAGAAAAACAAGAAGGTTAAAGTGAAATGGACTTTATAATAAAGAAGAACAACGATGATGTTTTCATGCGAAACATCATCGTTGCCTTATCAAAGTTTTTATACGATGTGATAAAGATCGTCGAGGTAAAAGATGGCGAAGAGATCCTCAAAACCGTGGGGATCTTCTACGGCTCTGTCGATCAGCAGTATCTTTCCGATATGTTCCTTGATCCTCATCAATATGAATGGTTACAAGACGATCTGACAGAAGATGATTACAAGAAGATCATAGAAGGACAGTATCGTAAAGTCCCATATGGTGTTTTCACTTTCGAAAGTGCTGGACTTCAACCAAACCAGATGTCGGGAGGATATGAACGTGCAGAGTTTGTAATGGATGTCGAGAACGAGATGGGGATTTCGACGGAGACATTCTCGGCACGTACAAACTTTGTCCCAGAGCAATTCAACGTCAGCATTGAAATCAAAGCATCTTCCGAAATAGAACGAATGAAGATCTATGACGTTTTCATTGAAAAACTCTGGAAAGCGAACATGTTCTATTTCAGATACAAAGGTTTCCAAGGTCTTCCATGTACTGTGACTTTCCCCGAGAACGCACAGATGGAGAAGAACCTGTCTTTCAAGTCTAATGCGAATGACAAACTTCCAATGATGAAGCTCTCTTTGAAGCTTGACACTGTCAGACCTATCATTGATGAGACCACGATAATGATGAAGAAGAACCAAGCAAAGGTAACTTTCATCAACACGAAGGTGGTGATCGGTGGAAATGGAACTAAAAAATATCCAATAAACATCGTTCCCTCATCCGTAGAAATAAAGACACACGAACAAACAGAAGATTTCTGGGCAGGTGAAGAAATCTAAATAAGCAAACGTTTCTCTCGATATGAACAATTGGAACAAATCATACAAACACGGTAAGCTAATACTCGAGCACAAATCTAAACCTATCAGAATCTTTGAAGACGATGAATATTTCCTCTTTGAAAGTGGCGACACGATTGAACAGATCGCATACAACTATGAAGACATTGATCACGTTGTAGACATTGTCGACAAGAAACTGGAATCCGAAGACGAGGAAAATAGGGACAAGGGAAGAGAACTCTGTGATAGAGTGATTGAAATCCTCGACAATCTTGAAACAGAATACGACTTCCAACATGTCCTTGAATTGTTCAGATCGTACAACGTGCCTTCTGTCGAAGATCTTGGTATAATCGACGAGAACGGAATACTTACAGAAGATTTCAGAAATGACGTGCTGTATGGTGATGGTACGTCCTTGAGACTTTTGAGACTTCTGAAAGAGTACTATGGCGCAGAAATCGCTACTGATGTTCTCAACACTCTTGATAGAGTGACTTTAGTAGAGCCGATTTACTCTGTCGATTCGATCCCACCAACTGTTGATGCGAAGGTCTATGAAGATTTGTCATTCAGAGATTATATCGGCTATGTTATAATGACCGCCACCGATGAAAGTGACACATGGATTTGTATTATGAACTCTGATTATGGTGACTATGCTATTGTTATTGATTATGTCGCAGGAACAGAGAACACTTTCAGAGTAACACAAGACGTTATCGACACGATCTTTGAATATTACGGTGTTGATGTTACACCACTTTTACAATCACCAGTTTCCGTCATGGAAGCACTTGAAGGCAGAGCAAGTGGTGAAGATGATAGACCAGCAGGTAGACCAAGAAGTAAGGACGAAGACGGTGAAGATGATGTAGAAGACATCGTTGAAGATGTCGATGCGGATCTTCAAAAGGAAATCGGCGTTCTGAATGAGCAGATTGAAAAAATCGAAAGTCTCCCAGAAGATATCCGTGAGAACGAGAGAATCATGGAAATCTACTACATTCTCCTTGGGAAGCGTGAGTACATTCAGAAAAAGAGCGATGATGATAAGTCCAAGGAAATCGTCGATAACATCATCAGTGAAATCGAGGACAACATAGGAGAAATCGATCAGGTCTTCCTTGATGACGATCGCAACGAGATACAGGTCAACGAAGGGAGAGTTTTTGAACACGAAGGGATGAAGATCAAACCTGTGGTCACTGGTTTTCGATCTCACAAGACAAAGACCCTCATCGTCGAAAGTGGAGGAGAACGTAAGAGATATGATATCACGAACGGATCAAGAGATGTCCTCAAGAAAATCTTGAAAGTAAATGAAGCAGAGGATGTTGCAAACATTAGTGATGCTTTCTCCATAATAGGCATCATCAAAGATGATAGAAAGCTTGTCGATTCATTCTACAACTCTCTTGTGAATATTGCTTATAAGATAGACGGTTATCGATCAACATCGGACTACAAGAAGTATATCAAGAACGTGGTCGATGATGGAGATTATGAAAACAAGTCAGACACTCTTCCTTATCTTGTAAATGTTGCATCTCAAGATGTGAAGAGATTCAACGCTGTGATCGAAAGAACGAAGACGAAACTCGGAATGTAAAAACCCACTATTTTTTAACATCAATATAAAGAGAGAGCCTTGTGTGGACTAGTAACAAAAACTACCAATACAAGGCTCTTGAGTGTATTTCCCTTGCGCTCTCTTCTTTCGAGATTATGATCGCACGATGGAAGATATCAGAGTGCAAGGAAAGTACCTCTCTTTAACTTGGCTTTCCTTGGTACTTTCCTTGCGCTCTCTTCCCTCGGAGATTATGAAAACACGAACCGATATCTTCGAGGACAAGGAAAGTACCTTCCTGTAATCAGAAGAGTATGTTTATAAACGGAAAGGTGGCTACCAGAGAGATCATCTCCGATAGCCACCACCTTTCTTCTTTACGATTTTCTCTTCTAAAGGTACTTGATGAATGAGAAGTAGTCTCTGTTTTCTAAGTATCTCGGTTTCCCCTCATTCAAATAAGCTTCCTTTTCAAAGGATATGCTCACGTAAGCTTCGTCATGGTTCTTCTTTATAATCAGTCTGATGAGGTATTCCAAGAAATACCACACATAGAACGCACAGAATGCGAGAAGCATCGTCAAGATTGTGTACTTGATATTGATGCTACCTATGAAAGGAACATTAAGGATCACAAATACTGCAAACATCAGTTCCTTCCATTGTTCTACGTGTATTAGTTCGTGGTTCACGATGACGTTATCGGCATCATTTTTCGTTGATCTAATAAACACATGACCAAACAACATAATAGCACTATAGTCCTTGGGTAGGAGAAATCGTACTAACTTACTGTTATAATATATCATAAAAGCGGATTTTGATTAGTTTATATACTTTTTCGGGAAGGTAAATAACACAAATTAAAAAAGACTTCGACATTATGTCAAACAGTATAGACAAGTTTTTAGAGAATGTAGCAAGGCATGACATCACGTCTTTGGAGATAATCAACGCTCTCCAGAAGATGATGATCGATGAATCTGATACTGTTAGAATAGAATACATCCTTGAGAACGGCAAAGAATCGTTCGACGTTCCTTCTCTGTCCCACATCATCCGAAGACTTGAAAGAATCGACAAGAACATAAGGAACATCGTGGCAGATGGTGAGATGCAGGCATATGTTGTTACACAAGATGGTGTTCGAAGACAACTCATAAACATCAAAAGATTTACACCAAACGAGATAACAATCACGGACGACATCATCTCGAAGTCTCTATACACACGTGAAAACCTCCGAGGAGAAAAATCAACGTTTATCGATATCGACATTTCGAAGCAGGTCGAAGAGTATAAGTACGATTTCACCCATGTACAGATAAAGAAACTCTTCGTTGATGGTTATGATTTCTCGGCAGGTACGAAATATGAGAATATCCTCAAACATCTTCATTCTACGGCGAAGAAATATAAAGAACAAGAATCAATCGTTTGTGTAAAGCCAAGATCACGAAATATCACCCGAGATTTCAAGATAGCCGATATTTCACAAGATGGTTATCTCCTTGATAATGGATCTGGACAGAACCTCTCGTACACAGAATCGATCGATGGTGATGTGACAATTACAAGATCAGTCTCTGTTGGATCAAAGTTTACGGTTGGTAAGAACACTCTTTGGTCAGTTTCGGAAATTGACAAGTCTACTGGCTATGTCCGATTTAACACGGTTTATGGTCTTGAACAAGTATCCGTTGGTGACATAATCAAGATCGATATTGAAGACGAGTTTGGAACAATTGTCCCAGTAGAGCTTCATTCATCAGAACCATTCATTCTCTTCATTAAACCGATAAATCAGAAGTGGATAGCTTCGGATGAGTGGGGATCTTGCAATGTCTATGTGAAACCCGACGTTCAAGTCGAAGAGAAAATCAACAATCTCCGAGGTTCTTCCACGAAGAAGGATGTTTATGTGAAGCCGAACGCCCCAACACTTGAAGCCAAAAACCTTCAAGTGAAGCTGATCAATTCACATAGAATAAATCAGTTCGAAACGAAGGTAAGAGAGAAATATGCCGAGAAGGAAAACGTAAAGAGCCAGATAGAGATCATCGACAAATCGATAGTGAAACTCAAAGACGAGATGGGTTCGACTGTCGATAAAAATCTACGTGAAAAACTTCAGAAGTCGATAGATGAAAATTACAAGCAGAGAAAGAATCTCGTAAGCACTTTTTATTCTCTTGTCAACGATATCTTGACCTATACTCGGGATTCTGAAGAGTTCAAACCAAAGTACAGAATCAGAGGATTCTTTGCTATACCAGATCCTACGGTTTATAACGGAATATCCTACGACATTATCAAGTTTGAATGTCAATACCGATATCTCCGAACTGATAACACTGAATCGAACGTAGAGACTATCGACTACATCTTACCCAGTGGTGAGAAACTCAAAGCGTACTATTCGAATTGGAACACGCTCCCAATGAATCAGAGAGAGAAAATCTACAATCTCGCAACTGGTTCTTATGAATGGAAATCTGAAAACGAACTCGATGCCGATAGCATTAATCCAAACCAAGTAGACATTCCAATATCAAAGAATGAATATGTCGAAATAAGGGTACGTTCTATTTCTGAAGCTGGTTACCCGACAGTTATCAACATGTCGGAATGGTCATCACCTGTGATTGTTGAATTCCCACAACATCTCGTCGACACCTCGTCGAAGATCTTCGAGGGGATTGGTGATGATAATATGCTCACGATGATAGAGAAGGAACTCACGTCGATCGGTGTTTATGATCATTTATCCGATTCTCACACATCGGGCGAGAAAATGTTCCACCATTCTTCACGTAACATATCGACGGATTATTTCACTGATGGTGAAAACAAGCAGAAATCTGTGATGCAGGTTCTCGATGAGATGAAGAGAACGATCGATTCTATCGAATCAAGATATGGGATAAAGAACTCTCCTCTACAAATATCCATTCTTGATAGCAATGAGGAGAAAATCATGAACATTGAGAACAATGACCACGTGAAGATCTTTGCTGGCTATTACAAGAACGAAACCGAATCAAACTCAAAGGGATCGATTATTCAGAAGACGTATTACTTAAGCATAAGAAATCCAAAATCGATAGATGCCGAACTCTTGTCTTATGTCCCAGGTTTCAACACACCAGTCACGGAGGATATGAGTGGATACGTTCACGATGAGAAGACCTACGGCTATCGTCGTTATGACTTCCCTTGCATCGGCTTTAAAACTGATGGTGAGGGTGAACATCGACTTCCATTTGGATCTCCACAGATGAAGGGACAGTTCGTCTATCAGAGATCACGTGACCTTGCACTTCAAGACAGCATCGTAGAAAAATGGAAGAAATCGACGACTGGGATGAATGCCTCAGAAAAGAAGCTTAATGAAGAAAGAAAAGAGCTGAACTTTGGAGATTATGCAACAACTGGGAAACCCGAGACACAGTTTATTGCAAAAATCGTCGATGGAAAACTCGTCGATGGAAACGGCTATCTCACAGATTTCTGTTTCCATAAAGATCATCCACTCTTCAAGAACATAAGCGGTGTCGATAGCGAACACAAAGCAACGATTAAGGACATTATTGCGAAAAGTGTCCAGAGTGCATCTTTCAAGTCGAACTCTGTGAAATCGATAATCGGTGAATCTTCCAAGATTGGTTTCCACCACGATGACAGATATCTCGTAGGGAAGGATACCTGTGGTGCTTATGTTTATCTTTCACCTCAGAATCCAAAATCGATAAGCACTAACACGAACATTTACAACAGGGGGATAATCATTAACAATTCCGAAATCAGAATACCGATCATCTTTGAATGTAGAATGACGGACTATTACGGTGATGGTTCTCAAGGTGAAGGGCGTGTAAATGGTGAAGATGGTGTCAAGAATGTGGTCTACGAGAAAGTTATCGGCTTTGACCTTATACAAAAGTTCATCGATGACATCTTCTCGTTCGACATAACGATAAAGATGAAGTACCAAGAAGACTAGTAAATTCCTCATAAAAATGGAGAGGGCTGTGATCTCGAAATTGATCACAGCCCTCTCTCCGTTTATAGAATATGAATAGAATCTTCTTATTTTACATTTCTGAAAGAGGTCTTCTTGTCAAATCCATGTCCAACAATCTTCTGTTCATCAGTCAGCTTCACTTCGACACCGTCTTTGATTTGTGAGGATAGGAAGTTTTGGATCTTGGTAAACATCTCCTCTGGAGGAACAATCCCACCGAAGTTGATACACTTCAAGAGTGGATTTTTACAATGGAAGTAGCTTTCAAACCCAAATCTGGCCACTTTCGGGACTATCTCGGACGCTGACATTTCGAACAGACATCTGAACATGTCGTCATAGTCTATACGCTCATCACCAAAGCCGTATTTTCTACCGTGAGTGATCATGTAGGATATGAACATTGAAAAAACAGTATGAGCATTGTCAATGTTCAGTAAGAATGAAACACTATCAGAGAGTTTCTCTTTTTCATCGATCTCCTTTGTACAAACAAGAGTGAGAGAACGGATATCCTTGTGATAGAAACTCAGTCTTTGGAAAGGATGTTGTTCTCTCAGAGAATCTCTCTCGGGATCAACATCAACTCTAAGAAGATACCACGTCGTTGCGACTTCTACGAGGAAATAGGCAAGGTTGTCATGACAAGAAAAACGAACATCTTCGTGCTGTAAGTTGAAAGCATGTCTATCAAACACGATCTTCCTATCTACACCATAAACGCCTTGGATGTAGTCGTAGTAGTCTTTACTGTTATCAAGAATTAGCATACATCAAAGCTGTAAGCGTAGAACTTTTCGATTGTTGTTGCAGTGTCGATCTTCACGTGATCATAACCGAGATCTTTCATTTTCTGATCAAAGTTTTCAAAGAGCTTGTCGTCATTCTCATCTCTCGAAGTGGTATCGGAGGATGAGTCACGAATCTGTCTTCTGAGGATTGTAACAGTTTTATCACAGATGAGTTCCGCAATCTTTATCTTCCAACGTAGATTTTCGGGAATATTCTCGAGACCAGTTGGTGAAGTGATGAAGAAGTCGCATTTCTCGAATTCCTCGATTGTAGTTCCGTAATATTCACCTTGGAATTGCATGAACTGGATGAACTCGTCTTTCAAGATCATATCCGCAAACTCTTCCTTAGAGACAAAGTGATAATCTTTGCCTTCTTGTTCACCAGTTCTTGGTGCTCTTGTAGTATGACCAATTGCTGGTTTGTATCCAAGAACAGTAAAGACATCTAAGAAGTGATTCTTACCAACTGCAGATTTACCAACGAAAGCTATCTTCTTCATGACTTGTTTTCTTAGAAGTTTAAGAACCAGTGAATTGATCTTGCAGAATCAATCAGACCATCCAGATTTCTCACGGATTCTTCAGATTTTTCTATGATCTTTTCATTTGGCATCTTATATTTCAAAGATGGGTAAGGATTTTTATGGAAGACAGAATGATTGAAGAACGTGTAAAGAAGAATCTCTTCACGGATCATCTTGTAAACATTCATTATTTCCTCTGGAGATTTTGAAGAGAGATCATGAACAACGGTAATGTCTCGCATATCAAGAATCTTCATCTTGTTTCGTGTCTTTATAGAAAACTGCTTATAGAACACAGGATCGGATTCCACGATATAATAGTCTTCACAGAAGAGACCATCACGAATAAACGGAACAATTTCCTCGTGGTTCTCTGTCTTTATACCTTCGTCGTTGATTATCATATCTTGGTAAGAAATCACAAGATCACCACGTCGAGAGTATAAATCAAGATCAACATTTTTAATCAATGCTTGTCTACCTTCAATCAATATGAATATATCGTGGTTCAAGACCATATTGCGGAACTGTTCTAATGACTTCATTGTCTTCTTTGTACTGTTATGACATCAACAAATCTACTTCATACGTCTTATAATGGATGAGAAATGATTGTTTTTATCAAAAAGATCGATGGAAATGGACGGACAATCAACCATTATCCTTGACGTGTTATCCAATTGATACGCTTTAAAGAGAGGTACTTTCCTTGTCCTCGAAGCTATTCAAGAATATGAAAATAGCGGAAAGTGTATCAGAGTGCAAGGAAAGTATCTTCCTGTAATCAGAAGAGGTATTCTGTCCAATGATGGGTTTCTGTCGGAAGACAATGATTATTTCTAAAGACTATGGAAGACAATCAAAGACTATGGCTGATTTTGAACGATTATCGAAAGACTACTGATTATTGACGATTGTCTTCTTGGTGTCTTTCTTGGATTCAAACTGATCAAATGGGGTGAAAATAGCGTCAAATGGATCAGAATGCAAGGAAAGTGCCTTTCTGTAATCAGAAGAGTATTCTTTAATGATTATGAATAGACAATGACGATAATGGGCTATTGTCAAAGGACTATTGAAAGACAATCAAAGACAATAGACAATCATTGAATGATAAAGACTGATCATTGAAAGACAATAGACAATCATCAAAGGACTATTGAAAGACTATTGAAAGACTATGGCTGATTATCTTTGATTGTCTTCTTGGTATCTTCCTTGTCCTCGAAGATATTCAGTGGGGTAGAAATAGCGGAAAGTGTATCAGAATGCAAGGAAAGTACCTTCCTGTAATCAGAAGAGTATCTTTGAAGGATAATGATGATTGTTGAAAGACTGTGGATTATTGTCAAAGGACTATGGTAATGGAAAGACAAAAACAATGGCTGATTATCAAAGATCATGACCAAATATTGAAGGATCATTGAAAGATCATGACCAAAGATTAAAGGATAATGAAAGACTATGACTGATTATTGGAAGACTACCTATGACTTTGGAGGATTCTTGGAGGATTATCGGCTCAGTTGTCACAAACCGCATGCTTATTCGTGTAACTCGTGGGTGTATATTCGTGGGTGTATACTCGTATATGCGTGCGATTATTTTTAATTACTTTTAACGTTAATGCGAAGCATTAACAACTGGTTTGGAGAACAAACTATGCACGTCAGTGCATAGGTTTCTACAAACCATACATTGAGCGCAGAAATATCTTTATTTCTCTGATTAAAAATCTCCAGTTTCTACCACTGGTACCGCTAGCGTGTTAGGTGACACGCATGTAGAACTGTTGGAATTCCTGCGTACACGTATAAAACTTTAAAAAAGAGATCTCCTATAAAAATCCTACAACATAACCCATGGCATCTCTTGATTATAGGAAATGTGAATAGACATCTCGACAACTCTACAACAAATAACAATCAATCAATCAACAAAGTCGAAAATGATCCTTGAGATAGAACTTAACCACTCATCCTTGAAGAAAGGACAGAATGTTACAGAAGAGGAGATTCTGATGGAAATATCACGACTTGAGAGAGAAGCAAGTTATCAGTCTACAATTAACAAAGTCTCGAAAGTTGCTCTCAACTCGATCTATGGTGTTCTTGGTTATCATTCATTTATCCTTTACGATAGAGAAATTGCAAGATCCGTGTCCGAGCAATCTTCTCACGTGATCCGTTACACCATTCTCTTCTTCAATAGGTATTTCCAACAGAGATTTCCAAATCATCGGGAACTGCACGAGAAAATGGGAATTACAAAGTGTGATCCGATCGATTTCAATGCGGTCAATTATGCTGACACTGACTCAGTGTTTATCCGTTACAAGGACATCATGGACAAAACCGATTACAAGGGAACTCTCGAGGAATTCGTCTTTGACATTGGTGAAAACGATCTCAACGATTGTGTCAAAGATATGCTTGTTGGTTATATTCGAAAGTTCAACGGATTCCAACAGAAGATCGATGGACAGCGTTCAATGAAGCTTGCTTTTGAGATGATCTGCCATAACGTCCTCTGGACATCAAAGAAGAAGTACATCAAGAACATCTCTTGGGAAGAAGGCGTTTACTTCAAGCCACTTGAAAACGTAGAAGTCAAAGGTCTCGATATTAACAAATCATCAACACCAAAGTTTGTCCGAGAACTTCTCCGTGAGACAGTTCACTACATCTTACAACACCGAGAACTCAACCTTCGAGATTTCATCGACCACGTCAAGATGCAAAAATCAAAGTTTGAAAGTGCAAACGTGGAAGACGTTGCAATCTCTCAGAGAGTGAACGGCTATGAGAAGTACGTAATCACTGCAAAGAATGGTGTCTTTGAATACGTCAAAGGTGTAACAATTCAGATCAGAGCATCAAGCGTTTATAATGCCGAACTTGCAAAGTCGAAGTATAAGCACAAATATCAACAGATCAGATCTGGGATGAAGATCCAATACTACTACTCGACTGATCCCCGAAGTGATGTCTTTGCATTTGTCAACGGTGACCCTTGTTACGAGTTCCTTTACCCAATCGACTATTCTAAGCAATTCGAGATGCTTTATCTTTCACCACTCAACAAGATAATCACTTCGATTGGTATACAAGCATTACCAGTTTCATTGATCGCTTTTGATCCATTGTGGTAAAGGAATGAGGACTTTGAACTTTGTCTATGGTTGTGATGTCTTCGGGAAGAAGGAAGGAACTTGTGAAGATGCCTTTGATGATTCGATAATCGTTCCCACAGAGAAGTCGTCTTGTCCATATTGCTATGTCCGTTACAAGATGTTCCCTGCTCGTGGCTATGGTGATCAGTTTTTCCTTCAGCCAAAGATAAACGTTCGACATCTCCGAGATTTCATAAGTCCATCCGAGGTCTCTGAAATCTACATCGGTTCAATAATGGGTGACTTCTTAAGTCCGTCGATCGAGGACAAGGACATCGCCTATGTCTTTGACATTTTCGGAGATTTCCCACAACACGTTTTCTTTCTTCTGTCCAAGAACGCAGGAAGATACTACAAGTTCCTAAGAGACTATTATCAGAAACCGCTCCCAGATAACATCATCATTGGGACATCTGTTGAAAATGACAACTTCCGACACAGAGTAGACCTTCTGAGAGCATCTTTGAAGATTTCATCCAACACAAGACTTTGGTTGGAAATTGAACCTCTTCTTGGATTTCATCACAAGACTGATTTCTCGGGGATTGAGTACGTCTCATGTTCCTGCCTTGGTCAAGATCAGATCTACTATCAGAATGGGAAGAGATTTCCATGGGTTTTCCGAGAAGAGTGGATGCAATCGATAATCGACAATCCCACACTTGACAAAGAGAACCTGTCAATCTATCACAACATCAAAAATCTCTGCAACTCAACCGTTATAAGAGACTGGGAGAATCCAAATCTCTATGAAAGGTTCTTCCACAAATCTCAAAAAGAAGAAACACTATGGTAAAAATCGTCTACCTACAAAGTTTGAAGTCATACGTGGCGAAGATCGGTGACAGATTCTTCACTGTCCGAATCGATATGGATAAGTTCAACGATTATGATCTTCAGATTGATAACAAGAAGTCATTTTCTTGTGCTGGTTCTGTTGAATATATCGGTGGTCAAACAATTATCGTTCCTATGATAAAACTTCTCGTAGAAAAGAAAGATGGAACAAAGGTCTCTGACAGACTTCTCTACAGATTAAGCTTTTCGGAGGAATCGTTTAATGAGCTGATCGACAATGGTCTCATAAGCTTGCTGGAAATCTACTACCAATCAATCAGTTATTCCGATCTTTGGAAGTTCGACGATGAGATAATCGTAACGTCGGGAATCGATGAAACGCTGTCAGTCATGGGGATCGGTGAAGATGGTCGCAAGACATCAGAAGGATTCATCAGCTTTGAAAACTGCAGAACACCACAGATTTTCAAGTATTCCGATAAAGTCGTGGTGATCGACAAATATGGAAAAGATCTCTGCATCTTGGTGGATGGGATCGTTACGGAGACCACAAGAATGACAGTTTCCAGCATCTACAACAACAAGTACCTCGACTTTAGATAGAAAACTCAACAATGGTTCAATTAGTACTCGTAAAACTTAGACACGATAATAAAACCATAAGGACTTACACCACTTTGAAAGATGGCGGTTATCACATGGTCATCTTCGATGGTAGAAAGTTCAATGAGAAAAGGTACTCTCTTGATAATAACCAATTCTGCCTACTTTTAGAAGACTACCTCGATGGTAACTTCGTATTCTCAAGGACAATTGGAAGAGCGGTCTATGATGATAAAAGCCGTGATATCTTCAAATCTCAGAAGATCTTGGACAAAGTAAACATCCCCAACGAGCTGTTTGAGAAGATGGTATCCGACGAATCTATCGCTCTCGAGGAGATTAAAAAGACGGACATCATCGATGGTTCTTATTGGAAGTTCCAAGAGTCAGTTATCCTTCGAGCTATCACAAGCAAGCACTACATCTTGGTGGAATACAAAGATGAAACAGGCAGTTTTTCATCTTCTAAGCTTCACTACCACTATGGAAAGAAGGTAGAAATGGAAGACGAAGGTAGAAACATCTCGATTGAACTTGACTATGCTTGTATCAAAAACATGCTTGTCGATGGGAATATAAAAGAGGAGGTTGAGGTATTGACTTCAACGATCCTCGAGAATAACAACTTTTTAATTTAAAAAAGCGTGAAACTATGACTACACTGCTGGATGACTACTTCTCTGTGAAAGACTACACTCGGAGAATGTTCAAGATCCATAACAAGATTCCAATGTCCTACTTCTCTAAGAAGAAGACCGATGAGGAATTCGAACTGATTATTGAAATCTATAACAGACTTAAGGAACTACCAACTTACATCTACAACGACATGGAAGATGGTGAAAATGTCGACATCACGATTGATGATAGATTCGGTGATCTGTTGGATGCTGTAGAAGATGATCCAATGAATCTCAAGAATATCGATCACTACAGGGAAATGCTAACGCTGATTGACACCTTAGAAGATCAGATCATAGCTTAAAGAAACATAGTAAAACGGAACGAATGAAACGGTCATCTTGTCGTAAAGATAAGATGACCGAAGCATTATTAAGCAATCACAATCACAAACAAAATAAAGATCAATCAACCAACCAATCATGAACATCTTCGACGCATTCAACGAGACGAGAACGACGAATGGCGACAGAGCCTACAAGAGATACATCGGAAATCCTTATGTCGATTTCTTGTTCAGACTTCAAAAGATCCGTGAAATCGCAAAGTACAAGGGACTTGCAGAGGTAGAAAAACTGATCACAGTTGATTATCCCGAATTCCTCGAGCAGAGCGAGTTCAACCGTTTCTTCTCAATGTACATTCGAGATCCTCGAATGGGGATTGGCGAAAGAGAAATCGGTCGTGTTCTCCTCAAGATTCAGAACATCTCGATCGATGATGTCATAGAAACTGGTCGTGCTGATGATATCTTGTACACTCATACACCGAAGGAAGTTGTTGGTTACATCAAGGAAGCTATGGACAACGATTCCATTAAGGACAATTATCAGCTTCTGAAAAAGTGGCTTCCACGTGAGAGATCCAAGAAGTTCAAGATCATCAGAAACGAACTACGAAGACAGAAGATTTCGAAGACAATCTATCGTGGATGGTGTGCATCACCAATGACTGTCGAATCTGTGAGATCACGTGGTGAATTCCCAGATGATTACTCACATGTTCCCTCACTTTCTATGCTTCGACATAAGAAGGAATTTTTTAAAGATGAAAACTTCACGAAGTATCTCGAGGAACTGAAATCTGGGAAAACCAAGATGAATCAGTCCGTTTCCACGCCATACGACTTACTAAGGTCATATCGAAACACTGCATTCAGTGGCTTTGATTATCGTTATACGGCATATGACGGAAAGGTGAATCCCAGTGAGAAGGGAATGGAACACGACACGTTCTATACAGAAGCTTTCAAGGCTCTGGGTTCGATGAACTTCGGCAAGATCATCCCAATTATCGACGGCTCTGGATCAATGTTCGACAGATACGACTCGATCGGTAAGGCTCGTTCAATTGGTCACTACGTTGCTCGCCATTCTGATTACCTCCGTAATCATTTCATTGTCTTCTCTGATGATTCTCGAATTATGAAGCTGACTAAGGATGAGGACTTCTCATATGTTCGAGATATGGCGATTATGGAATCGTTTGGTGACTGCACCAACACGAATTTCGAAGCAGTTCTTCGAAATCTGAACAATGTGACGGAAGATCTGCCCGAATATGTCCTTGTTCTGAGTGATATACAGTTTGATGATTCTTATGACAGAAACGCAACGCATCTTGATACACTCAATCAGAAGGGTGTGAAGATGATCTGGTGGAATCTCTCAGTGGACAATGTCACACTACCAACTGTCAGTAAAGATGGGAACGTCTTTGTCAGCGGTTATTCACCTCAGATTCTGTCGATGCTTTCGGGCGAGTTTGATGCAGAATCCTACGTAACAAAGCTCATCGAAGACTATAAGAAAAAGAGAAGTAGATAGTTGCTATTCTTTATTTTAGTTTGTGCCCAAGACCTCACCTTTGCTATAAGAAAGGTGAGGTCTTAACGTATAAGAACAATTATTAATCAATAATCATCAACAATAATCAACATAGACGAAAAATGCAGACTTATCTCGATTTGCTTAAGTATGTTCTCGAAAATGGAACTGAGAGAACAGATAGAACTGGGACTGGGACAATCTCCGTGTTTGGTCATCAAGTGGAATATGACGTAAGTGAAAAATTCCCAATTCTCACCACGAAGAGAATTCATATGAGAAGCGTCATAATGGAACTTGCTTGGATGCTAAAAGGTGATACCAACGTGAAGTTCTTGAGAGACAATGGTGTGACCATTTGGGATGAATGGGCAGACGAAGAAGGAAACCTCGGAAAGATCTATGGAAAGCAATGGAGAGATTTCGGAGGTGTTGATCAGATTCGGGATATCATCGATCAGATTCGGAACAACCCAGATTCACGGAGAATAATCGTCTCGGCTTGGAATCCTGCAGAACTCTCGGAAATGGCACTTCCTCCGTGTCATTGTTTCTTCCAATTCTACGTTGAAGGTGATCGACTTTCACTGAAGTTGTATCAAAGATCTGCTGATCTCTTCTTGGGTGTTCCATTCAACCTTGCTCAATACTCACTCTTGCTCTATATTGTTGCAAAGATCTGTGGAAAGAAACCTCATAGATTTATCCACTCGTTTGGAGATCTTCACATCTACAAGAACCATTTAGATCAAGTAAAGCTACAGCTTTCGAGAAAACCATACGAACTCGCAGAGATAAAGATCGTGGGAGATATCGACATCGACAACATCTCCGAAAATCTCATCGATCAAATCGTTATCGAGAACTACAAGCATCATCCATCGATCAAGGCGGATGTGAGTGTATAAAACAGATCAAGCTATGCAGAAGAAACTAAAAGTGGAATTCGTCGCATATATCGACAAGTCCTTGTGCGTCAACGACTACATCAATCCGTTCACAGACGAGAAGTACAGAGAATCACTGAGAGATCTCATAAACGATGGTGGAGGTGCAATCATAGTGATGGACGGAGAATACTTCGAAATGATGGAAAGATCAAACTTTAGAGTTCCATCAATCGTTCTCTTTGACTATGAACATGAAGACACTAAAGATACGAAGTTCATCTATTCATATGAACAACTTTGTGATTTCCTCAGTTGTAGAAACGAGAAGGTCTTCGTGATTGGTGGATTTGACGCATGGTCATCGCTTGTCCAGTACGTTTCCAAAGTTCACTTCCTCGTCACCGATGAAAAATGGGGTGATGGGATGACAAGACCATTCTTGTTCGACGTTCGAGAAATGTGCAAAATAACAAGCTATTCAGAACTCGCCAACGGAATAACTCATCAAGAATACGAATTCCGTGAAGACGTTGTTATTTGTAATGGCGATATCGACAAGGACATGGAAGATGATGGCGATGGTGTTTGTTGTGGATGTGAACTCTTCTGTCAGGGCATTATTTCACATATCAACTTCGAAGGTGAACCTGTCGACAGAATACTTTCGAATGGGTTATCAACCTTGATAGAAAAAGGTGATAAATTAAAGATAGTCACAGATTTCAAGATCTACAAAACACCCTCAAATATCAAGATCAATGTTACACAAAGCCATCATTCCAGAGTTCTTGATCTTGTTATAGAATCGTGTGAAATCATAAACGGAAGCATCGTTATTACTCTCGTTAACAGGTTATCACATTACACAGTCTTAGACTATAAGAAAGTGATTGCTGTTGTGTATGCAACTGGGAACTACAAACTTCTACGTTGTAATAACGATTTCTCAGAGAGCATGGAGATGGGAAAATGGGGAACTGAACTAACCAAACATTAATAATCATAATCACAAGCATAAACGAAAAGATGAAGAACAAGACCGAAATCGAAATGATCCTATTCGTCAATGACAAAGGTAGGACAATCAACGCCCAGAAGCTACTCTCTTCTCCCTCTGAAAGTGATCTCCGAGACTATATCGGAAAGATCACGACTGGGAACATCATCGTCTTTGATGAGGACACGTGTTCCACTCTCATATCACCACTTCCAAACCGAATCTGTGTTGTCATCACCTCGAACAAAGACTTCAATCGAGAAGGGTTTGTTCGTGCAGAATCTATACGAGATTTCATCGACATGCTCGGCACGAAGTTCGACAGATATCGTGATGTTTACGTAATGGTCGACAACATCCACATAGCAAGAAGTTTCATGGGTTATGTCGATAGAGTAAAGATGGTGGAAGTCGAAGGAGCAGAATCTCACGATAGATACGAACTTTCTGACATTCCTCGAAAGACTATCCTCGATATTCGAAGGTCGACGAACGTTGCGAATGAATATTGGATCAACGACTTTATCAATACCACTGACCACGAGTTCAAAGACAACGTCCTAATGTGTACAGCAAGTGTTGATGGCTTTGGCTGTTATGGTGTCTGTGCACGAGAACCAAGGGTTCATGTCAACGGCTTTGGTGAAACTGTGAGAAGAAAGTCTGATCATCGTGAATCCATAGTTTTGCACAAGGGCGACGGAGTTTTCATGAAGACTGATATCGAGATTTACAGAATCCCCAAGAACGTTTATGTTGAAGTCAAGACAATCTTACACTACTTTGTCTATAACGGAATCTCGATAGAATCATCAAGTATTACTGATGGCGTTGTCTGTGTTGGTCTTGTAAACATGGGATCGAAACCTGTCACTATACACAAAGATCAGACGATTGCTGTGTTGGCTATTAGAGGTGAACACGAGTTCTTGAAAGTGGCACATAAGGAATTCCCATGTGAAAAAGTCGATGGTTGGGACAACTACGAAAGCAAAGAAGATCGTCGTCGACCATTAAAAGACGAACGTTGTATTGGCAACGATGGTGGTGACATGTCGGAATGTTGCTGTGATGGCTTTTAATAGAAGAATCGATGATGAAAGTAAAGTTCATAGCAAGTGTTGATAAGAACTTCGCTGTTGGAAACGACGGCAAACTTCTATTCAGAATCCAAGAAGATATGAAACTGTTCCGTGAGATGACGATGGGGAATATTGTCATCATGGGCAGAAAGACATACGAAGAGATCGGAAAGCCACTTGAAGGAAGACTGAACATTGTCCTATCCCGAGATGACATTTCTATTGGAGGTGTTCATGTGTTCAAGTCAATGGAAATGCTCAAAGCTTTCTGTGAATCTTCCACAAATCGACAAAAGGATGTGTTTGTGATTGGTGGTGCGGAAATGTGGAATCTCTTCAGAAGATATGTTTCACAAATCCACCTCACGAAAGTTCCAGATGATTGTCCCGAATACGACACCGTCTTCCCTTATGATCTTCTTAATGCTTTCACACTCGTTCATCGAAATCAGATCGGCTTCTATGAAAAGAACTATCAACCGATTGTTCACGAAGTTTATGATCGTCTGGGAGATGTGGTGGTGATGAATCGCAAGACCGAAGAACTCTTGGTGGCCAGATTTGTTGATGTCTTGGAACACGTAGGTGGTAGTGGTGACGATATAAAAACTTATCGAGAAAATGACATGCTACTAATGACGAACGACAGAATTGCTGTAAAGACTGATCTTCGTGTTTATGAACTTCCTCTTGGAACTCTTGTTAGTGTGAACGTCGTGCCGTCATTGTTCATGGATAATGGACTGATGATTGCGGGGTGGGATATCGTCGACGACGATTTCATCGTCTACTTGACATTGACTGGGAAGAAGCCTATTTCTCTGAAACGTGGTGATATCATAGCAGATGTCAACTTCTATTCTCGTCATCCTCTGATGTACGCCCCTTAGAAAATCAAGCATTATGGATAAAAAGTACAGCGGTTATATCGTGATGAGTGATGGCTTGTTATCACCAAACGATGAGATCTCGTACAATGGTGACGTTTTCACGTATCTTGGGAAAACACTGAGTAAATCAAGCGGTGAACTTTGTGGTGTTTTCACAAATGGTAAAACAGAATGTTTTATCCCAGTCAGATTCATAAGAAGTATGAAGGACAAGAAGCTCGTGTACTAAGAGAAATACTCTCCTTGGCTCTCCTTGGCATTTCCCTTGATTTCTGAACTATTCAAAGATATGAAAGCCTTCGAAAGTGGTTTTGAGATCAAGGGAAATACGTCTCTTGAAATCGTCTTTGTCTATTGAATCATAATCAATCCTCATATGATAGGAACTGTGGACATTAACAAAAAGCAAGAAGAATAGCAATGGACATTATCAAAAATCTCGGTTATAACCAACACGAGATTCTCGACAACATTCAGAAGTTGTACCTCGAAGGAAAGGGGATCGAATGTGACATCACTTATTCCAAAGGCGCATTCTACGGAAAGTTCAAAGTAAAAGACGCAGATGGTGAAGCACGTGATATCGTCATTGAGCAACCTCGACTGAAGTTCGATGTTTTCCCACTTTCCGAAGATGTCACAAAAATAGAACCACTGACGGCACTTCCTCTCGATGATCTTTCGATCGAATCGATGATGATCGATCTGCCGTTCATCGTCAGACCAACAAAGCCAGATACGTCAGTCACTGATGAAACTGGGTCGAAGATGTTCAACAGATTTCAAGGTTTCCACACTCCAGACGACATGTATGAAACGTACTGGTTCTGGATCAATGAAGCCTATCGTGTCTTGAAGGTCGGTGGAACGCTTTTGTTCAAGACACAGAACACGATTTATGGCGGTATCAACCACAACACTGAGTTTTTCTCATTCATGTGTGCCGAGAAAGCTGGATTTGTCACAGAAGACACCTTCGTTCTTGGCGCAAAGTCTCGCATGATCTCACCATTTATGACCAAGCAGTTACATGCTCGAAAGTTCACCTCGACCTTCTTCGTTTTCAAGAAGCATAAATCTCAGAAGCACAAGAAGTTCAACTATTGGTCATTAATCCCAAAGCTTGAAGAATCTTTCAATAATTAATACAAGAAACTAAACCGTATGTCAAAATCAGAAATCGCTAACGAGTTCTTAAGTGATCTCGTCGTGCATTCGAAGTATGCGAACATTGTCCCAGAGGAACATAGAAAGCAGACGTGGGAAGAATGTGTAGCAGAACTGGAGAAGATGTTCATCAATGATTATCCTCATCTTGAAGGAGAAATCCGTGAGAACATGAAGATGGTGTACGCCAAGAAGGTGTTCCCATCAATGAGATCGATCCAATTCGGTGGTCTTCCTATCTCATATAACCCAACACGAATCTACAACTGCTCTGCACTTCTTCTCAACAATACAAAGTGCTTCTCGGAGATCATGCACATTCTCTTGAGTGGGACTGGAATCGGTGTTTCTATCCAAAAGCGACATATCAACAACCTACCAGTGGTCAAGAAGCCATCAAAGAAGAAGCGTTTCCTCATCTCGGATTCTATCGAAGGTTGGGCAGATGCCGTTCGCATGCTCTGCTACTCTTATCTTCGTGGGAATCCTTATCCAGAGTTCGACTATCGTGACATTCGCCCAAAAGGATCGATCATCAAGAAGCTGAACTGCTATGCACCAGGTCATGAAAGACTCAAGAAGTCAATCGAACAGATCGACAAGGTCTTCAAGACTGCCGTAGGTCGAAAGCTCACACCTCTTGAATGTCTTGACATCTCTTGCTTCATTGGTGATGCCGTGGTAAGTGGTGGTGTGAGAATGGCTGCAATGATCATGTTCTTCGACAAGGATGATGAAGCAATTATGACTGCAAAGTCAAACGTTCCACTTCGAAGTGCAACAGTAGAATCGGAAGATGACAAGAACTGGTACATCAGAGTAGAACCGAAGAACATCGACGACTTCTATGGTGATGAATCTCGAATGCTAACTGTTCGCAAGAAGTTCGGTGACTTCGACAACTCTTGGGACTACGACAACATCTGCAAGAATCTCTCGGCAAGTTGGTACTACGTGCATCCTCAGCGAGCAATGAGTAACAACTCTGCCGTGCTTCATCGTGATACCACCACACGTGAGGAACTCGAGAAGCTGATGAGAATTGCAGATGCTAACAAGTCTGGAGAACCAGGTCTCTTCTGGACGAACGATTATGACATGATCTCGAACCCATGTGGTGAGATTGCACTCAACGATTGTCAGTTCTGTAATCTTTCGACGATTGTGGCATATGACATAACAACTCAAGAAGAGTTCAACCATCGTGCAAGAGTGGCATCATTCCTTGGAACTCTCCAAGCAGGTTACACCGACTTCCACTATCTCCGCCCAAAGTGGAAGGAACAGACCGAAAATGAAGCACTTCTCGGTGTATCTTTGACAGGTATTGCATCGGGAACTATTCTTTCTCTCAATGAAACTGAAGCTGCATTGTGTGCAGTGGAAGAAAACAAGAGAGTGGCAAAACTGATCGGTGTAAATGAAGCACAAAGAGTCACCACGATTAAGCCCGAAGGGACATCGACGATCGTTGCTGGTGTGTTCGGAAGTGGGATTCATTCTGCTCATGCGGAATATTACGTTCGTAACATCCGAATTCTGAAGTCTGATCCAGTTTACACTTATCTGAAGATCAACGCTCCAGATTTTCTCGATGATGAATATTCCGATAAGGATAAAGCCGTGTTCTCTGTTCCAATGCGTGCAAACCACGATTGTATCTTCAGAACGGAATCGACGTTCGACCTCCTCGAGAGAATTAAGAGATTCAACGAGAATTGGATAGCACCAGGTCACATCTCTGGAGCAAACAAGCACAATGTCTCGTCGACTGTCTATGTCAAAGATGGTGAGATCGATAAGGTCATCGAATGGATGTGGGACAATCGCAATTCCTACTCTGGTCTCACGATTCTCCCCTTCGATGGTGGTACTTACAAGCAAGCACCATTCCAAGATATCACCAAGGAAGAATATGAAGAGATGCTCGAGAGATTCCCAACTGATCTCGACCTTTCTAAGGTTTATATCGAAGACATCAAGACTACTCAGTTTGAATACGCTTGCGCAGGGGGTGCTTGTGAAGTGAAGTCCGTTTAGTATTGATTATTGATTGTGTCGTCGACCTCCGTGGGATAAAAACCACGGAGGTCGATTTTTATAAGATAATAAAAAACCCAGAATGATTATCACATTTCTCATTATAATCGTCTCTTTCATCCTCTTGTTCTATAAGACGATCAAGCTTTATAAGTACACTTCAGATTGTTTCACAAACATCGTCGAAAATGAAACAATCCAACTAAGGTACAAGATGAAAATCGATGGACAAGACGTGAAGAATGTAAGAAAGACAATGTTCAACGTGCTTTATGTCTTCGTGGTTATACCAGATGAAGTGAGAAAAAGTGATCACATAAGTTACATCATCAGTCATTTACAACTGATCGAAGAATCCCTACAAGTTCAGAATCTTTATGGTCTTGTAAGTTCTTCACGTGAGCAGTTTGTAAGTGTAGAGAACGATAAAGAAAGAACGATTTATCTCGTAAAGTTCAAGCCGATCATTTATGGTCTTGATCTCTGGAGAATCCTCGTCTTCTTGATGATGATAATCGTCGCAATTTATAATAAAGAAATAGAAGAATTTGTATGGCTAATGTTTTAAGTGGGAACGATCCTTCCTACGTCCTTAATCCAAAGATAAGAACAAGAGAGCGGTCTATCGTTTTCTCGAATAACTCTTTCATGGACAGTTTCGGGAGAACTTTCCTTGACATGACCAAGTTCTCTGTAAAATGTGAAAGATCGTCATCGACAATAATCACGATTGATCCATATGAAGAGGTGACAATCCCTGCGTTCAAGAACGTGATTTTCACGTGTTTCGATGGATCTGTTGCACATATGAACGATGCACAGATTCGAAGCAAGCAGACTTTACATTTCAATGTGAATGTGGAAGTTGAAAATCCCAAAGATGCACTGTCGTGGAATTCCAAAACTACTCATCTGAACATAAGTTTTGTGTTCCCACCTTTAATGAGTGAAGGTATCGACGGAATAGCTAACCTCCAAACACAGCATATAAGCATTCAAAGATACCTCTCGAAATCTGGGAAATATGTCGGATATGTTGAAGATATCACTTTCGAGCATCTTCATACGCAGGTAAAGTTCAACATCCACTACGAATATGACGAGATTTTGAATGAACACGATCTGAAGATAAGCGACTTCAAAGTTGCTGGTAAGTTCAGTGGAGGTGGAGAAATCGACACCGAGTACAACGTCACGAAAAAGTCACGAGTTTTCATGCTCTCACCGAACATGGACTATCAGTTAGATGGTGTGGAATCCGTTAGATTCCTTTACAACAGGGAAACATGGGAGAAGCTATGTGACAATGGAGCTATTCTGAGAAAGTACACCGCCCTTGGAAGTGAAGAAGACGTTCGATTAGATCACGACATGTTCCAATCGAAGTTCGATGTCGCTGGATTCCGTGGGATTTCTATCGTTGTCGAAAACAACGAGGAAATCGGAGAAATCCAAGAGGTTTCTGTGGAAAAGATCTACAAGAAGTATGATGAATCGTTTGATTGTTCAATCACGTGTGGTGCTCTCCGAGAACATGACGTTTATCACAGCTTCGGTTTTGTAAGACCTCAAGGAAACAGCGTGTCTTTCAGAAATATAACAAGAAAAAATATCGATTTACAAGTTTTATCTTATGAATAAACTCAACCTTTTATCAATCCTTAAGGTGTTGGTAAAGCAGGAACTGGGAAATGTCACAGTCAATGGCAATCTCCTCAGTTATAACAGTGGCGTGGTGTCCAATAATGTCACAGGTCGTACATACAACGTCGTGGCAAACTACAATTCACTGAATCCAAATGTCGTATCTTGTATGTTCTCCACTTCACAGGGTACGAGCCATATGGTCTTCGTAAGAGGTCAAGAACGATTTGATCTTCTTCTGAAGCTCATGGAAGTATGTCAAGACAAGCAAATGTAACTTTTTAATTTCAATCCAAATATGACTAAGAAAGAATTCATCACAGCTCTCGCAGAGCAGACTGGTGCAACTAAGACGCAGGTAGAAGCCATCATCGGTGCTTATCACAAGACTATCATCGAAAGTCTTAAGAAGGATGAGCCAGTGACCTTCGTTGGCTTCGGTACGTACTCATCCAGAGTTCGCCCAGAGCGTGAAGCCTTCAAGCCTGGTACTAAGGAAAAGATGACAGTACCTGCAAAGAAGGTCGGTAAGTTCAAGATGTCAAAGTCTGTAGAACTTTAGTAGAAAAAGGAGATAAACGAATTCGCAATGAACGGATGGGCTGGTCTTTGGAAACATAGACCAGCCCATTTCGTATAAAAATATCGACCAATCAGAAATATCGAAAATGACGACGGAATCGACACCGACGAACACATACGAATGCTTTCGATATAAAAATGGAAAGAACGAATTAATCAAATCAAACTTAATAAAGAACAAATGAAAGCCAAGAAGCATCAAGTAGGCATGTTCGATCACATGTTCGAAAAGGGAAAGATCACGTTCTTGTTGGATGGTTATTCCGCAGGTTCATCTGGCAAAGGCAAGTGTGAATCTCTCATCGTAAAGAACACATCGTTCGGCACTGGGGATAAGCGTCTTGCAGTCTGTACCACGAACTCTGCAAATGCATCGCATTGGGTTTATGATGACGGCAAGAAGATGATGTTCGAAGTACTGCCTTCATCGGCTTATCTTCACGAAAAGCTCGAGTTCGTCGCTATCGGTCATGGTGCATCATTCTCCGTAGAAAGACTCTTCGAGGAAATCAAGATGAGTGGTCTTCCTCTCGATAAGCTCTTCATCCATCCCAAGGCAGGGATCATCACCAAGATCGATGAAGACTACGAAAAGGGTCTTTGTGATATCGACGGCAACTATGGTTCATCCGATCACGATGGTACAATCGCAGGCGGATCTACTTGCTCTGGATCTGGTGCAGTTCGAGCAAAGAAGGTCGTAAGAAACAAGACAGTGACTTATGCTTATCAAGTCCCAGAACTCAAGCAGTTCATCTGTGATGTCGAGAAGCGTCTTATGACGTTTATGCTTAACGGAGGATCAGTTCTTCTACAGATTGGTCAAGGTTTCCCACTTTCGTATGGTCTCGGCTATAACAAGCAGAACTCAACAAGTCGAAACGTGACGATCAGTGCAGCTTTGGATGACATGAATCTTCCTCCATTTTTCGCAGGTGATGTTATCTTGAATGGTAGAACTTATCCGATCAAGATCAACAACAAGAAGTATCGTCTTCTCGGTGGGAAGCCAGTTGTCCGTCTTCACAAGAACTCGGAATCGACACTGAAGTATTATGCTCATAAGCATCTGTTCGACTTCATCGAAGGAGATGATCACGTTTCTATCGTCACACGTAAGGAATTCATTAACTTCTACGAAATGCGTGAGTTCCCCTACCTTGAATACGAGGTTATCGAATCGTTCAGTGGTACTGGCTATTCTCCAATCTGGAACGAAGAAAGTCACCAGCGAGAAATCACGTGGGAAGATGTCGAAAAGAACTATGGGAAGACGATTCCAGATGATGTAAAGTGCACGTCACTTACCAAGCTCCCTCGAAGAGTCTTTGAGTTTGATAAGAGCCTTCTGCACGACGGCATTCTCTACAATCTTTCTCCAAATGGCAAAACTCACATTGTCATCAACTTCGTCAACTGGGTAGATGGTGAAATGGACGGAGAACGTGAGAAGATCACGGAGAAGATAGAAGATTGGCTCTCCAAGAACATGTTCGCAGAAATCGACACTATCAACAAGCTGGTGGGTGATGAGAAGAAGGTAATACTTTCTGTACTCGGGACTGGTCGTGAATCCGACGACTTTGTCGCTGTAGAAGAGTAACTTCTTCTCCTTCAAGAACAATTAGAAAAATGAGGGTCATTGTGACAATAAGCACACAATGACCCTCATTCTTGTTATAAGATTAATAAAAAACACAAGCCCACACCATTTCGAAAATCTTCATTATGACAAAAGACGACTGCACAAGCATTAAGAAGATACTACGGATTTCTACGATAGTTTTCTTCGTTATCACAACGATCTACTTCATTGTCGCAATTATGCGTATTGCGAACATAGGTGAAGAAAGCAAACCACACGAAATAATCGATTCGTTGAAATACACGAACTCTGTCTATGAACACGATGTTCGAAAGTTGAAAGCACAGATCGATTCACTTTCCATGCAAAACGAGATCTCTTCAAGAAAGATTGATTCACTTGAAAATGTCGTCGATGTGAAAACGTCTTCATTACGTAAAGCAGAGAGTGCAATGCGAGCAAAGAAGCTGAATTTCTCCAAAGACGTATTCGAAGTTGAACAAGAACTAAGACAAAACATAGCAGAATATGAAAAGAACAATTAGCCTCTCGCTCTTGATACTTCTGTGTTGTACCACCAAAGCGTATTCTCAGAACATAGAAATCTCGAAGAAAGATGCTGTCATAATCAACCACATGTTTGATCAACACAAGCAACTTCTGGAGATCTCCGCAATGAAGGATTCGATCATGCAGTCTTTGAGGGAAGTCGTGGACAACAATACACTCATCATCGAAAACCAACTTGAACAGCTCCGCAAATATGACGAGATGATGATGAAGAATGACACCATTATTTCCAATCATAAGAAGATGGCGGAGATCTATGAAAAATCTCTGAAGAAGGAAAGACAGAAGTCAGCATTTTGGAAGTATGTCGGACTTCTTTCCTCTGCAGTGGCGATCACGTCATTTATCTTAAAGTAACCTCTCCAGAGTGCAGGAAGGTATCTCCCTTGCACTCTGATGTATACGAGAATATTTTCACCCCAATCAAATCAAGAAATGTCAAGGAACGTATCTCCTCTCGATCACAGGTATGCTGATGTCATACAGAACATGTCGAAAGTCTTTAATTCCGAAAGGTACTACAAGACGATGTGGAATGTAGAAGTCGAATACTTTCTTTACTTCTTAGAAAAGTTTGTACACCGAGAAGTGGACGGAGACCTCATAAGAAACAGTTGTAAGTTCGACAGTCTTGTCTACAACGAGATAATCTCCGAGGAAAGTGTAACACGGCACGATGTCAAGGCAGTTATCAATGTCTTACAGAACAAACTGGTCTTCCTTGAGAAATCTCAGAAAATCGAGAAAGTGTCGGTTTATGTCCATTTCGGACTGACTTCCCAAGACATTGTTTCGTTATCGATGTCTATTCTCATGTCGGAAGCCATTGAAGTCATTGATCATGTCGTCAACTACACGGAAGCCATTCTCACAAATCTTCATCGAGAGACGAAGGATGTTTGGTCTCTATCAAGGACTCATGGACAATCTGCAGTTCCCCATCTTTTGAAAGACGACGTTTATAAGTGGAGGTACGATGTCTTGAAGTTTAGACGGCATATTGTCTATGATGTAGTCAAGTTCTCTGGGGCAGTTGGTAACAACTTCGCAATTTCGAGACTTTTCAACATGGACGCTCGGAGAGTTGCGGAACTCATGGATTCGTTTGTGAAGAAGTTCGGAAGATTCACTGTTAGTGGAGAAGAATCGACACAAACCGACAGATGGGAATCGTTCTGTCAGAGATTTTCTGATTGGAATCTGGCCATTTCAAGGATCATCAGTGATGTGCAACAGATCTGGCAAATGTGCTCGGATGGTTATTTCAAACTGAAAGTGGACGATGGCTATTGCGGATCTTCGGCAATGCCACACAAGATCAACCCTATCAAGTTTGAAAACGCAGAAGGATGCTTCTGTAGATGTCAGAAAGACTTCGAGTTTTATATTAGTAAGTTATCGAAGTCAAGAATGCATCGTGATCTGTCGGATTCAGTGGTTATAAGAATGATCCCCGAGACGTTGTCTTATCTTTATCTTGGATTCTCGTCGTTTGTAAGTGGTCTGAAAGCACTTGAGGTGAATACCGAGAAGATAAAAGACGACCTCGAAGAGAACTATCAAGTGTTCTCCGAAATCGTACAGCTCTATCTGAAGTTGAAGGGAGATGAAGACGCATACGAAGAATCAAAGCGTGTGTTTAGAGGAAGCTCGATGACACTCTACGACTTCAAGAAAGCTATCAAAACTCTCGGTATTGAGTACGATGAAATCAAGAAGTTTATAGAACTTTAGAGATTCACAAAACTCGTCGGTGAAGTCCTTTTGTTGGTGGTTACATAACAAAAGGACTTCACCGTTTTGTATATGGACTACCAACTCGTAATACCTTCACTAAAGCCAATATCTTACCAGTCATTAGAAGCAAAGCAGACGATAAGGATTGATGATGAAGAAATCATCGACCTTTGTTCTGAATCGTTCTCAAAGACTGTTCCTATGGACTACACTTTACAGATATCGACGATTTCTGAAGATTTGAGTGGTAGACCTCATCTTGTCTCGAGGATTCTTATGGGATCAGAAGACGACGGAGATATCTTGATGCATTACAACCACATCTCGAATCCTTATTCAATGGATGGGACTTTCACATTCATAACACCAAACAGACAGACAGCAGTTGAAGCTATCAAGAAGTCAGCATCCTCTTCACAGAAGGAGAACGAATCTCAAGTAGAACTCAACAAGACTGTTGCGGAAAAGGATAAGAAGAGGATAATGGAACTCATAAGACAGTCCAATCCTCAGATGGTTTCGGAATCCACAACGCCAATCAGAACAACGAACATGACAACGAAGCCACAGACGGAAGAAAAGGATGGTGAAATCGTGTTTGGTACAAACGTTGTGTCGAAGAGATGTTCTGGTGACCTCTCTTCGACACAATCAAGAACGGAGATGATAAGAAGAACTATCCGTTCAATGGCTATTAAATCATAATAGCCGTTATTTTCCTTCTTCTTTCCAGAGTTCCTTTATTATTCCTTCGGAGAGGATCTCTTTTGCTTCATCCTCATCAAAAGAAAGCTCAACGATGTCTTTCACGACATCTTCTTTGGGTATGTTGTAAGATTGGGATAGGAAGTCGATGATGCTCTCGGGGATCATGTCGATTTCGACAGAAATGTTGAAAGAGATCTTTGACTTTACGCCATTCTTCACGATACCTATGACTTCATTCGGGAGGTTTAGCTTTCTTGGAGGAAGCTTGATGGCGTGAGATTCGTCACCACTTTCATAGATCATCATCTTCTGCCCATTGTTGTCTTCCTCTCCAGTTTCGTTTCTATGAAGCACTATCGTCTGACGAGGTTCTTCGTTTACAACCTCTCTTATATGTTCAGAAGGTGTCGTGATTGGTATTCCGTTTTCATCAACTTCTAACGTGCTGTAGACATCCCACGCTTTGCTATTATTCTCTTCCATATTGATTGATCTTTCTTACTGGTTTCTTTTCTTATACTTTTAAATAATGAGAATTTTTGATCAAAAAAGAAACGAAACATGTTTGAACTTAGTAATATCAAGATCACAAAGTCTAAGGTCGATGAGAAAAGCATCGAATCTAACGGCTTTTGGTTTACACCTGTCAATGGTGAATTCAACACCGATGGTGTTGTAGAATTTATAACGAGTGAACTTGAAAGCCCTAAGTGGCTTGATGGTAAGACATTCTCATCTCTTAATCATCTCTTCGTCACGGAATCACAGACGAATCTCTTCATGGCTCTGTGTCCGTCTGTAGTCATTGATGGTTATTCGTTTGAACTGAAGTACAACCGCATCCTCGGTGGTCATCAGCTCCATGCCATAAAGGTAGAAGGTGAAGATATCGAAGAAGAACAGACTGAAACGGAAGATGCAAAGGAAGCAGAAGCCGTTAAGGAAACTGCAGAAGAAGCTAAGGAAAAGGAAGAAGAGACTGTAGAAGAATCTAAGGAAGTAGAAGAAAAGTCGGAAGAAAAGGTAGAAGAACCAAAGGAAAAGAAGACTACCGCACGCAAATCGACGAAGAAGTAAAAATCTCGTCGGTTTTGTTGATTGATTTGATTGATTAGTTTGAGGTCGCTATGTCGAGAAGATATGGCGACCTCGTCATATATAAGAATACCACAAATCAGTCATATTGATAACAATAAAAAATGGATGAAAAAGTAAAAGAATACGAGCAATTTGTCGTTTCTTGCTTCAACGAGAATCCTACAAATAACAAGGTTCTCGACTTCATTCACATGACAATGGCACTTATGTCAGAATCTGGTGAATTTGCTGATATAGTCAAGAAGGCGGTGTTCCATTCTAAGGAGATCTCGAAGGTTGATCTTGTAGACGAACTCGGTGATGTTCTGTTCTATTTCATGAACATTTGTCATTTCCTTGGTGTCACGATTGATGATGTCATGGAAGCAAACCTCATCAAGATCCGTGAAAGATATCCCGAAGGTCGTGGTAAGAACTATAACTTCGGTACACGTAATAAGGCAGAAGAAAAGAAGAGAATAGAACAATTCTTGATGAAGATAAAGCAAGACGTGTCAATCGATATCAATATCAGCCAAATCAGCGGACATCAACATCAGTCTCAACACATAGGAAAGTAGCCATGATTCTTGTAACAATTCGGAACATCAACATAGAAGCATTCATCAGCTTCTTCAACGATATAGACATCAAGTCTAAGCAGGTGATTGATATCTACAAAACAGAAGATGGAAAGCATGAGATCGTCTCTCGTGGTCACACAATCACACGTGACTTCGTGAAAGTCGTAGAATCAGACTTCGACGTAATGTGTCAAGAGATTGTCTCAAAGTCGGAATACAGCCACATCAAGATTCCGTTCATTGAAATCAAGAAGTTTGTGGAACTTCTAAAGATCTACACCGATGATGAGCAAGTGAACATCAATCTTTCGTGTGATGAAAAGGGAGAATCGCTTGTTGTGGTGAAACTTGAAGTGAAATCCAAGAGAAAGTCTTCGAGAATGCCAATGGCGGACATTTCTCTTGTTCCATATCTTCAGAAGGACATCTGGGAAAATCTGCTCCAAAGCACAGAAAGACTGTCATTCTTCGGTCTGTCTCAGAATGATGTCGTGGACGTGAAGAAGCTGATGAAGTATGCTTCGGAATCACAGGCATCAGCAAAGGTCAAGGAGATCTCAAAGTTTAGAGTGAAGTTCGAAGATGGACAGACCACGATTATGTCATATGAAGATCGATGGAACATTGACATCCCAACAGATGGTTCATTCACTGGGGATTTCGTCTTCCCTGCTATTCTCTTCAAGCATCTCTCTTCAACGAACGTCTATAATTGCTCGTTCGTGAAAGCAATGGGTCGTGATACCAAGTTCCTAATCGTCTCGAATGAAACATTGAGAACCACGTGTGTTGTTATCGCAGAAAAATTCGATATCAACAAAAAATAAGATAGATAACAATTTATAAGATGAATGAGGGTGTGCAAACTTTTGTGCATCCTCATTCATCTGTATTTTTCAAAGACTTCATGCGATACATTCTCGACAAACTGATAATAATCTTGACGATAATACGATACAAACTTTGGAGATTTCCAATAAACGATGACGGAATAATTGATTCAGTCGTGCTTGATAACCACGAAACACTCACTATAAACGGTTGGAAGCCACTTTCTTCAGTACACCTAAAAGCTGTTCATGACATTGTGGAAGTTGGTGCAGGTGAGTACAAGGTAAGTGGTTCTGTCAATCACCTCGTCTATTCTTCCAAGAACACGCTTGAAAGCTATCAGCCCACGAAAGTGAAGGATCTCTCTTTAGGTGATATCTTGATGACGATGGATGGTGCTCGCAAAGTCTCTTCACTCAAGAAGTCTCATCAGCAGATCGTGTTTGATTTATCTGTCGTGGATGAGACTTTGTCATATTTCTCGGACGGAATACTTTCCCACAACTCTGTAATGAGTGGTATTTTTATTGCGTGGTACATCTTGACTAACTACGACAAGACCGTTCTTTGTACTAGTGCTAATGCAGACAAGGTCGATGAGCTTGTTGACAAGATTAACTCGATCTTCATGCATCTTCCGTTCTATATGAAGCTCGGGATTGAAGTTGATAATGTATCCAAGAAGAAATGGGACAACGGTTGCAAACTGATAGGTGAAACAGCGACTGAGAACTCTGGTGCAGGTGAAACCGCAGACCTCCTTTATGCTGACGAGTTTGCACTTATCGAACCTAACATAATCAACGAGTTCTTCCGTGTAGTTTATCCTACACTTTCGGCAAGTAAGAAATCGAAGATGATAATTACCAGCACGGCAAGAGGTATGAACAAGTTCTATCAGCTTTATCAAGATGCGCTTGATGGTAAGAACAATTTCAACCCAATAAGAATCGACTGGTGGGAAGTAGAAGGCAGAGATGAACAATGGAGACTTGATCAGATAGCAGACCTCGGTTCTGAAGCAGACTTTAACCAAGAATACGGTAACTCGTTCATGAGCGGATCAACACTTCTTCTCTCCACTGCTGTCCTCAAGAAACTCGGGAAGTATCAGAAGAAGTTCGTAAATGGTGTGTTCTCGAATGACGGTTCTTTGTGATGAAAATTGCACAGGTTTTTAATTTATAAAAATTAAAAGATTTGCGGAAAATGGTAGAAGATGTTCTCCTTGAATACGACCAGTACTTTTTCATACACCCCAACTTTGAACTTCAGTGGTTTAAAGATGAGCGCAATGCGTTCGTTCTATCAATAGACATTGCAGAAGGTAAAGGAGGTGACTACACGATCATCAACTTCTTCCAAGTCCTCCCAATGACACCTTCGGAAATTGAAGGTGTGAAAATCTTCAACGACGAAGAATCATTCTTCAAGCTGGTGCAGGTTGCCATGTTTAGATCGAACATGGTAGAAACACCAGAATGTGCAAATTGGCTGTATCATTTCATAAACGGTTACATGATACAGGACAACTTGAAGATCGTTATCGAGAACAACTTTGAAGGGAACTACTTCCGAAACACACTAATGAACATTTATGGAGAGCAGAATGAACTCGATGAAGATGTCATATTCTGCAAGTTTCTCTATAATGCTCGAGATGATAATGCTCGAACTTTCAGAGTCGGGATTTATCAAACAGAACCCCGAAAGCAACATTCTTGTAAGATATTCTCCGATCAACTGAAGAATAACCAGCTTGTTCTTACTGAGTTTATGACAATCCAAGAAGCTATGACCTTTGCACGATCAGAAAAATCATCTTCATATCGTGCAAGCTCTGGCCATGACGACTGTGTTATGACGTGTGTCAACGTTGTAAACATTCGAGATATTGAAGAATGGTCAGAACTCGTGGAAATTGTCAGTGAAAATTGCACAAACGAGTTTTGGAAACTGGTCGACAAGAAGCTCGGGAAACAAGCCGAAAGAAATGACGAACTCGACATATCAGACTATTACGATTAAACATATGGACAAAACAACTACTAACAATGTCTCATCGAAGGCGAAGATAGAAGATGAACAGCAGGAGGAGGACATGCTCTTCATACCACAGTCCAAGACTGGAGGTAACATGTATAAAGAGAACTCTTGTGGTACTTCTTTCTCTGCTGATCAAGATTATCAAGATCAATTCCTTGATGACATTTATAACCCAGATGAATACAGAACAAGACAGAACTTCTGTGAAAAGTTCTATTCATCTTTGCAGTCGATCATCAACAAACATAAGCGATTCTCGTATATACGATCGTTCGATATGAATCACGTGAGATGTGGCGACAACGTTTGCCACCTCGATAAAACATCACCATTTATGATAAACTTTGTACTTCATAATGGTGATGTTGTTGTATCTGACGATTCTTGTACTTTCTCTCGTGAAGATAAGAGTCATCTGAAGCCATACGAAAAACTGATGAACTCGTTCTTCAAGAATGATCGTTCTGATCTTTATGATGTCGTCTATCGGAAAATGGTCGATTTCGATTTCGATCATAAGCTCTATTTTTGCATCTATTGCGAATATTTCAAGATAACAGACCATGAAGCGTTTTTTGATTCTCTTCCAAAGTTCCACCAAGACAACATAGAACGAATGTATAGACGGAGACGATAAGAAAGAGGACAAAAAACAACAACATAGAGAAATGATCAATTGTAAACAGATCAGAGACAAGATGTCGGTGTCTTATTTCGACGAAAACGGAAACATTGCGATATCTGACATAACAATAGACGATCGTGAAAAGTACGTATGGACAAAGACAACCGAAGATGACAAGTTTCGAGACAAGACTTACGTATCTCAAGACGGATTCCCTGTGAAAAAAGAACGTAAGTCCTATCTCGACAAATATCGCAAGATCGAGTTCTTGCTGTCTCTACCAGAACGTTTACAAGCGAAGATTTTCTCAAACAATCAGCCACGTAAGTTCTTCTGGGATATTGAAACAGAAGTTTTTGATGACTTCCCCGATGCTGGGAATCCTGTTGGGAGAATCTTCACGCATCAGTATTGTGATGAGTTCGGCAATGGTACTGTCATGGGCATCAAGCCACTTTCACAGACACAAATCGACTCTATCGAACAGAAGATCAACGACTATCTCTCACAGATCACCGATAAGACGCTTCATCAGAGATATAAGTTCCGTTACATTTACTACCCCGATGAGTTCACGATGAACAAAGACTTCGTCGAGAATCATGCAACAAAGATGCCGTGTATTTTCGGATGGAACGTGCTGAAGTTCGATACAAGATACCTCGTCAACAGGTGTAAAAAGACGAACATTGATCCTACAATTCTCTCACCAAAGAGAATGCTTTACTCGACGATTGCGAAAGATAAGTTCGACCATTCATCGAAAATTGAAATCGAACTTCCTCTTCATCGACCAATCATCGACTACATGCAAATCTTCGAATTCTTTGATAGATCGATTAAACAGAAGTCATCAATGTCGCTCGATTTCATCGCATCAGAAATCCTTGGTGTCAAGAAGATCCATCATTCCGAAACTCTGATGGAACTCTATGAGAAGGACTATGAACGTTACGTGCTTTATGGTATCATCGATACGTTCCTCGTGGCATTGATCGACAAGAAGTGTAGAACATTTGAATCAATGAGCGTTCTTGCAAATCTCCTACGTGTCGAAGTTGCACAGTCTATGTTCGTTAGTGTCGGGATCGAAACACTCTTGTGTGACTACTATTACAAGCATTACAACAAGGTGTTTGTAAAGGACTATGACAAGCAGATTCCCGAAGGTGAAACTTATAGCGCAGGATTCGTTCTACAACCAGGTATTGGTGTTTATGATGGTATCGTCATCTATGACTACGAATCATTGTTCCCTTCAATCATGCAGATGTTGAACGTCGGTGAAGATGTTTACCTCGGTCATACCGATGATCAAGGGAAAACCTACGTGGACAAACTCGGAGAAGAACACGAACTTGACGAGACGATGTGCTATTCATCCAGTGGTGCAGTTTACTCGAAAAACAGAGATTCCGCAATTCGAACGATGATTTCGAACATGTTCAATAAACGAGTAGAAGCAAAACACAAGGAAGCAGAAATCAAAGCAGATATTAATCACTTAAAGCAGATATTAAAAGATAACTTCGGACATTAAAAGATGGAAATAAAACTGTTAGGAAAGAAGATACTCATAAAGCTCAATGAGGTCGAAAAGCAGGTCGATGGCTTCGAACTGGTACAACACAACGATGTAGACCAAACCGCAGGTGTTGTCTCGAATGTTGGGATAGGTGTTACAGAAGTCAAAGTCGGTGACAAAGTGATCGTCAACAAGTTCTCTGGTATTGAGGTTCTTATCGAAGGTGATAAGTTCAAGGTAGTAGAGGAACACGAAATATTAATCATTGTAAGATAGACTGAATGAACGCTGTAGACATTAAAAGCGGATCAGAAGCCAGAGAACTGATCCTTATTGGTGCAAAGAAGATCCATGACGCTGTAGGATCAACACTGGGACCTGGTGGTCGAAATGTCATCATCAAGCACAACACGTACGATGTACCACAGGTCACTAAAGATGGTGTGACTGTAGCAAGAAAGATGAAGCTACAGAACTATTGGCACAACATTGGCTGTCAGCTCGTAAAGCAGGCATCAATGCGAACAGCAGTTGATGCAGGTGATGGAACAACTTCCTCTGTCGTCATGGCGTACACGATGATGAAGCTGATCGATGAACTTCTTGAGGAAAATCCTGATATCGATGTTCACCGACTTCGTCATGAGATGGAGAAGATGAAAGATGTCCTCATTGAACGACTTCGGGAAATCTCCACACCAATCGTTGATATTCAGCAGGTGTTCGATATTGCAAAGATCTCTACGAACAACGATGAGAAACTTGCAGGGTTACTTTCCGAGATTTATGGGAAGATTGGTAAAGATGGGATAATCGTTCTCGAACAATCACAACTTTCGAATATCACCTATTCGATCGAATCTGGATTCCGATTTGACGGAGGATGGCAATCTCACTATTTCGTAAAGGACAAGTCAAAGATGTCGTTCGAATCTGACGATTGTGCAATCTTCATCACAAATCACAAGATCCAAGACGGCAAGACAATGCTGAATGCGCTTTCAAGGATCTACGGCACAGGTGTCCGTGATCTACTGATCATTGCGGAAAATATCGAAGGTGAAGCGTTATCGACTTTGATCGCCAATAATCAGAGTGGAAAGATGAACATTTGTCTTGTCAATCCTCCGTATTATGGACAGAAGCGTGAAGAATACCTCACTGACCTCTCCATTTCGCTTGGTATGAAGCCACTTATGGTGGGAGATCAGTCCGTGTCACCTCTCTCGTTTACAGAAGAGTACTTCTCTTGCGGTCGAAGCGTCTTTGTGGATAAAAGCACCACGACGATCAGAAATGACAAGGAAAGTGTATCGTCTGCAGTCGAAGAGCATATTTCGAATCTGAAGTCTCTTATGGATTCTGAAGATGAAGACAAGGAATGGATCGAAAAGAGAATAGCGACCTTAAGATCATCAGTTGCCGTCATAAAAGTTGGTGGTAATTCTGAATCTGAGGTTTATGAACACAAGGACAGACTTGAGGATGCGATTTGTGCTATAAGATCGGCATACAAGGACGGCATAGTTGCAGGTTGTGGCATTACGTACATACGACTAATCTCTGCGCTTGATCCTTCTCTTGACACGTTCCATATCTTGAAATCTGGACTTGAATCCGTGTTCAAGAAGATAATGGACAACTCGTGCATATCAGAAGAAGAAAGATCATCGATTCTCTACTTTGTTGCCGAAGATGAAGGATACGGTTATGATGCCAAGAAGCGTGAGAAGTCGTACAATTCGATCAGAGATGGTATCATTGACTCGGCACGTGTTATAAAAAACTGTATCGAGAATTCGATATCTGTCGCTATCATGTTCATGATCTCTGACAACATAGTCATGGAAATCGATGAATCGATAATCTAAAGAGAAACTATGACACCCAGTAGATTCATAAGAAACTCGAAAACAGAACTTTTAAACAACATCATCAGTCAATCATTATTATGAGCAACGAAGTTTTTGATTTTGGTGGGATTTTCGACATGAAGTCCGATGACTTCAAGCAGAAGGAAACCACCCAATTCTCCAACCCAGACTTTTACTCTCCTCGCATCGACGACGAGAATGTAAAGGACAACATCTATCAGTCAAAGCTGAGATTCCTGCCAAATGTCAACGTCGCCCCCAACGGAGAGCGCACGAACATCGTAGTAAAGCACGTCTACTACGTTCCCGATCCAGACAACCCTGGGCAGAAGTGCTACATCGATGCTCCATCGAACGAACCTAAGGCGAAGGATATCGCATCTGTGGCGTTCATGATGTTCGGCTACGATAAGAGCAAGATCTACAGGTCTGACGCTCCTGCAATCGTCAAGAAGAACGCAAAGCAATTGAAGCGCAACACCTACCACTACTCTTTGGTGCAGGTCATCAAGGACACACAGCACCCCGAACTCGAAGGATCTGTAAAGATCTTCAGATATGGTGGTGTGATCTACGAGAAGATCATGCAACTTATCAATGGTAACCCAGCTCTGGGGATTAACCCAATCATCCCCTTCGATCCTCTCAATGGTAAGGAATTCATCATGGTTCTTTCCAAGGGTCAGAATGATCAAGGTCAAGAGCTGAACACCTACATGCAGTCGAGATTCGTCGATGATCGTTCCGCAATCACGATCGGTGGAAAGCAGATGACGGATTCCAATGAGGATAAGCAGGAAATCTTCAACTTCCTCAAGGAAAAGTCTCCCGATCTCTCGCAGACCATGTTCCAAAAGATGACGGAAGACGACGTTGAGCGTCTCAATCGGGCAGTCCGTGATGTTCTCGACGATGATAAGTACTTCGCTATGGCTTATCAAGCCTGCTATGGGAAGCCATTTACCCCCGATGCAGTCCGTGAATCTGTCGTGTCCACAGAGAAGTACGACGATGAAGAAGTCGAAGTCGAAGAAGAGATAGTCGAAGAACCAGTGAAGAAAGCTCCACGACGAGAAGAACCAGCATCTTCTACGATGTCCAAGTTCAAGTCCCTCAAGGACGAAGCTGAAAAGCCTGCACCTGCAAAGAAGCCGACCGATAAGCCATCGATCTCTGACATGATGGAAGATATCGATGACGATCTCGACTTTGAATAACTGATTGATGTTTAGTTGAAGTTTGAAGTCCCCTTGGATGAATGAAAATCTCCAAGGGGACTTCTGTATAAGATGGATGATGGAAAATATGCAAGGAATCTTCGATTTTTCTACAGAGAACCAATCGTTTTCTCATGATGAATTCATAAGAAAATTCATACCTCTGTTCAAATCTGTACTCGTATCCAAGTTCGGTACGTCATACAAAGCGAAGATAAGTATGACAAACCGTGATATCAATTGTGGGTGTCCACATTGTGGAGATGGTAGCAGTTCATACAAGAGGAGATTTCACATATACTTCCAAAACTACTCATTTAAATGCTATAACGATTGTCATAAGCCGTTTGGCTCTTTGTACAATCTCATACACGAGTACGGACTTCAGTACAGTTTCACTCATGTAGAACTTGCTCACATCAAGCGAGTTTTCGAGGACTTCATGAAAAGTGGTCTTGCGAAAACCGATAAATCGATCAAAGTCACTGGTCGTGACATAATCGACAAAGATGGTCACATATCGACGCAAGTCCCAGAAGTCAACGATTATGCATTTCCAAGAGAAGAGATAATGGGTGCAAAGCATCTCCGAGAAGTCAGAAGATCACCTGCACTTCTTGAATATCTCCGACGAAGAGCAGTGATCACGGACAAAACTGATCTCTATGAAGACAGGTTGAGAACGTTTGCCTATAACGAACGTTATGAAGACCTTTATGTTTTCAATCTTGCGAAGAACATGCGTGACATCATTGGTGTGCAAATCAAACACCTATCTCCGAAGTCACGGAGAAGGTTCACGACTATGTCATGGTCTAAAATATGGACTGACATCTTCCAACTGCAACCGAAGGACTTCGAAGAGCTTTCCGTGAAGTTCGACAAGATATCAATGATATGGAACTCGTTACATATTGACTTCTCTCGAAGATACAACATCCTTGAAGGGACTTTCGATGCCTACTTTGTGGATAACTCGATCGCATGTTGGGGACTTTCCAACTTTGTCTATAACAAGAGCGCATACTACATCACCGACAACACGCTCCTTGATATGGCAGGCAAAAAGAAGTCATTGGAACTGATAAACGGTGGTTACAACACTTTCTTGTGGGCAAAGTTTGCAGAAGATTTCCCAGATGTGGCTTACTCGTGCAAAGATATGAACGACATCGTGAGAAAATTCCCAAACTTTAACATGAATGTTTTAGAGAAATACTTTGGTAGTGATGAATTTGATACACTTTACATATGAACAAGAAGAAAAGAAAGAAGAACGCTAATGTTGATGTGACGAAAATAGTCACCAACGGCATAATTGCGATTATTGTCTTGATGCTCGTGATGGTTATTATTCAATCGATCATTCTCATTTGAGAAGACAAGGAAGAAGACAAGGAACGTTTTGATGATTAGAGATTGTGGAGGGTGGTCGGATGAGAAAATCTGGCCACTCTCCACGACATATAAAAACGACGAAAGAAACACATAAAAATCAACAACAAATAACAATAACCAACAAAATGATCCGTAAGATCTTAAATACGTTAGTAGTGATCGGTGCATCACTTTTTCTCATCTTGATCATGTCCATGATCGTTTTCATCGTATCGTGTATTATGGTCATCATGAGTTTCTTCATGTAAGTACTATAAAAGCACGCTGGAAAATGGACGATTTAAAGCAAAACATAGTAATAGCGATAATCTCAATAATAATAACCGCAATATTCGGACTTTTGGTTATCTCGATATCTGATTTCATAGATTCGAGGTCATCAAAAGACAATCTGATAAAGTACAACTATCACATATCAGAACCAGAACCTGCAATAGTTATTGGTGAAGGCGATGATGATAGTAGCAATTCGTGGTCGTTCTGAAAATATGCCGTCTTTTAAATAACGAAACCTTTATACCTCGGTGTTGAAAGACGATGAAGATGACGATCAAAGATTGTATAATAGACGTTTGTAAGTCTATAGGAAAAGTCTCAATTTCTGATATCTTGAAGTATGTTCGGAACAGTGGATGGTTTGAGAAGGATCTTTCCATTGACATTGATGATGACGACAAGGTTAGTATCGGAAAAATACAAAAGTTCATAAGAGACGGCATAGACACCATAACAGAATCAGAGGATGAAGAAGTAAACTCGGAGGAATAACAATGACGATCAAATCATACATCAATCAACTCGAAGACAGAGACATCATCCGAGCATATGTCGCCTGTGTAATTCATCAGTACGAGGATAAAGTCGGAACTAAAGATCCCGATGCGTTCGTGAAACTGGAATACGAAGATGTTTCCAAACATATCGATGAAATAATCAAGAGCGCAAGAGAGACGTTCATGTGTTACGCTACCGATGAGGAAGAAATGATAGAGTTCGTCAAGAACGACGGATATATCGAACTTCTCCGAGAAGGAGGTGACTATGAAGATGTCCTGCAAATGTACGGAGGTGATGAAAACGCCATGTTTGTCGCCTATTTCTATGACCTTATAGAAGATGGTGTGTTTGAACACGACGGTTACTATTTCTACATGACGGCAAATGACTACGAACGTCAGTAATAATCGTCACAAATAAAAAAATCATAATAGGAAAAGAAAATGACTGCAGAAGAATATATCAGATCGTTATCAGACAAAGATCTCATCTTTGCGTATATCGAATGTATTATACAAGAAGCACTCACAGGTGTGGAATTTGAAGATTTTGACATTTTCATGTTTCACAAAGAATATGAAGATGTCAAAGATGATATCGATACACTTGTAGAACAGGCTCGTGATCGTGCGCTCACCGATTATCGAATCACATCTGAAGGAGATATTCTTAGATACTACGATGAAACCTGTCATGGTCATGAAAACGATCCAGATGTCCAAGAAGGAAGAAAGAGATTCGAAGATGATCCATTAGGAATGCTCCACCAATTACTCGATACGATGAGTGATAACTGGGCTGAATACAATGGTTATTATTTCGTAGTTGGTGCTTGGTAGTCTCACGTTTGTACATAAAGAAATCGTAAAACAATGACTGTAAGAGAATATATCAACACATTTGAAGACGCAGGTCTCATTCTTGCGCATATCGAACTTGTCAAAGATGGAAAGTATGGGAAAGAAACCGTGGATTTTGATATCGACAACGATGAAATCGAAGATGTTAAAGCGAAGGTCGATAAGCTCATATACAAATCATTCGATAGGTGCGTGTACCCAGATCCAATAAGAACTGAGGAAGACATCTATGAGTATCTCAAGACTTGTGTTTGTTATGGTACTGATGATGATCCAACATACTTAGAATATAAGGCGATATGGGAAAAAGATCCATGGACTAAGTTCTTCCAATCGGTTGACGAACAGTGCCCTTGGTTTGAACAAGATGGCTACTACTTCATGGACACTTATAACATGTAAAAGAGAAAAAGAAACATGACTGCAGAACAATACATCAAATCGTTACCTGATTCGGAGCTTATTCTCTCTTATATTGCGTTGGCAGTATCTGAAGACATCGAAGGCACGGAAGGTATGGATGCCGACATCAACAACGATGAGTACGAAGATGTTAAAGATCAAGTCGATACACTTATCGAACAAGCTCGTGATCGTGCGATCACCAATTATCCCATAAGATCTGAAGAAGATACTCTCAAATACTTCGAAGACACCTATGGTGAATTTATTGAGAATAATGAGGATCTCCAAGAATATGGGAAGAAATGGAAGGAAAATCCATGGAAGGAATTCCGAGATTCTCTTAATGAAGTGAAAGCTTATTACAAAAACGGTAAGTGGTACGAACATAATGACTATTACTTCATAGTCTGGTAACACAAGTTTGTATATAAAGAAATATTAATAAGAAGAAAGAAGAAATATGATGCTAATAGAATATATCAGGACGCTACCTAATGGTGAACTCATCGAAGCGTATATGGGATCTCTCACAATTGGACAAATGAGAGATGAGGAAATTATTGATATGTACGAACAACATGCTCGTGAACGTCTAATCTTTGATTATCCAGTGCATAAGGGGGATATTATGAGAGTCTTTGACGAAATGTTTCCTAATTGGGAAAACGATCCAGATCTCGTAGAAGAAAGAAAGCAATGGGAAGAATATCCATGGTATAAGCTACGACAAGCACTTGATGCAGCGTATGGTAATAATTGGCATGAATACCAAAGTTATTATTTCGTTGATGATGTTCGATAGCACAGTTCACTCACGAAAACACTAATAGAAAATAACAAGTCAAATGTGGCGAAAGATTTGAATCTTTCGCCACATTTGTATATAAAAGAAAAAAACGATCTTAATAGAAAAGATAAAATGACTGTAGAAGAATATATCAAGACGCTACCCGACGCAGAACTCATCTTTGCGTATATTGCATGCGCTGGAACAGAAGATATCGACGTAGGTGAAGACCTTCGTGAACTCGATATAGAGAACGATGAATATGAAGACTTTAGTTATGAAACCGAAGAACTCGTAGAACAAGCACGTGACCGTGCCATAGCTGAATACCCTATCAGTTCTAAGGAAGATGCTCTGAGATACTTCGATGAGTGCTATGGTGAAGACCTCGAGTATGATGAAGATCTCGTAGAATGGAGAAAGAAATGGGAAGAAGATCCATGGAGTCAGTTCTATCACGTACTTGACGAAATGGGTGATTGGTATGAAGATAACGGTTATCACTTCAGAGCTGAAGAGTGGTAATAAGAAGAAAAGAGAAGTATGATTGTAAAAGAGTATATCGAAAAGTCAGAGTACGCAGGTACAGTTTTTGCATATATCGAATGTGTTACAAAAGAAGGCATCGATGATGAGCATTTACGTGGTCTCGATATAGAGAACGACGAATATGAAGATAATAAAAAACAAGTCGATGAACTCATAGAACAGGCAACCTATTGTTCTATCGCTGATTATCCAATCCTCACCGAAAAAGATACTTGGAGGTACTTTGAGGATCGCTATTGGAGATACTATGGTGATGACGGAGAGTACATAAAGCTCATAGAACAGAAGCCTAAATGGATGGAAGACCCATGGGGCAAGTTCCATCGATTGGTTGAGAGAACTATAGATGCTTTCAACAAGAAAACTAATGGTAACGATGCTTTGTATGAAAGCGGAGGTTACTACTTTATGATCGATGCTGGAAGAGTACGATCATAATAGAAAATCGAGATGTGGCGAAAGGTTCAAACCTTTCGCCACATCTGTATATAAAAGAAAAAAACAAAAACCTCACGAAAATATGACCATTAAAGAATACTTAGAAGGTCTCTTCGAATCGAAGATGTACTTCAAGTTTTACGAGTTGTTCGGTGATAGATTTGGGTTCTCTCTTGAAGACGATTATTCTCAGTTTGAGAAGAAAGTGAACTATTTCGTCGAAACTGCAGATATCGAGTTCTTCTGTCTTGAAGAAAACCTCGAAGATACTGTTGACAGATTCTTCATCATCCCAATGTTGAAGAACATGAGCGACATCAGCTATATTCGAAAGTTCTTCGATTATGAAGCTTATAAGCAGATGCTCATTGATCGTGGCTATACAATACGAGATAACTACGTGTTCTCACCATTCTAAAAGAAACCACGAAAATGACTATTAAAGACTACATCAGAGAGAAAAGTGACATCGGTGATGCCGTGATCGTCTATGGTGAAAGTGGCTACTATAGTGGTGATGTCGATCTTGATTTCGAATGGGAAGAAAAGGACGAGGACGATTTCGACAATGAAGAAGACTATGACGATTACAATTCAGAAATCGAAGTTCAGAAGGAACTCGCTGATGCGCTCATAGAGAAAGCTCAAGAAGCATATCAATGCGATAGTGATGGGTTTGAAGATATGGTGAATGAAGTCTACCTCAATCCCTTCATCGAAGGTGCGGATAACCCAGAGTTCTTCTATGTTTATTTCGATTATGATAGTTTCAGATATGACCTCCTTAAAGGCGATCTCTTCTATCAAGATGGTTATTACTTCCTCACATATTAGTTAAAGAAGCTGGTAAACGTAGGAATCGAACATCGGGGGGGGGGTCACGTGATTATCTTTTATCACGTGACCCCCCCTCGTTCATTTAAATAACAAAATCTAAAAAACAAAGATAAGAAAATGACTATTAGAGATTATATCAAGGACAACTGTCGCATCGACTATGAAGCAGTAATCGCTTATTACGAAAGTGGTTACTACGACACCGAAATCGATCTTGACTTAAACGATGAAAAGGACGCAGGAGAATTCGAAAACCCAGAAGACTATGGTATGTACTTTGAGGAAGTAGACATACAGAAGGAACTTGCAGACGAACTCATAGAGAAGGCAGAAGAAAACTACCAGTGTGATGATGACACTTTTGAAGACATGGTAAACGAACTCTACATCGATCCATGTATTGAAGGTGCAGCTGATCCAGACACGATTTATCGTTACTTCGACTATGATAGATTCAGAAATGACCTTCTTATGGACAACTACTTCTACAGTAACGGTTATTACTTCCTCGCTTATTAATAGTAATCGAAAGAAAAGATCCATAGAACTATAAAAATCAGAGAGGGCAAGGAAACTATTTCCTTGCCCTCTCGTTGTATTCGAGCCTATTTCTCCTTGTTTGAATACCTTTGTGAATATCAGAGATCAAGGAAAGTACCTCTCCGTCATTTCCTTGATTCTCTCTTCTTCACATAGTCTTGTACTTCCTTTATCTTCTTTTTTACAATTTCCACATTTTTGTGCTTTCCTATCCCACTTCCATCGATATTTCTCCAATATCTCCAATAGATTGCTCTTATCTGCATCTTTTCGATGTATCTTATCGGGAACGTGCAGATCTTGTACCAATCTTCATATGAAACGATCATTGGCTTTGATTGGAATCTTTCAAGTCTGTATGATCTGATCGCAAACTCAAAACCGCTGTTTTGAAGGACTTTCTTTGCCACATCATAATAAAGCGGAATATCCAAGATCGGTGTTTCTCCAGCGTTTATCTTTTCTATGTTTGGACTTATAACTTGAGTATTCCAAAGTCTGATTATTGTGTCGAGAACCTTTATACGCATCGACGGAGGGATAAACGACAGGTTTATTCCATAAGGAAGAAGATGACCTCCCGATGTTACTTTGTAACCTATTATAAAAGTCAATGGACACCATGAGAAGAAGTCCATTTCATCCTTAGTTAGAGGATCATAGAACCACGTGTAAATCTTACCAATCTTCGGGATAGGTGTCCGAGATTCTTCTCTGGGGTTCTTCTCTTTCATAACATAAACATCATCAAACCACTTCTTTGATCTACTAACGATAGTAGAGTAAGGTGTGGACTTGGACATTTTCATTATGGTTTCTGATACAAGCTCCATCGTACTTTTCTTTTATTTGACGGTTAAATAAAAGAAACTCGGAAAAGAATGATTGCGGATTTCTTATCAAAATTGAGAATTAAGGCATACGACACACTCAACGACACCATAAACTTCCTCATCCAAAAATACAAGACTGATATTCGTTCATTCTCGTATTCATCACCATTTGGCCAGATTCTCATTGTTCTGCAGAACCACATGCAGAACATTTACTACTATATCACCGATTCCGCAAATCAGACAAACTTCCACACTGCAAACAGACAATCTTCGGTTTATGGACTTGCCAGACTTCAAGGTTATAACGCTTATCGTGGGAAATCGGCAACTGGTGTCATAAATCTGAAAGTCAAGCCAGATGCCAAGACAAATCTCATAACTGGGAATCGTGTTTTTATACCAAACTATTCAAAGCTAACGTGCTTGCAGAATGGTCTCGTTTACATGCTCGATCTTGGTAAAGATTACGAGATCTTCGACATACAAAAAAGAGTAGACGTTTCCTTGAACATTATAGAGGGAAAACTCGAATATCAGTCGTTTACAGGGACAGGTGAAGATATTCAGTCCTATGAAGTTCATGCATCTCAATGGAACATGTTTGATAACGACTTCGTTATAGTCACTGTAAATGGGAAAGAATACCCTCAATACGATTCACTTTACGATATTCCTTACGGAGAATGTGGATGTTTAGTGAAAACTGGAATGACTTCGGGGATTGATGTCATCTTCGGGAAATCATCACATAACGAAGTACCTCCGCTTGGTGCAGAAATACGAGTAGACTACATCACTACGAGTGGTTCTGTGGGGAACGTCTTTGAAGATACGGTCTTGTTCTCCCTCAATGACACTTGCTTTGACACGTATGGAAACGAGATAAACATGTCCGACATCTTTGTTGCCGTCAATGAGATCAATCCTTCATTTGGCGCAGATTCAGAACCAATGGAGATGACAAAGATTCTCGCACCGAACATTTCTCGAAACTTTGTAATACACGACAAACGAACAATAGAGAACTTCTTCCGTCGTATGAATTACTTCTCTCTGATAGATGTTTTCAAAAGAGAAGTGAATCATCACAATGAATATTCCGTCGTTCTTGTCCCAAAGCTCAAGTCGCTCATACTTCGGAACGAAGACTACTTCGATTTCAATACTGATCACCTTTTTATAAAGGAAAATGAAAAGGTGAAACTGATAAACGCTATAAAGTCGTATGGTAACAAATCGCTGGATATTTCAATAAGTATTGTAAATCCAGAGACCAGAAGATTTGTGGTTTATCTTTATGTTGAACTTTTCCGAGAAGTGAAGGGTAAACCCACGGACTTTGAACGTGTACAATCCGACATTCGTCATGCACTATCCGCTTATCTTCTCGATTCACAGAAGCTGACGAAGATAACTCATTCTGACATAGTTTCACAGATTGACGGCATTGTTGGTGTCGACAGTGTCAAAGTGGTGTTTGTGCCAGAGTACGAAGGTGATGTGGATGAAATCGGCAACATTTCTCTGAAGCCATCACAAATCGCAGTCCTTCGTGGAGGTTTTACAGATTCTCAAGGTATCTCTTACAAGGACACTTTCACGACACCAAACGAGATGTCATCGGTCAACATAGCAATAGAGTATTCCAAATAAAGAAGAATGGAAAAATCGATCAAATTAACAAGGAACAACTTTCTTGTAGAAGAATTGTGTAAAGATGCGCTCATCGATTTCGATTCTCCGAGAAATGTTGGTGTTGTCGTATGTGGTAACGAGAAACATGAAGATGTGAAAGTCGGGGACAAGGTCTTCTTCGGTGAAACCAATGGTTACATAATAGAACTCAACGGCATTCGTTATTGTCTTCTATCATATCCAGAAATAATCGGTGTTATCGAGGGGGAATGTGGTCGGGAAGACATAGTCGTAGGAAGATATCACGACCTTGATGATTACATAGACAAACTCACACAGAAGAATCTTCTCGGTGACAATCCGATCAACATACACGAAGGTATGTTTTATAAATAACGAAATCATAAAAAAGAATTAAAACAAGAATAATTATGCTTAGAAATAAATCACTAAAGCGATATTCAGCTGGTGCAAGAAGAGCATTCGAAAGCGCATCGAATCCTTCAGCAAAGGCGGTCAGCAGAGCATCTTCAAAGAAGCAGGTTACTGATGCATCTGTCAAGCAGGCTTCTTTCCGTGAAGCTGTAACACGCACGATTGAGAAACAGAAGGCATCTTCGAAGAGACAGGCTTCTCTTCGTGAAGCTGTTTCTCGTACGATTTCGAAGGAAGCATCTGCACGTCAGAAGTCACTTGCCAAGCAGGCTTCTCTTCGTGAAGCTGTTGTACGCTCGATGTCAAAGCAGAAAGCATCTACCAAGCAGTCATCAATTCGTGAAGCTATCGCAGAAATGTCTGCAAAGCAGGCATCTTCCGCAAAGCAGGCAACGTCTGTAAGCCGTAAGACTCGTCTGTCTTATAAGGAAGCATCTGCAAAGCAGGCATCTCGTCAGTCTCAGAAGGCAGTATCATCTCTCAAGAGTGCTGATGAACTCGTACAGCAGGACATTCTCAACGCAGAAGATGTAGAAAACGTACTGAAGCAGGCAGAACTCTCTACGAAGCAGATCGATGCAGTCATCGACGCTCTCCCAGAGAAGAAGGAAGTCTCACTTGAAGAAGTTGTAACTGAACTTACCGAACAGAGCGTAGAAAAGGAAGTCATTGATGATGTCATTGAAATTGCAACTGAAGAAGCTGTCAAGGTTTCTGTCAAGGATACGCAGGTCAACGAATCACAGGCTCGTCGACTTCGTAGAGCAATTAGAGAATCGCTCTCGAGAAAAGCTAATCGTGCAGTCTACGAAAAGCGTCTTTCAAGAATCCGTCGCTAAAGATAAGCCATAACATACAAGAAACTGTTTCAGCCCGACCATAATAAGAATGGTCGGGCTGAAACTTTTTATATGGTTCAATTGATAAGAATCATATAAAAAAGGCGTATACACCAATGGCTAAAAAATCACAGTACATAAACCCTTCGGAATACAATGATGAACTGGTTAGATGTGTGAAACAAGATAAGTTGTCGGCAAAGATGATAGAAATGTTCTCGATTCATGCGAAGAATGTCTGTAGACGTTTCTATTTCCCAGATGATGACGATAAGAATGATGCAGTTTCTACGTGCATGGTCGACTTTCTTCACAATTGGAAATCTTTCGCTGTACAAAACAACGTTTTCTTGAAGTTCAATAGAAACTTTCAAATTGGTGAAAAACTTGAACTGATAATCGAAAACTATGGAACGTTTATCTTTACCGCTGGAGAACATCTTGATAAGGAAACGATGACTTTCGAGATCAGAGATACTGCAAACAAGTCGATAAGATCGCTTATGATACTCTGTCAAGAAAAGCCACTCTCTGATATCATAAGAGTCACGAACAACACCTCTAATCACAAGATGATGATTAGAGACCTTCACAATCAAGAAGATCTTACAGTGTTCTCAAAGTTGATCGTCCATGAGCTTCCAAATGAACAACCACTTATCCTTGAAGACGGTTATTATAACATCATTGGTGAAAATGTCTACTCATTTGTCCCATTTTCTCCTGCATTCCAATTCTTAACATCTTTGTGTAACAATTCGATAAAGAAATCGCTTGACTACACATCACCCAAAGCCTTAAGAGGTGGGAATCAAGTAAGACTCTCGTGTAACGCAGAAGATAACGGAATCTACACGCTATAAAAAGTCCAAAGAAAAATGAAGATGAAGATTAATCTCGAAAGCATTAAAAACATCAAGATCAAGCCGATCCACATGCTACTGATCTCAGTACTTCTGATTATCTTATCAAGGTACGTGTTTGAATACATCAACCCATGGCTGGGGTGGATGTCTTACGGAGGATCGGTTTATGTTCTCTACAAATCTCTGACAGGAATCTATAAAACTCATATCGAAAAAGAAGATGAAGAAGATCGCTAAACTTCTGTCTATCGGTGCACTTGCAACACTTTCCATCTCGTGTGAGAGAGTTGCACCAAACTATGCTGGTGTTCTCATGGAGAATTACGGCAAGAATGGTAAATCCGACTTCAACATAGTGACTGGTCGTGTCAACACGTTTGTACCAGGTACTGAACTTTTCCAAGTCCCTCTGTTTGAACAGCGAGGTGAATTCTCGGAAAAGGTAACTCTGAAAAGTTCAGACAACACCGAGTTCACTGCTCGACCTACGTACTCTTACAAGGTTATCAAAGATCGTGCTATTGACGTTGTGTTTGATAACAAGCATATCGAATCAAGTCCTCTAAATGATTCCACCAACTTCATCTCATCAATCGAGGACAACATCATAGAACCAAGAATCTATGACCTCATCAAGGAGGAATCTCGAAAGCATAAGACCGATGAACTCATGGCGGATGGTGGTTCACTATCGTTCGAAAAGTCGCTTGAAGATGTCATCCGTGAGGAATTCAAAAAGAGAGGTTTCGAACTATTGACTTTCTCTGCACAACTTGAGTTTTCTGAAAAAGTCCGAGAGAAGATAGATTCCCGAAATGAGGTCAACACCAATCTTTCTGTCCTTGATCAACAGATTGAAGAACAAAAGAAAAGAAACCAACTCGAACAGCTTCGTGCAGAACAGAACAAGATCCGTTCGAGTGGAATCGATGAAAAACTGCTGATGAAGGAATTTATAGAAAAGTGGGATGGGAAAACACCAATCTACGGCAAAATTCCAGACATCATCAAGTTAGAGAAATAACAGACAAATCGCCCCCAGACGAGAAGAGAGCCGTGTTCCGAGGAACTTCCTTGAACACGGCTCTCGTGTATAGATGAAACCATGCTGATTATAAGATAGATGAATGATGAAGAAATATCAATCAGTCATAATCAATCAAAAACAAACAGAATGAAAAAGATAGGTCGCATAGGCTTTAGAGTGGTTTCCGTCTACGAAATAGAGGATTGCGAAGTTCCCGACCATGTCTACGATTCTTTCAAGAGACTCGAGGAATCGGGCGTGAGTGAAATAAGCAACTTCTCCTCAGATGATGATGAATGTCGTGTTTATGACTACATTATGAGAAACTATGACAGTCCGCACGAATCTATCACGTGTGAAGTAAAGCTCGATGAGATCTCTCTTGACGAGAACTATTAACAGACAAAAGATAAAAGATGGAAAACTATCCAAAGATGCCGAATGGTCTCCTCCTTACCGAAGAGTTCAAGAAGGCTTATGATCTTCTTGAACACACGAAGGAATTCGTGTTTCTGACTGGGGATGCAGGATCTGGTAAGACTACATTCCTAAAATGGTGGTTAAGTAACACTTCAAAGAAGACAGTCGTATTGTCCCCAACTGGTATGGGAGCTGTAAATCTTCTCCCAATCAAAGCATCAACCGTCCATAAGTTCTTCAAGTTTGGCAATAAGCCCTTGTTCACTTCGAACATTCCCCGACTTTCATCACAGAAATATAAGGAGAACAGACAGTTATATCTCAACGTCGATACGATCATCATTGATGAGTGTTCGATGGTGTCGTCGATGATGATGCAGGCAATCGATGACTTTTATAGGATCAACTTTGATTCCGATGAACCATTTGGTGGAAAGCAGATAGTCCTTGTCGGTGATATGGCACAGCTCCCACCAGTTATTGGATCTGATGCTGAAAGACAGTACACTAAGGACAGATTTGGTGGGAAATACTTCTTCGATGCTACAATCTTCAAGGAGGTAAGTATCAAGTTTGTCGAGTTCACAGAAATCTTCAGACAGAATGATCCTGAGTTCATTGGATACCTCAACAAGATCAGAACTGGGACGATAACACAAAGTGATATCATAAAGCTCAACGATATCTTCACATCAAACAAGGTGTCTGATGATGCTATGGTGATCTCGTTTAGAAATGATGTCGTCGACATGATCAACGACTATAAGCTCAACGAAATCAAAGCGGAAGATGTGTTCCTTTATTCTTCAATAAATGGCTTCTTCAATCCAAAGTCTTGTCCAGTCAAGGAAATCACACGTGTAAGACCTGGGTGCCGTATCATGTGCCGAAACAATGACAAGGACGAAAGATGGGTAAATGGAACGATCGCAAAGTTTGTCAAGAAGGTAAGCGATGAAAAGATCATAATCGAACTTGAAGGAGGTGATAAGCAGATCATGGAAAAAGTCGAGTTCACGGATTCCAAGTTCGAATATAACTCAAAAACTGGGGAAATCGAAGCCAAAGAAACGTCTTCAATGACTTGCTTCCCAATCGTCGTGTCGTACGCAATGACTGCACATAAATCGCAAGGGATTACACTTGACGAGGTGAAGATCGACATCGGTAAAGGTGCATTCGACACAGGTCAGCTCTACGTTGCACTTTCGAGGTGTAGATCAATGCAAGGAATACAGCTTATCTCAAACATGTCGATACGTGACGTGAAGGTTGATGATAAGATTTATGAATTCTATAAAAAAATGAGAGAAAACAATGGAGTACTTTAAGGTAGTAGTAGCTTACCGTGCATCAGATGATGAAGGTAAGCTGAAGAAGTTCACGAAGCAGATCATCGTGAATTCCAAGAACTTCGCAGAAGCAGAAAAGGACGCTATGCACGCCTTTGGGGAAGCAGTTCCAACAGGTCATGCCGAGTTCGAGATGAAGTCAATCTCAAAGGTGCACTATGAGTACATCTTCGGCATGGACAATCAGAACATCCTCCACAAGCCACAATGGTACAAGGCGGTCGTAAAGACTGATTCTGAGAAGTTCCAGATCCTAATCTGTGGTGATAACAACATCTCTGACATCTCTAACGACATCTCGGAGAGAATGAGTAACGAGGTGATTATTCCCTTTGGTGTAGTTCAAGTCACGAGCACCAACATTCTCACTGTAGAACTCACTGCATAAACCATCATAAGAAAGTATTCTTGAAGGCACAGAGAGGTATTTCCGTTGCGCTCTGTGCCTTCAAGAATATAAAAAATCGATACGACATATGGGAAAAAGAAAGAAGATACAAGAAAAATTCAAGAAGCTGAAGAAATCTGGATGCCTTAAGGACATCGCATCGATCAGAAATACGAATCCCGAAATGATGGGCAAAGGAGTGACTGTTACAAATATGGCAGACACTTTCAACCTCTTCGATTTCAAGGCAGAGAACATAAACATTCATGCGATCGGAAGATCACTGTCGAATCAATGCAGATACAATGGATCGACGAACGGATTCTACTCTGTTGCACAACATTGCGTTCGTATGGCAGAATCGGCTTATCTCTCTTATGGTGATGTTCGACTTGCGCTTGCAATACTCATTCACGATGCGACAGAATGCTATGTTTCCGATATTCCTTACACGTTGAAGAGAGAACTTCCCGATCATATCAAGCAAATCGAAAAGGACATCGAAAAGGTGATTTTCTCACACTTTGGTGTTGAAGAATACTTTGATTCAAAGCTAATCAAGTTCATCGACACACAAATCTGTAACGATGAACTTGAATTCCTTCTTGGTCAACAGATCGGAATCGACGAGTATCTTTCGGATAAACTCAGAGATCTCGACAATCGTGATTGGTCACGTGGTGGTATTCATCCATACGAGAAACCACTCATGTTTGAGTTTGACTATTGGTCTCCAGAGAAAGCATATGAACAGTTCATCTCTCACTTCTATAAGTACACTTACCTCGTCGAAAAATATAAGGACAAGGAAGTACTGACGAAGTTTGGGGTAAACACCGAGAAATAAGAAAACGTTTATGATAGATCAGTTATTCGTATCAAAGTTCTCTCCGAAGAAACTTTCTGCGTTTGTCCTCCCTCAAAGGATAAAGGACATGTTCAAAGATGAAGATGATCCGCTCAGACAGTCTATGATCTTCTATGGCTTACAGGGATGTGGGAAATCAAGTCTTGCGAAATATCTCGGTAAGAAATACGTCTTCTTGTACATTAACGCATCGACAAATGGGAGAATTGAAGATCTTCGTGATGTTGTCACAGAGTTCTGTGATTCTTCTCCACTTCTCTTTGATGAAGGTGTAAACTCTGATCGAAAGGTAGTCCTTTTTGATGAGATAAATGGCGCATCTGCACAATTCTTCGAAGGACTTAAGGGCTTCATGGAAGAATACTCATCCGTGATCTTCCTTGCAACAACGAACCACTTCCACAAGATACCCGATCCGATCAAGTCAAGAATGGTCTCTGTCGACTTCACACCTCAGACGAAGGAAGAAGAAGAACAGGTAATGAAAGGGTACAAATCGAGAATTGGAAAGATTCTCGAAGGTTGTGGGATCGAGTGCAACGAAGAAGGATTCGAGATGTTGATGAAGAAGTATTACCCAGACTTTAGGTCGACACTCAACTTCCTGCAGAGCGTCTACAACGGATCAAAGATAGTCGACAAGAACTCGATTTCTTCCTACGGTGACAGATTCTCCGAAATCTACGACATGATTCTTGATAAATCCTCAAATCCTGTCGAGATCCATAAGCTCTTGGGAGGTGATTATTCTTCAATGGCTTCCGAAATCATAGAATCGTTGGATACTGATTTCATCGAGTATATGACCGCAAAGCTCGGTTCTTCGATGACATCTGCAATCCCTACGATTTGTATTGTGGTTTGTGATCATCTCTACAAGCTACAAATGTCGGTCGATCCGATGATCGTTCTCAAGTCGTGTGTGTTCACGCTAAACAACTATTATAAATCTCTGAAATGAAAACAGCAGAATCTATCAAGGTAAGGCAATCACTTCTTAAAGTCTACAAGAAGTATGCTTTATCGTGCAAGTATGAAAGTTCATCAATATCTTCTGGTATTATGAAGATACATCAAGAGACTAGTCACAAGCTGGGAAGTGTCGTCACGAATATCACTTTCGACGACAAATCTAACATCTGCACCATAACTCATAACAATGGTGAGAAGTGGTCTACGAAGTCATTCAGATTCACGTCATCTGAAGAATTCTTATCATTGTACGACAAAACGATCGACGAGATGCTGAACGAAAAGTAGGCGATATCGATTCGAAATAGAGGATGATGAGCAATGTTGGAAAAACATTGCTCATCATCTGTATTATAGAACTTATGGAAAAACTAATAACAAACAACAAGCAATGATGAATAAGCAAGAACTCGAAAAGATCGTAAAGCCACTCTGTTGGAGAAGCTATGATAACGGAAGAGTTATCACTGCAGAAACAGTTTTGAAGTACAATCTGAAACTTGAAAAGGTGGGTGAATGTTACTTAGTTCACAGAATATACTCGGATAATGACTGTTTAGAGTATAACAAGCCAGTCTCCCTTGAAACCGCTAAAGATATCGCATGGACTGCTTATCTTCATACGATAGGTTGCATTATGGAAACCATAACAAAAGACGAAGATGGCAAAAGCAAGACCAAGTAATGGCATGCTCTCTTTTGTCAACGATTTCCTCGACGAATGGCGAGAGATGGCAAAAGAAAAGCAGAACGACATCAATGAGGTCGTGTCATTTGTCAATGATTGTATCGACAAACTTCAATCGATGACAAACTTTGAAATCTACTCTCGAGAGACAAACGTTCGTGGCGGATCTTTCGATATGAACTGTGAAATGGAAAACGACGAATACGGATTCGTGAGAGTTTATGCACAATTCGACGGCAACGATTATTACGCATCTCTAACGTACATCGATGATAATCACGAGATCGTTGATAACACTGTATCAGTGAAAAAGAAATCATCTATAATCTCGAAGATACAAGCATTTGTGGATAGTGTTGAACAGAAAATCAGGAAGTGATCATGGGACTTTTGAAAGCATTGAAGGAATTTGTGAACAATAGAAAGATTGTGAACACGAAGAGGTCTTATGTTTCGCATGAAGATCTTCGTTATAATCCTTCTCATTTCCACCAGATACCAGAAGTCACAAAGTACGACATCGTACCTCATAACATGGTCGTGATAGCTTCTCATGGGACTGGCTATTTTGTACACCATGAGGATTGTCACACATATAAAGCCACAAATACCACGTGCTATGAGTTCATGCTCGAAAACCAATACGATGGATCGTTCGTGGATATTGTCATAAACTACGAAAGTCACGAAAATGGGGAAGGTGAGATCATCAACATCAGTATGGCGTATGAATACGACACGGAAACATCAATCGGAAATGTATCAAGAGATGAAGCGATAAAGTTTATGGCTTCATTCCTTCAAAAAACTCTGTTATTATGACAACTTTGTCATGACAAGAATGGCAGAATATGACAACTTTGTCATGACAGTGATGATTTGGCACGATCTTTGTTATAACTGTTATGAAAGATCACTCGGATCAATCAACCAATCAGATCAGTTCAACTAAACTCAACAACAATCATGGCAACCATACAAGACAAGCTCGACAAGAACGTAGAATTCGTTTGTTCATTGTACAAAGCACGATACGAAAAATCGAAGGCAGTACAGAACGAATCGTTATACCACGTAACATACACGATCACTTGCGAAGACGGTCATACGATCATCTTCCATGCGAACTGCTTTCCGAATATGTTCGGGATGGTCATCAACGATCTCTTCTCTGATAGTGAATCTTCGATGATCGTGGAAACACTTGAAAACGAAGATGACTACGCAGAAAAGGTCGTATCGACGCTTTCGGGTCTCATGGCGTACAAGAAATCAGAAGATGAACATCAAGGACTTGTTGACGAGTATGATCTCGTAGGTTCTATCGTCGGTACAACAAAGAACGCCACGTGGGAACATAAGTACGGAAATGATAACATCCGTGGGACATTTTTCGATCACTTCATCGTCAATATCAACTACGATGTAACAATGACTGTCACACTTGAACACTTCGACAAGGATCAGCGTGACAGTCACTCAGAAAAGGTCGACATCCTCACGTTCACTGTTCGTACCATTACTGGGACTTATGAAAAGAAGATCCTCAGTACGACACTTCGAGAAGCGATGGTGGAATCAGTCGATTTCATAAATCTTGCCAACAGGTTCTGTGGTGGTAGAATGATCTGATAAGATAGCCGTCTCCGTCGAGATCGATATTTAAATAACAAAAGCAACAAAAGTGAAACCTCGTGATATTCGTTATCACGAGGTTTCACTTTTTTGAAAATATCGATCATCAACATGTTAGAGGTAGATTTAGCAAAATTGATAGTCTCTCATTTCTCAAAAGACTATGACGTGTATCAAGAAGTGAAAGCTTGTTCTTCACGTGTCATTGATATTGTGGTTCGTAAGAAATCGGGACTTATGGCAATAGAAACCAAAGTGACGTTGAATATGAAACTTTGGGAACAAGCATTCAAGAACAAGAAGTGGTGTAGTTATTCTTTCATTGCAATTCCACAAAACATATATCGGAAATCTCGACGAAAGATGATCTCTGGTATGTGCAGAGGTCTGAACATTGGTGTCATTGTTGTAGATTTCGATGGAAATGTGAGCATACAATACAACCCCACACAAGAAATCCCCACACAAACCTTAAAGTTGTACGACGAACAGAAGTCGTTCGCTCTTGCAGGAAGTGGCGGTGTTCCATACTTCACACCATTCAAGAAGACCGTATCCGAGATCAAGAAGTATCTCGAAGAGCATGGGAAGTCAGAACTCACGACAGTTTTGTCATCAATAGATCATCATTACAAAACACAACAATCTGCAATATCCTCCATTCGCAAGTATGCCTTGAAAGGTGCTATCAGAGGTATTGTCTCATCGGAAGACGGTAAGTATTTAGAGCTTTCTTGAACCTTAAATAAGCAAACAATTCAAGAAAGACTATCCAATGAGTAACAATAAAAATGTTGTAATCTTTGAGAACCATAGCGTTCCGATGAATCGTGTAAATGAATCGTTGGAATCCACGAATGGTGTCAAGGATTACGTCTTTGAGGGTGTCTGTGCTACCTTTAATGGGAAAAATGAAAACGCAAGATTCTACGACAGAGATGAGTATCTTCGTCATGTCGAATACCTACAGAAGGAAATAGAACAGAACTCGCTTGCAGGATCTCTTGATCATCCCGATGGTGATGAAGAGGACGAAACGAAGGACATCTTCACGCCAAAAATGAAAGACCTGTCCCACCTCATCACAAAGCTTTGGTATAAGCCAGAGACTGATGAAGTCTGGATCAGAATCAAGCTTCTTGACACTGAATGGGGTAAGGATGCTAAGGCGTGTGTTGATGCTGGTATGCCACTGTTCATTAGCTCAAGATCATCTGGTTTCATTGACAAAGATGGACGAGTATGGTTGGCACAAATTCACACATACGATATCGTCTACAGACCTGGGTTTGGGAACGCTAAACTTTCTCCAGTACTCGAATCATTCGATGGAAAGAACAGTTACCTTAGCGTTTACTCAAGACAGAAGGCGGTAGATGGTACTGAATCTGAAAATATTAATATGGAAAATAAGACTTATAAGCTAAGCGAACTCACAAAGGAAGACGTACTCTCGCTTCTGTTCAACCCTAATGTGAAGGGAGCTTATGATTTCACGAGTGATGTGATCGAAAAACTCGACGAATTCTTCGATTATCCAAAGTTCATCGATTACTACAACGAAAACTATCCTATGCTTTCCGAAGCAATCGTGAACTACTTCATGGATTGTGGCAGATACGTTTACGATGACGGTACGTCTTGTGAAAATATTGGTGACTTCATCAAGATCGAAGTTGGTCGTGCATGTGACGACTATTTCGCAGAGATCAAGCAGGTCTTCAAGAACAACTTCGGAGATTTTGTTGAAGAAGGCGACGGTAAGGCAGATATCGATCGTTATGCTCATATCATCGAAGAATGTAAGAAGTCGAAGAGAAATGTCCTGCGCAAGATCCAGTCGGTGAACGAATGTGAATCTGTGAAATATGTCGTTTCCGACTTCTGCAATGATCCTTCTTGTGACATTGAAGATAAGTTCGAAGTTGCCAGAGAGTTCTTCGTCAAGTATCCCGAGTATGGCGTAATTGTCGATGATTGTTCTATGGAAGATGTTGTTCTCATCGCTTGTGATATGAAGAACGACTCTATCTATGACGAGATCGAGAACTCTGAAGTCAGAACGAAGAACGAAATCGCAGATGTCAAGAATATCGTCAACAAGCTTTACGCTCAGATCAACCAAGATAGAGCAGAGTTCAAGAAATCGATAAATTCTCTCGTCGGAAATGTAAACCGAGTTCTCGAAGAATACAAGGCAGATATTGAAAGCGCATTCTGTACGATTGACGAAATCCGTGATGATGTTTACAACATTATCTCATGGATCGAATCGAACAACACTGCACTTGACAAGTCCGCAGAAGTTGCACAGATCTCCAAGAGGTTGGATGGTGTCGCCCAAACCTTTAGTCAGAAGATTGACGAAATCGAATCATCACAGGAAGCAATGGTGTCTCACGTCGACAATATCGAAAGTGACGTTTCCTTTATTGCAGAATCTGCAAACAGAACGAAGCAGATGGTGAAGGAATCCGCAACCGCTCGAAAGATTGAAGATGCAACAAGCATTGGTTCAAGAATCGACAACGTCATCGAGACGATCAAGGCACAAGCACCCGCTTTCCGTGTGTTTGAATCTGACGGCTCTCTCTACGTTCCTAACAGATTTGCAAAGCAGTACAACTCTCTTGATGAGGATCAGAAGACTTACGTGAAATCTGTTTTCGAAACAAAGAATCCGAGATCTAAATCGGAATTCTTCTCCATTTGGGAATCTCTCGGTCTTTAATGACCGAGAGAAATCTCTCCTAAATAACGAAATCAAAATTATAACAAAAGAAGATTTATATGACTAAGATAAATGAAGGTCTTCTCAACAGAGTGGTCAATGAACACTCTTCTAAGTTGAGAAAGCTGTTTAAGGACAGAGGTTATTCTGTCAATGAGTCTCGACTTCGTGATATCGCACTCATGGCTCACACCAGAAAGATTTACGAAAGTGCTTCTAATGGTGCTAATGTCCCAGGTCGTGGTGCATTCTCATTCGGTTCTGCAACTGAACGTGGTTCTGCAGAAATGTTCGACAGACTGTTTACGGTATTCGTAGACACTGCAGCTACTAACGTTGGTTTCGACCTCCTGCACGTAGCTCCTATGACGAAGAGCAACATCACGATGGTTGTCGCAGAGCCAGTTTACGCTGGTGGTAAGAAGGAATCTGCAAATGGTAATCACCTGCAGGTATTCCAGATCAAGGCAAAGACCACGACGAGTGCTGATCCTCTGAAGGTAGGTACGAAGTACGAAATCAAGGAAACTGGTGGTGCTACGAAGGTTGCTGAAGTCAAGTTCATCGGTATCCATCAGTACAATGGTAATTTCATCTTCGACCTCGTAAGTGTTGAAGCTACCCACAAGGACAAGGTTCTTGCAGAAATCCTTGAAAACGCAGAAATCACCTCGGGTAGCGGTAAGTGGGTTCTCAGTGGTAACACTGTCGACTACGTAAACGGCTTCACGAACTTCATCGCTGGTTTCGCAGGTTCTGGTCTTCAGAACAACGATCCTTTCCACGTTGGTCGTAACAACGGCAAGTCCCTGTTCAAGCCAATGTCACGTGAAGTTGGTGAAACGCAGGGTGCTCGTACTCTCGGTACTAAGATGTGGAACAGAACGTTCTCTGCAGAAACCTTCCACGTTGATCTTTCGCTGACCACTGAGCAGATTCAGGATGCTCGTATGGATCACGACTTCGACATGCTCGAATTCTCTGAAGAAATCATGAAGAATGACCTCGATCAGTCTATCAACGATCACATTCTTTCTATGATCTTCGCTTCGGGTTGGGATCACCACGTTGCTATCAACAAGCTCTCCAACATCAACCTCAACGCAAACTTCGGTACTGGTACTGGTGCAACGCAGGAATTCGTTGGTCTTGATGGTGAACTCAAGCAGATCTCTGGTGCAACCTCTGTTCTCCCTGCTGTTGGTGCAATCGCAGAAAACCTTTCCACCCTGCAGAAGAGAATCATCACGAGAATGTTCTTCGCTTCTACGATCATCAAGAATCGTGGTCGTGTAGGTGCAGGTAACACCGCTGTTGTCAATGGTACGAACTCTACGGCTATCCGTGATGTCCGTGGTTTTGCTATCGCTCCATTTGAAAACACGCTTCAGACGCAGTCTTCCCTCGCCCACCTCGGTCAGTTCTACGGAATTGATGTCTTCGAAGATGGTCTGATGGATCTGAACGACTGCCGTGTAGCTGTCTTCAACAAGGGTGGTGAAAAGACCCCAGGTCTCGCATTCTGCCCATACATCCTCGGTGAAAAGGTAGAAACCGTCGCTGAAGGTACGATGGAGAAGAAGTTCAGACTTAAGTCTCGCTACGTCATTGCTGAACGTGGTTCTCACCCAGAAGCTCAGTACATGACGTTCGTCGTAGAAGGTAGCGACAAGCTCGTCTAAACACGAAAGCCATAAAAATACACTCTCCTTTTTTTGAGGGGCTGATGAACCATTTGAGGTTTGTCAGCCCCTCAAAGTGTTTCTAAAATATAAGAAACATGGAGAAAAAATGGTAACATCCATTTATGAATTAATATGGCAAAAACTATCTTTAACGGAAACGCAAAGAGTTTTTCAGAGATCAACCAATTCATAGGAAACTTTGATAAATCTGGTGGTCTGCTCTCTGAACACACAACAGCAGAAATCCGAGAATGGGTTCACACAGGTTCGTATGTCCTCAACGCCTGCATATCGGGATCAATCCTCAAAGGTGTGCCTTCGGGGAGAATCATCACGATATCTGGTGATCCAAAGACTGGGAAATCCTTCGTTCTTCTGTCATGTATGGCACAGCTACAAAAGAAGGGCTATTTCTGCATCTACTTCGACACCGAAAACGCAACAAGCTATGACAGATTCATAGCACAAGGTGTTGATCCTCAAGGTGTACGTGTGATTGTACCAGAGACTGTGGCAGACATCACTGTACAGCTCACACAGCTCACACAATCACTGCTTGATACCAAGAAGGAATACGAGCAGAAGAATAAGAAGCTGTCTGATGATGAAAAGCTCGAGATTCCAAAAGTGGCGGTGTTCATCGATTCACTTTCTGCACTGAACTCATCGAAGCAATTCTCCGATGCTCTAAGTGGTGAAATGAAACAGGACATGGGGACAGTGGCAAAGGAAATCAAGCTTCTTTTCAACATGATCACACCTCGTCTTGGGAAGCTCGATATTCCAATGCTCTGTACCGCACACGAATACGAAGCCGATCAAGGATATCAGCGAGTTCGTGTAACAAGCGGTGGTAAGGGGATCACTTACATGGCATCCGTTCTTGTATCTCTTCGTAAGAAGTTCGACAGAGATGAAAACAAGCAGAAGATGGGGGTCATTGTGACTGCAGGGATCAACGAATCTCGATTCTCGATTCACAGACCAGTAGAGTTTTACATCTCCTTCACAAAAGGGCTTAATGCTTACATGGGATTACAAGAATTCGTATCTTGGAACATCTGTGGGATCGACCGAGGGAGAATGGTGGCATATGTCGACACCGCATCAGAGATATCAAAGAAGATCGGTCTCGACAAGACAAGAGCATACTCGACGAAGGAAATAGAACGAGAACTTGCACAAGCAAAGAAGCAAACGTTCTACCAATCTCTATCATACGACCTCTACAACGGCTACATTCGAATTGTGTCATCAGACAACACGATTGTTCTTCCAGATCTTGTACGTATGTTCGAACAAGATGGATTCGACTTTACAGAAGATCTCGAAACAAGGACAATCAAGGACAAACTGATCGTTCTTGGGATCTACTCTGACGAAGCGATGACGAAGATGATCTCCAGTTACATTGACAGCGGTGATGCTTACATGGTCGGAAATGTGAAACTCGACGTTGCAAAGAATCAGAAGCTGAAGTTCAAGAAGTCGATCATTCAATCGATAGGTGATGGAACGTATGTGGAAAGACTCTTGGAAGTTGAATCTGAGCAGACACAAGAGATCAACGAAAAGAAGGATCAGAAGTTCGTATTCACCGAGAAGTTCTTCACCGAGAGATTCGAAGATGGGAAGCTTATCCCCTCATCTACGGAGAAGGTCTGTTTCCCCACACCTACTGGGACTGAATGGGTAGTCCGTCATCTCAACAAGTCCTTCAAGAATCTGGAAATCTTCAACAAACACGTCTTTACTGACGAAATCTTGAAGACGCTTGATGAGAAGGTCATGATTCCTCTGTTCTCTTACAGAGATAAAGAATATGAGGACATGGACGGTGATCTTTCAAACACTGACATGGAAGAACTTTCTGAAATGGACAAGATTATGAGCGGATTATGAAGATCGATGAACTCGTAGATAAGCAAGATTTGAAGATAAAGCACATCTCTGGTGAATATCTTCATTATACAAACCACTCTATTGATGATGTCGTTTATGCTATCTTATCCAAAGGTAGGAAATCGATGAAGTTCAACGACATCGTGAAAGTGTTCGGTGAAGAGAAACGTGATCAACTTTGGTCTCTTGTGGACGATATGGTCTCGCTTGGTTATGCTTCCGTGATAGGCGAAGAAGACAAGACGATTTCTCTCTTATAAAGAATGTGGGGGCTTTTCTGGAAATAAAAAGCAGAAAGCCCCCACTAACTATCTTCAAAAACTACAACAAGAAAATGGCTGTTGGATTTGGTCAGAACTTTGAGAACATAGCTTACGTTTACATAAACTCACAACCACACCTTTGGAAATCTGTTGATCATGAGTTCTTCAAATCTCCAACTCTAAAAGCTCTATCAAAGCTCACCAAACAATTCTATGAAAGATTCCACGAGCAGATATTCTCTCCCGAAAATCCAAGTGTAGAACAGATCGAATATCTCGTAATGGAAGACAAAAAGTCGTTCATGATCGACTTGAATATGTCGGAGGACGACAATGCGAAGACTTTCATTGCGAACGCATCATATATCATCAAGACAAACATAAAAGCGTTTTCTGAGGAATGGCTTGATGAGACCGTTGGTGCATGGATAATGTGGCAAAACAATCAGCGAGCATATAAAGAATCGATCTCTTATATGCAGACACAGAATATCACACCCGAGAATGTAAAGGAAGTGATCTCGAAAGCACGAGAGATTGTAGTTCGAGGTTCATCTTTATCGTTTGGTGATGAGGAGGTCTTCGACTTCTATGATCCTCAATCTCACAAGCAGATTTCAATCGATGATTATATCGACACTGGTTATCAGATGCTCAACCAGATGCTCACTGAAGACAGACATAACGGATTCATACCTGGTACTCTCAACATGTTCATGGGTTCTACAAACTCTGGGAAATCGGTGATCCTTGGAAATCTTGCACTCAACATTTCGAGATCGGGAAAAAATGTGCTGTTTGTGTCTGTCGAAATGTCAATCCCAAGAACTTTCCGACGAATCGGCTCTAACGCTTTCGACATTCCAATATCGGAATACGACACATTCTCGAACGATGACGCACTTCTGTCGGAATCCATACAAAAGTTCAGAGCAAAGAACATGAACATTGGTGTACCACCAGGCAAGTTCCTCGCCTTGAAGTTCCCAAAGACTGGTGTCTCAAACATATACGGAACTGCAAAGCGACTGGAAGAGAAGCATGGGATCAAGTGGCACGCAATCGTGATTGACTATTTCACAGAATTACAGAACGATCACGGCACGGCACAAGATAAAACGTACCAATATCACAAGCAGAATGCTGATGATCTCTATCAAATGGCTTCAGAGACGAATTGGTGTGTGATAACTGCTCATCAGTTAAATCGAGGTGCTCTCAATGTCTCTGATATGACACTTTCATCAGTTGCTGAATCTTACGGTATTGTTTACAGATGTGATAGCGTTATCGGGATGATCGCCACCGAGAAGATGCAGGTCGAACACACGATGTACATGAAGAATCTAAAATGTCGTGATTCGAAATATAAGAACTTCTTCGCAAAGTTTGATACTGAGTTCTCAAAGATGAGAATCATAGAAACTGGGGAACTCATAAGCCCAGAAGATTATCAGATCTTCACATAGGTCTTCCGATTACAGGAAGGTACTTTCCTTTCGATCTGATGGTCTTGGTGGTACTTATATAACATCGACAGCAAGAAAGCCCAAGGAAAAGGCAAAGAAAAGCCCAACAACTTCTAATGGTTGTTGGGCTTTCTGCTATTGATTATTGTCGGTTATTGGTTATTGGTTATTTTCCTCCACCTTCTTCTTCATCGTCACCTTTCCAAAAGTCACGTTTTACACACTTTAATCTTGTATAAAAACCTCTATCAGAACGATAGACATAAGAAAGGTCATCGGAGACGTATTGGCCAGATAGCATATTGTCGAATCTGATCCCTTCTTCTCTGTCTCCTGCTCTGTCTCTCTCTTCTCTCTCTCTTTGGATGAAAATCGGTATTTGTTGACATACTCGGACGTAGTTGTTTATATCCATCAAGTGGCATTCAAGACCAAATCGTGAAGATGACTTTCTTTGCAAGAGGTTTGACATCTTTGAGAAGTAGTAGTTCTTGTGAACATTTTCGGAATATTGCTCGATGAAGTTCACTGATTTATGAACTGTTCGATCAGTCAGTTTGTGACTATCACCTTCGGTTTCCAAGCTCTTTTGGAAGAACTCTTTATATTCTCGTGAATCGTGATCATAATAATGACAGCTTATCTTGTTACCGTCTTCTGTCATATCTCCGATAGAGTTCACAACACGATAGTACGAGATTCCGTTCTCTGTCAAGAGCTTTATGTTAGCATTAGACAAGAAGAATGGTGTCATCTCAGATTTTTCCTCATCACTTTCTGCAAAATCACGATCGCCATACTTGAGTGATTCTCTCACTTTCCGAAGATCAATATCAATATCAAAAAGCTCGTTGACCTCGACAACATTCAAGTAGTAGTATTGATCAACAAAAACTCTGAAGAAAGATTTGTCGTCTTTGTACATCGAAGGTATAAGGTCAGTTTGCAAGAACTCTTGAACAGTGATGTTCGGACAGATTCTCGTCATCACATCATCAGTTTTCGTGTCGTTTGATGCAAATCCAAGACCGAACAACTTTGCAATGTCCTGCAAAGTGTCGAAAGATGACTTCTTCCCGAACGATTTCACTATGTCATGGTGAAAATCTTCTATTTCAAGAATACCAAAGATCGTGATTCTTGCGTTTTCTGATCCAGATGAAGATGACGAGTTTATGATTCTGAAGTTCTGTCTTATTGGTTTGAAGTCTTTGTTATCTGAACGAATGAACAGCTTCAGTACATCATCTGTCAGAGTTCCATAAGATCTCATCACCCCGAAAGTGTCTTGGAGAGTACAAGAGATCGTAGGTAAAAAAGACTTCCCAATTGAAAGTTCGAAGCTCTCGATTGAACCGTGGTCAAATTGGAATCCGTTGATATCAATAAACGGAGCGTACCTGCCGACACGCTTCTTTGTTTCTATCGGAATATCCTTGATATCTGGGATTTTTATATCGCCATGCTTCTGGATATCAATCGTAGGATCAAAAATAACAACTACTTCTTTCATCTCTTCTCACCCTTGAATTCGCTCTTGGGAATCTGCTCGATTATCGTCGACATTGCGATATCGGTCGATCCGTTATAACCTTTTCGATAGTATGAAAACTTTCGACGATGAACGTACATGTTCGACATAGAATCGACCCTATAAAGTCTCCAGCCCGATTCGGCAGACCATTCACGTCTCCCACGTCTCCCAGACTTTGAAACAGAACGAATCTTTACCTTACCCTTGAGGTTGTCCTCTTTATCAGTTGAAGCTACCATCCACGCACGGAGATATTGACGAATCTTGCCGTCGACAACTGAATAACCATAACAGTATGGTTCTACAAATCTGGGACCTGGGAGCACACCGTCATCATCTCGAGAATAGTAGAATTGTACGTAGTATCTTTGCCGTATAGCAGATTGTAGAACACTTCCGTTTATGTCTCCGATCCCCTCAAAGATCTTCAATTTCTTCATACCTGTCGAATATACATTTCGTTATTTACAAATGTTTCCGAAATACGGTCAGAACGAACACTTTTAAATAACGAAATCGCTTCTGATGAATATCAAGAAACTATACGACGACATAACGGAAGGCAATCTCACAACAGGCATTGTCGATGATCTCTTATGGAAAGATGCGGAGAGAATCAAGACTGGGAAAGATAAACCACAAGACGTGGATTCTCTGCTGGAGATGTACTCAAAGTGGTATCTTTCAAAGAAATCTTTGATCAGAATCGAAGATCCAACATTCCTCTCTTTCAAGATAATCATCGACTGGACATCACCACTCTTTAGGAACAACGACAAGCGTGTTCAAGTACGGAAGGAGAAAATGGGCGGTGGTGAAAGTCTGTCATATTACTTAGAATCTGTAAATCAGACTTGGAGAAAGGAAAAACTTCTGAGTTTCCAAGGAAAGATGCGAGAACTGATGACCACAAGATTCCACTACATGAAGTCAATGGATGGTCTTGGGAGCTTTTGGAAGATACAGCCAAAAGTCGCATTTCTCCCTCAAGAAATAACGATCAGCACGATAGAATCGATGGACATGTTCGTATCTTCGATGGCGGACGACTATCTTCATGCAACATACGACTATCAGAACATGAAGAATGTTGCACCGATCAACCTTCGACGGTTTGATATGATCATCGTTATCCATGAAGTCAGAAACATAAAGTCGATGCTTTCGAACTATTTCAACAATGATGAGAAGTACAAGAAGATAATGGAAGAACATGGTGGTGAATCCGACAGATTCATAAAAGACAAGGATGGAATGGTCTTCCTCAATCCTTATCTTGGAACTCATGCCTACAAGTTTACAGATTGCGAGTTCGACTTCTCAGAAACTTTCTCTTATCTTTCCAGTGTCTCCAATGAAGGAGGTAAAGAAGTGTCCACAAAGTTCAAGATATCGCTCGGTCGTATGGACTTTAGGTATCACGATCTTGATGTGTTCTCGGAATCGGCAAGAAAGAAGAGATTCCTTGAGGAAGTAGAACCTCACATTTATCAGAGATCAGAGAAACAATCTGAAATCTCGAGAGAGGTCAGAAGATTTACCGTAGGTGGAGAGAAATCTTCATCTTCGGGGATTGGTGATATCCTCAAGAAGGTAGCAATTGAAGAAGCTCGTAAAACATCCTCGGCTGTTACAAGAGCAATTGATAACCAAATCAAGGGGACTGCTTCACATGCAACGAAAGCTCTGAAAAAGAAGCTCGATGAACTTGAAACCGAGTTCAGACCTTCGAATGTTGCAGGAAGATTTGCAAACAAGCAAGCAAAGAAAGCAGGTGATGTTGCCAAACGTGCAATCGATAAAGTAGAATCTGGTGCAGATACTGCTATTTCAAAGTTGAAAGCTTTCATGGGTGACACAGGCAGTGCAGGGAATGATTCCGAACAAGGTGGGCAGGTCATCAAGAGCCATAACGATCAGTTCGGCACGTCAAAGGAAGAGACTGTAAAAGCACTGAAATCAATAAAGGAGAATTCCGAATTCGAATTCCCAAGACACCAAGAAGATGACACTCGTGAACAGCTCCGAGAAATAATAACCGAGAATAAATCGAAGTTTGAGTATGTTCGATCTGTTCTTGAAGAATCGATGAGACAAAATGGATAACTACAAGGCACTTCATAGAAGAAAGACAAAGCTGAAGAATCTCGGGTACGATTATAGAGGAAAGATCATGCAAAGGTCGCTTTCTTCTATAATCTACCTTAATGAAAATGTTGAAGGATTCTTGAAGTATATCGAAGACATAATGACACATCTTGTCTATTCCGTGAAATCTATCAAGAAGAGAGTGAACTTCCTTGTCGACAAAGATGAAGACTACATCAATTAAAGATATCCTCGGGGATGATCTTTTCAAGGAATATGAGCGTGTGATGAGGAGCACGGCAGAAGTCGATATGTGCAAGATACACTTCGACGAGATTCCTGCATGTCCTCTGGAAGGATGTCACTTGACGATACCGACAGAGATAAAGCCGATGATTGATAAATCGTTATTAGATGCTGTTGACAAACTTACAAAGCAAGAAGAACCACCCTTTTCGATTGATGAGTGTTTGTCTTCGATTAGTTCTACTATAAGTAACGTATCTGCAAGAGTAGACAAAGATAAGGGAACGATCCGAAGAATCCTTGAACTTTGTAAAGATCTACCTTTGATTTATGCTTGTTCTTTTATTCATGAGAGATCTTTAAAAGACAGAATGAAGATAACTGGACTTGAAGCGGGTATCCCTTCAAAGGTCTATGATGTGATCAAAAATGCTCATAATAAAACTGCATCTCCAATAGAGCGTGTTGAAGATCTCTCTCGAAAACTCAACTTTGAAAGTTTGGACAAACTTCTGGAATCTCTCGATTATGCTCTTCGTATATTCAACAACTGTCTGAATAACAAGAGGAAGTATGATTCGAAGAATGCGATAAAGATCTTCGGGAAGAAAGATGGTAAAAGACTAAAATCGAGAATCTTCCACCAATCTTACGTAGAGCACTTCATTATAGACTTTTGTAACAAGTTCGTAGTTTTTGATACAGAACTCAAAGAAAAGCAGATCGTCGACGACTTGAGAAGTGTGAAATGTGTGATGCAGTCAATGATCGGTGACGATGATGTTAAAAATGAAAATCCGTCAACAAATCAAGATGCTGATATGTCTTTACGTGAAATCTCCAGAAATCCAAAGGCTTATGATATCACAAAGCCTGCATATTGGAGGAAGTTCACGAGTTTCTTGAACATTGTCTCGGTGATCCCTACGTATTGGACAACTGGTATAATCATTCCACCTTCCACACCTATCAAGCTTCCGATAATTCATAAGTTTATGGTGGTCATTCCTGCAGTGATTATTGGGAAGATCTTCGTGATATGGTTGACTATTAATGGTGTCGTAGTTTTCCCCACGATGCTTGAAATAGACCTTAATCGAAAAGTCTCCTCGACGTGGAGGATTCTCTTCCGTGGAGGATCTGTGAAGATAAAGGACAACGGAGGATCGATTGTTATAAACACAAACCTGAAGACGGAAACGGAAAATGGAGGATCTGCAATAGTCGACACCGATCCTTCCTCATTCCAATCTCTTGCGATCCAATCTGACGATTTTCCACCTTTTGAGAGAATGGGGATGAACAATTTACAATTCATAGCTTTCCTCAACGAGATGATGAGGAAGCAGACACCTTACATGGGCTTCCCTGCATAATTAAAAAGAACAGATGCTTCAGAATCCAAATCCTAATAACACAAGAGGTTATAAACAAGGCTACTACATTCCAACCAACAAAGAGAAGTTTGTTGGACATTTGAACAAAGAAGGTGTTCCGTACAGATCATCTTTGGAACTCAAGTTCATGCGACTTATCGATGCGAATCCAAATGTTGAAAAATGGACATATGAGCACCCCGATACAAAGATCTCATACTTCGATCCAATGATGCAAAAACAGAGGACTTACTATCCAGATTTCTGGATGCAGATGAGAGTGAAGGGAGAACTCAAAACGTTCCTCATAGAAGTAAAACCTTACTCTCAAACTCAGATTCCGAAGAGATCAGCAAAGAAATCGAAATCGACATATAGCAGAGAACTGCAGACGAATCTGAATGTTGAAGTAAAAAGAAGATTTGCAGAAAAGTTCTGTGCAGAGAGAGGTTGGAAATATCTGTTTGTGACAGAGAAGTTCTTCGCATAAGAAAATACTCTTCTGATTAAAGAGAGGTACTTTCCTTGAGCTTGGAGGTATTGAGTGGTACTTACATAACATCGATAATTCTCGAGGACAAGGGAAGTACCTTCCTTTAATTCGACAAATAAGAACACTTATAAAGATTTCAATCCCAATATACACGAAAGGCGACAACTCGATAATAGAGAGTTGTCGCCTTTCTCGTTTTTTTTTCAAAGACAATGATCAGATCACCATTCTCCAAATGCTTCTGCCTTCTCGTTTATCTTTTTCGTCTTGTGTTGGATAACACGCTTTCTTCTCCATTCACACAATGAGCAATTGCATCTTCCAACGCATATTTGCTTATGTTTAAAGACACGGATATAACGAGGATTCTTCCCACGAACTTCTGCTAAAAATCTACCACGGTATTTGAACAATTTATAGCCATTTCCACGAGCAACTTTCTCAGTATCGCAATATCTATCTCGTTCAAATGTGATAGATAGTTGTCCGTCGGTAAGCGTCTTACGCTTTAAAGTCTTCTTCATCGTATACGGAAAATCTTCGATTTATCTAAACGAAAGGCGACAACCCGATTAAAGAGTTATCACCTTTTCGCTAACAACAAAAAAGTGGTGTCATATGTGATGTTGTCACTCATTGATTCGAACAAAGACTAACAGAGCCAAGGTCTGTTGTGCTACCATTACACCAAATGACAAGGCGAGCACCTTTTTCTGCATAAGCGAGATTAAGGTAGTGCTCATGAGTAGTGCCCCCATGAAGAGATCGCACCACAACCTCCCGATCACCGCTTTTGTAGCAAGCCCATCGAGTGTCCCTCTGCTATCTACATTCAAGGGACTGGTGGGTGATGGATGGGACTTGAACCCACAACCAATAGAACCACAACCCATTGCTCTGACCAATTTGAGCTACCATCACAGACGTAGTGAGAGGTTTCGCTCCTCTGAGTATCTTCATCAAGAAGCACTACGTTTAATAAAAATGTGGGGGGGAAAGGTGGCGAGTTGTCCATACTCTTCTCAGTCGGGTAGGATTCGAACCTACATCATTTAAGAACCACCTTATAGATTCCGATCATTCTACAGATTTTTTAACACGTAGACTGTACGATAATGAAGATTCTTGCTGAATATCTACAAATCAGAAACTATGATTGATAACCGTTTAGATGTCTACAGACAGTGCCGACAGGAGCACCAAGCCATTAACCGTAAAATTTTCAATGCTATAAATCTGTAATCTAAACGGATGTTTCGTCGAAATCTTTACTACAGACGGTCTATGAGCCAATTATGAAGATTCTGTTTGCTGTATGTCTATAAATCTCGACATTGAGAATTCTTTAAAAGAACGCTTTTGTTTTGATGACTTCCCAGTGGACTACGTAATTTTTAGGAGCAATTGCGATATCTTCTTGCTGTGAATCCAAAACATCATCATTTTGAGGAGAGAGTGGGATTCGAACCCACGGATCGTTTCCGACCTTCAGTTTTCAAGACTGATGCGATAGACCGCTCTGCCATCTCTCCAACGAGTTTTTTACTTATCCAGAGAGGTTGGTGGAGCATCACTATAAATCCTAAACGCTCTCTCAATCTACCCACAGCCGTATCATCATCATGGTTCAAACCACTAGGGATTTTAGCTTCTCCGATGAGGGCTTTGTCGCTCTGTACAAGAGACTTTTCTGATAATCTTACACGCTACCAAGGTTGTTCTTTACCTATCGACCTATAGCCCCATTAATCAAAGACCAAGTCGAGCGATAGAGTTGTTGTTCAATATCACGATACCTTCAAGAAAATCCCAACTCTATAAAAGACTTCTTAAAGATAGCTACTGTGTATCTTTTCAAGTAGCCTTCAAGTCGCTTTTCTTTTTATTTTTGTAGAGGTGGTAGGACTCGAACCTACGAAGCCTTTTAAGACGAGTGATCTACAGTCACTTGCAATTGCCACTATGCGACACCTCTGTTTCTTTTTATTTTTGCGAAGAGAAGAGGATTCGAACCTCTCTGATCTTTATGGCTAGATCATCAGACCTTTTTCTGAATCTCTTCATTTATCTTATTATTTGATCTTCCTATCGGTTTCGTTTCCTTCTTTTTATCATCGTTGATCTCTATTGATCAGATCATTTAGTCGTAGTTTGTTTCTTCTTGATGATTATCCTAAAATAAGAACATTTCCCATTCACAGATAAACATTTCCCATCGTTTCCCTTTCTGGAACCCACAATCTCAAATTGGCGTGGATCGAATTTATGTAAGAATGTTATCGGAACTCCCATATAACCACTGTAATCTCGTGGTATGTCCTTAGTCCTATCAACATTTATACCATCATAATTGTCATATTTGGGATATTCATGTTCATGTCCATAGTAGCTTTTGGTAAGCGAGATCTCTTTATGTCGCATAAAGTTGTCCAAATTCGTAAGCCACAGACAATTGTTGGTAGATACAATCCTGTTACCAGATTCGTCTATCCTTGTTTCTGTTCCGTAGAGTTCATAATGAGCTGGTACAACAAACCCAGAAAATCCTCTCGCAATATTCACACCAAGCCATGCCTTACCCTCTTGAATGAGCTTGAAAATCTCTTTATAAGTGATGGCGTTGATATTCCCAATAATGAGAAAGAGCTTATCGTATATGACTAATTGTGCCACATACTCACGGAACAACGAAAATGGTGGATTGGTAACAACTATGTCAGATTGTTCCAGCAAGTCGATACTTTCTTGACTACGAAAGTCGCCATCGCCCTTGAAGTGGACAACATTGGCGGTCTTAGGATCTGCATCAACAAGTTCTGTCCCTGTGTATTCAAAGAAAAAGCCACGACTGTTTTCCTTATAACAAGATGCAATTACCTTCTTAAGTCCCAATTCTTTGAAATTAGAAACGAAGTATCTGAAAAAGTTACTCGTCAAAGGATCATCACAATTGCAATACACAACTTTCCCCTTAAAATGGCTTTCATAATGTCGCAATTCTCTTTCGATATCAATAAGTTGCGTGTAGAACTCGTCGTTCTTCTGCTTTTTAGCCTTCTGAAGCAACTCGTTAGTAACCTTTCTTACCATACTTCGATTCAAGTTTTAATTATTCTTCTGTTTGGAGACATGTGCATGGAAGACTTACTAAGTCCGTACAATGTAAGCATCATAACCATATCGCAAATCGTCGAAATGCGAGCTTAGATGTTTATAGCAACCACTTATGGTCAGATATGCGTAATAGTCCGACCTTGAGTTGTAGTTACCATTTTGATAGTCATAACAAGCATTAATGAAGTTGTTTATAACCTTCTTCAATTTGGCGATAGTCTTGTCAACCTCTTCAGCGGACTTCCAACGTAAACTACGTAGTTTCACCCACATAATGAAGTCATCGATCTCTCGTTGATTCCTTTTTATAGTGAGCTTAAACTCATAGGGACTGTCATAAGGATCATCTTTGATTGGTGTCCGTGTCTTTGTTGTTGTTATCTCAACTTCAAACATCGGTTCTCCATCGTAGTATGTCGTCTGTGATGATTGATATATCTTGATATTCGTCTTGTACACACCTTTATCAAGACCTTCGTAAAACTCTGTAGGACTAATCATCGATCTTTTGGTTTAGTAGAGGTCTTCAGAATAAAGAATCGTCTTTTCATCATCGACCTCTATTTGACCAGCCATCTTTGCTATCTTACAAGCTTCATGCCTATCAACAAATCTCCCAAAGGAAGTGTAAAAGCCTTGATCTTCTGGTTTTTTGGAGACTTCACCTTTAAACCTTATGAATATGTCGTGGTGACGATATCCGATTTCTATGAGGTGGATGTCATTGCAGTGATAGTTTCACTTCTCTCTCGGTACTATCCTCTTTATTGCAGAACAGAGAATACGTTCCATTACCTATGATTGATTGTCGATGACCTTTGTGACAGCTCCAAACTTTTTCAACTTTTCTCCGAGATCAAGAACATCTTGCTCGTTCTCTGATTCATAAAGAACTTGCTCATTTTGTCGAACAAGTTCCATTGCAATACTAAGTGAGATCTTTCGGTGATCCATTAAGCACTTTATAACTTGAAGAGGTGCTTGACCTTTGTCTATGAGAATCAACTTGATCATGTTGTTGATATTTTTATTGTTTCTCTAACTGATTTCTAACCGCCGTCTCGAAGAAGGTCAAGAAGGTGATCGCATCTTCTCTTCTTGCAAACAAGAAATAACCAATATCCACACCTTCAAAAGTCACCATATGTTTATACTTCTCGATTGATCTGATAATCATCCTTGGAGGGGATGAGAAGAAATATTCATTGAGGATATGGTGGGTGATGATATTACATGCTTCGGAAACAGCATTGTTATGATCTTCGCCTAGATTGTGACAAATATCTTTTATCTTTCCGCTAATCCCTAGACATCCGTAACATGTTAAGATTATATCATCAGTGATGGTGGACTTCTTCAGATATGCATTGAGGTTCACTTTAGGTCTGTCTGAATCTGTGTAATCTCCCCATTTTCCATCATAGAGCCTTCTATAAAATATGATGGATTCATATAAACCGATATGTGGAGTAACGCAATCTTGTGTTGATTTATCGAAGTGACTATTGATTGTTTGGTATGCATTGCAGATGCGGTGTGCAACAATCCTATATCCTACATTGATATATCCAAGGATTGTGCTTTCATCATAAGGTGTTACAGCAGAGATCCAGCGGACACAATCGTCGTCATCATCACTTGCATATTGGATTTCGAAGTCAAACTCTGGGATGAATTTATCGCTGTGTTCCTTGCATCTCTCGAAGATCTTTCGCATAGCATAGGAAACACATTCATAGACATTGCCATATAGTTTCTCTGACCTATCAATGTACTTACCACCTTCATACAGATAGGTCTTGTAATAGACATTCTCATTCCCAGTCATGGTCTCTTCTGTGCAGTCGATAGATAGTTCATTTTCATCACCCAATGAACGTGGTGTCTGCACATGGAAAACTGCTTTTCGAGAAACAGTTTTCCCTTCACCAATTTCTACCTCACCAATTTCTACCTCATCGTTTGCAACAAAAATGTCATAACAATATGGAGCTGTGTTATACATGAGGAGATTTGGGATTGAACCATTTTCCAGATTGTTCATGATTGTTCATGATTTTTCTTGAGTGTTCCAAGTAGGCTTTGAACCTACGACCTACTGATTATGAGTCAGTTGCTCTGACCGACTGAGCTATTGGAACATTTTTCATCTTTCTTATTAACAGTGTTTTTAGAACGTTTTACTGTATCCAAAAACATCGCAAAGATCCACCAATGAATCATTCTCGAGTATCTCGTGGACATTGTTGTAAACAGTGCCAAGAAGATTCGATCCTCTCCACTTTGATTTGTCCAAGATACGAAGATCATTTTCTGCAAGTCCACATCCCCAGATTTTGTCATAAGGACTAGCTTCTACAAATTCATAACCTTCATCGATCAGTTTCTTGTAGTGATCTCGGATTTCCTTAGAAGATCTCAACTTCATCATCACCACAAAGAGCATCACGTCATATCTCACTGATGACCATTTTCCGTCATTGTAATTCCGAACAAGTCTTCCAAGCTCTTTACAAAAACGAGGATTATATGAGTTCTTGAGGATTTCCATTACGATATCTTCATCTCCGAAGTACTTCGCTTTCAAGAACATGAACAAAGATTCACCACAGTGAAACACAAGACCTTCGTAGAAAATCTCGGATTTGTAAAAGTTACTATAAAAATCCGAACCTGTAAAGAAAGCTACCAATTTCTGGTCTTTGAAAATCTTCATCGAGTTTTTTTTCTTTTGTGATTCCAGTGGGGATCGAACCCACAACCCCTACATTAAAAGTGTAGTGCTCTACCTGTTGAGCTATGAAATCTGAACCAGTATTAAGCAATCTCTCAATAACCAATGATTGATCAATGATTGATCGTTTCGATGTTCTTATTGTAGATGTCAAGATGTTAGTTTCATTGATGATTTTCGAGGATTTTTGGAGGTTGTTGTTTTAGAGATTGAAGAAATGTGTCATGATGTATTATTGAATTGATATGCTTTAAAGGAAGGTACTTTCCTTGTCCTCGAAGACATTGGGTGGGGTAGAAATAGCGGAAAGTATATCAGAGTGCAAGGAAAGTACCTTCCTGTAATCAGAAGAGGTATTCTGTCCAATGATGGGTTTCTGTCGGAAGACAATGATTATTTCCAAGGACTATTGGAAGACTATGACTAACAATGAAAGACTATGACTAACAATGATTGATAATGGAAAGCAATCAAGGATCATCAAAGGGCTATTGGAAGATAATAGTTAGCAATTATCGAATTAAAGGAAGATACTTTCCTTGCACTCGAAGCTATTCAAGAATATGAAAATAGCGGAGACCATATCAGAGCGCAAGGAAAGTACCAAGGAGAGCCAAGGAGAGGTATTTGAGAAGGTTATGGTCTCCTTGCCACATTTATGAATATTGGTTCAGTATTAGTTGGAAGATATTGATTAATCGGTTCGGGGGATTTAGTGAAGGTCTTTTTTAAAGTTTTACATGCGTTTTTTAAAGTTTTACATGCGTGCGCTTTTTTTGGAGTTTTACGTGCGTTTTTTTAGAAGTTTCGTAACACGCACCTGGTACTATTGGTTTAAACTGGAAATTTAAAAACATGCGCTAAACATGTTCCTGCGCACAATGTATGGTTTGGGGCAGCCTGGCTTGGCACTATCGTGCCAAGGCTGACCCCAAACCAGTTGTAAATACTTCGTATTTACGATAAAAATTTTAAAAAATAACGCATGCGTATACGGGTATACACGGGAATACACGCGTTTTTTAAAGTTTCGTGTGTGCGCACGGTGTGTCGACTTTCGAAGATTAATCTGATGAATCCTCCAATTTTCAACTTTCCATTCAAAATCAGTCATAATCTTTGATGATGATCTTTCAATTTCAATCTCTCTTTGATTAATAGCCATTGTCTTTCCAAAGAATCATAAATATTGTGGAATCAATAGCTTTCTTCTTGGATTTCCAGTATTCTGGGATTCATAAAGAGACTGATTTTGATTTGTCAACTTTCCTTTCCACAATAGAACCATTTAATGATTGTCTTTTGTCTTCAAAACGATTATTATTAAATGGGCGGAAATCTATGATTCAGACGAGAAAGTCATCTTCTATTAATCAATCTTTCAATCTTTGTATAGAAAGTTTCTACTTTGTGGACTGATATCGATTCTTTGTATTTCAATGATCAATCATTAATCTTTCAAAGTCTTCAAAGAATCATCAATGATCAGTCATTGTCTTTGATTGTCTTCCACAGTCTTTGATGATCAGTCATTGTCTTCCACAGTCTTTGATTATCCTTTGTTATCAGTCATTGTCTTTGATAATCCTTCATAATCCTTGGAAATGACCATTGTCCTTCAATAGTCCTTCAAAGTCTTCCCATAATCCTTGGGAAATGGTCGATAATGACCCATTGTCTTCCGACAGAAACCCACCATTTAACAGAATACCTCTTCTGATTACAGGAAGGTACTTTCCTTGAGCTTGAGTATAGTTTCCGCTATTTTCATATTCTTAAACCACTTCGAGGACAAGGAAAGTACCTTCCTTTAATTCAACCATTGTCGATTATTGTCTTTCAATGATCCTTGATTGTTGTCATAGTCTTTGATTGTTGTCATAGTCTTTGATTGTTGTCATAGTCTTTGATTGTTGTCATAGTCTTCCATTGTTGTCATAGTCTTTGATTGTTGTCATAGTCTTTGATTGTTGTCATAGTCTTTGATTGTTGTCATAGTCTTTGATTGTTGTCATAGTCTTTGATTGTTGTCATAGTCTTTGATTGT